CTTACACAGAGCAACTAGGTAAGCTACCAGCTTTGACACAGCTTGCTCAGTCTCTAGGTAAGTTCGATACAACTGTTCTTACATTGGTTGACCCTATTACTGGTCAGACCTTGAGAATGGAAGAGAATACGCTTGCTTTACAGATGTTAGGTCAAGTAGTCGAAGAGAACACTAAAGAAGTACAGAAACTTGAAGCTGAGTATAACTTACCTGGTTGGTATCAGAGACCTAACAGATATTGGGCTATGCAACAGACAGGTGGTGGTGGCGGATTTGGTCCTGCTCAAGAAAGTCTTTGGGCAGATTGGTTAAGCTACCTACAACAGAATAGAAGTTATGCTACAGGTGGTACTGTTCCTGAGACTGGTCCTTACTATCTACATAAGAAGGAAACTGTTGTTTCTGCGGACAATCTAGCAAGCACGAACACCATTCTAGGTAATTCATATCGTGTCTTGGTAATATCACAGCAATACTTGTCTAGCATTAGTCTTGGAATCTCTGGATTGAGACAGGAGATTCAATCACTTAGAGAGTTATTTGCAACTAAGGACACGGATAGTTCTAGCACTAATTTTGCAGTCACCACAAGAACTGGTGGTGTAGCCACAAGCAGTTTAGGTGTAAAGAGGAGATAATATGGCAGTTACTAGATGGTATTTTGAATATGGTGGTTCTTACCAGTATCTTTTTATTAGGAATCCTGACAGATATGGTGGTGATACTGGATGGGTCTATGAACCTAGATTGAGCGAGATGGAAATTATAGGAGCTAGTCAAGCTTTTATTCAGGTTGATGGTTTCATGGGTGCGAGAAGGACTATAAAGTTTACTGCCATAACTGGTACTATGACACGCACTCTCGAAAACTTCTTCCTTAGAAAGCAGATTATCTACAATTGCAGAGACCACTTATACCCTACACACCCACAGTTCAATTGTTTTATCATGTCATTTACCCAACAAGCACACCCAACCTCAAGTGATTTTCCTGGTTCTGGTGAAGACACGTATGATGTTGAAATGACATTAGTGAAGATGTAATATGGGAATAGCTGAAGAATATGTAAAGAGAGTGAAGACTCCCATAATCAAGGCTACCGTTACGACATTCCTTGAGGGTGAACTTCCTGGCATTGATTCTCCTGGCAACGACTACTATCCAGAGGTAATATCTTGTGACATTACGTATGGTTTTGACCAAGCAAGTAGTAATTGTAGCCTAGAGATAAAAGTGCCACTTGATGGTAATGGTGACTATGTTAGATTTTCTCCCATGAACAGGGTTAAGATAGAACAGGGTTGGAATAGTATCTCTACATACAGGACAACATTCTTCGGTTTTGTTGACAAGGTTGATTATGGCAACCCACCACAGACTGTTACACTAGAATGCCGTGACATTCTGAAGCTTGCTCAGGACAACTATCTCATTCATTCAAATAGACAAGTATATTCTGCTACCCCATCAGAGAGTGAATTTGACGATGAGGGTAATCCTATGGGTGGGCAGGATGTCGAAGACAGACAGGCTCAGGAAATCATAAAGAACTTGTTGCTAGAGAGTGGTATTCCAGAGTCAAGATTCCATTCATCATTACCTGAGTATCCTGCTTCTGGTGCAATTATCATAGGTAACAATGCCACAGCCGTATTTGTGTACGAATCAGCTTTAGATGCGTGTACACGTATTACTGACCTTATCGGTTATCGTCTTTGGGCAGATAAGGGTGGTCATGTTCAGTGCCAAGAAGTCAGACCTGTTGGTACAGAGTCACCTTCTCTTACATACCAGAGTCAGGAAGAGACTTACGCTGGAGATGGCACTTGGACGGTAACTACAAGTGGTAATCTCATCTCTATCAGTGCAATGAGGGAGGATGACCTTCGTAATTGGGTTACAGTGTATGGTTGGGAAGGTCTATCACCTATTACATTTGCTGGTGATTCGGATTATGTACCAGACCCACCAAGGTATCGTAGGACTGAAGTCCGTTCTTACTTACTTGACACACCAGAACTTCTCACAGTTGTTGCTAGTGGCATCTACAATGACCTCAATAGGTTGAGATATACTGCTAGAGCAACAATCGAAGGAGACCCAAGAGTTGAGATAGGACAGACTATACGTCTTTATGATTCATATTCCATGACTGGTGCTATTGACTACTTCTTATATGACGTATCAAGTTCTATGAGAGCAGGTCAGTGGACGATGGAATTAGGTTTGGTTGGTGGTGTCGGTGCTGGTACAGAAGGTTCTCCACCTTTAGCTAATGTATCTCCTATTGCAATGTTTACATATGATGTTGAAATGGAAGCACTGGTAAGCGGTGCTTTGTACGATGTGCTTGTGGATGCTTCACCATCATACGACCCCAATGGTCCGATAGAGGATTTAAGCTACACATGGACTCTATCTGGATACTCACCTGCATATGGGATAACGCATCTTTATTCAATTGGAGCTAATGGTGTCTACTACGTTACCTTAACAGTTCAAGACCAAGGAGACCCACCATTGAGCAGTAGTGTCACTATACCTATTGCATTACCACCACCAGAAGGTGTCAAGTGGCGCATGTTTTGGGTTGGTTCTGGTAAGACCATATACACTTCAGATAATGGTGGTTCTAATTGGCTTAGTAGGGAGTTATATTAAATGGCAACAGAAGTATGGTGGGTAGACCCACCAAGAAGTGCTTTACTCGGTGGTTACATTACGTATAAGTATCACGATGACGAAGTAGCCGAGGTGGTTACTGCCAATAATGAGTATTTCTCTGGTTTTCAGTGCGTTAAACAGTGGTTCTTTCCCGCAGATTTAGTGTCCGACCATTATGAGTGTTGGACGTATCACTTTTTTACTAAGTTTAGATTACCAACTGCTACAAGCGGTGTGATGCAATCTGCCGAGTTGTACCTAATGCTTGCTGGTGCTAACATGGTGATGAATGTCAATCCTATTTACATGGATATTGATGTCTATTACAAAGGTGTTTATAATGCTGACTCATATCCTTGGCACATGCTAGATTCTGGTGACTATGCTGATGGTACTTGGACACAAAACTCAACATCAATAGAGAACTTCTATGAGATGTGGGGAGACTTTATGGTTGATGGTATTCATTGGATAGACCCTGTAGATGTCACCGAGGGTGTCCAGAAAGCAATAGATGAGGAATGGGTTTGGGTTGCTTTTAGGTTTACTCCTAATTACCTAGTTCCACTTGATTATGATTGGGATGAGAGACCTACACCATACGACCAACAGATATGGTTAGGATTCTATGGTGCTACTAATCCTTATTGGGTAGCGTCCCCAACAGGATTTCCAGACACGTACTGTTCTCCTTGTCCTTGGTTAAAAATAACCTACTCTGGTGGTGAGACACAATATGTACCAGGAGAGGACGTAACCACATCTGGTCAGGGTAATGACATTAACAGCATATCTGCTGACCCAAAGGCTAGAATGGCTATAGCTGGAACTGAAGGTGGCGGTTTATGGTACTGCTGGAGTGGCGGCGGTTCTTGGAATAAAGTTTATGAAACGGCTTCTGGTCAAGCCATTACTGCGGTATGGATGGATATTACAAGAAATTTCCAAGACTACCCGCTTGACGAGATTGCATGGTTTGGTACGGATACTGGTGAATTATACAAGAGTGAGGACTCTTTAGCTACATGGAAACTAATGCACACGTTTCCTACTTATGTAAGAGAGATAATGACACCAGAAGATAGTTCAAGTAAAATTGTAGTCGGGTGCGATGACGGTATTTGGATTTCTGATAATGGTGGTATAACTTGGACTTTAGGACTTGATGCACCTACTGGAGTGTTCTAATGAAACAAACAATAGCTGGATGGTATGGTAGTTCTGGTTCTTATACATACAGAAACACCATTCACGGGGCATCTGCTCGTAATCCTAACTGGCATATGGAAGAGGTGTTCCCCGCAGGTGGTATTATCTCTAATTTTAGAGTTAACTCTAGGACTGCCCCAGGTGTCTCAACAAGTTTCTATTTTACAATTTATGTAAATGGCGTGGCACGTATGACGGCATACATCACAGGTACGAACACCTCTGGTGAGAACACATCTGATACAGTTGAAGTAAGTGCTGGTTCTAACGTGTCAATAGCTATTGGTCCTGTTGGTGGAGCAACTGCGAGCGACCACGTGTCTTGGGCGTTTGACTACGATTGTGACTCCGCAACCGAGTCAATTCTGCTAACCAATCAGTCAAATAACACTAACTTTTCTACCACTACCCGCTACTTTCCACCATCTTTTGCTTGTAACTACACGTATTCTGGTACTACTGAGAGTTTAGTCCAAATTCCATTCAAGGCTGGTAAACTAAAGCACTTGTTTTTCTATGGATATGTCAGTGGTCCTGTTGGGTATATGTTGGATTCAACGGTTACCGTAAGGGTTAATGGTGTTGATACTGATTTATCAGCAACTCTTGTTTATACTGTTCCAGACCCAAATCCAGGAAGAATGCCCATCTCTACAACTAATACAACCGATGAGGTTGACGTAGAGGAAGGAGACTTGGTATCGGTCAAGATGTCGGCTACGACTGTCGGTGCAAATGGACATGGTTATTGGGGATTTATTTATGAACCTACCGATGGTAACCGTCCTATGTTAATGTGTTCTACTTACCATTCACCATATACTAGCACAACCAGTACCAGATGGTCAGCCCCATTCGATAACCTTGACACCACCGAGTGGTATCCTGACCACGGCAGAGCGGCTATGGTCAGCACAGCTAGGACAATTGGCAATCTTCATGTCAAGCTTTCAACACCACCAGGTGCGGGTAGAAGTTACACTCTTGCTTTGGTGAAGAATGGTGTAGATACGGCGGTATCAGTTGTGATAAGTGGTACTGATACAGAGGGGTCTACTGAGGACACTGTAGAAGTGGAGGATGGTGATACCCTATCTATAAAGTCTACACCATCTGGTTATCCTGCTCAAGCTTACATGAAATGGTGGTTGTGGCAAAATCTAGAACCAACTGACATCGTAATGGGTGGCATGTTTGTTCGTGGCAATGAGATACAAGCTGTTTTTAGTAATAACATCGGCGCAAAGGCGTACAGAAGTCCAGATTTTGGTGCTACTTGGTATGCAATATCTGGTATGAGTGGTGAGGTGACAGACGTTGGTTTCAATGCTGAAGACCCTCAAGACACATTCTTAGGTGCGGTAAGCAAGCTTTATGAGTTCGATTATGCCACGAGTGGTGGGGCTTATTATGTGACCGCTGGCGCAGATATTGTTGGTACGGTAACTCGTATTGACGTTGATAAGGATTCACCTGTAGCAATCGTTGGCACTTCATCTAAACTGTACAAGACTATGGATTGGGGGGCAAGTGTTTATACGTTACTTGAAGTCCCAATCACTTCTGTAGCTATAGGTGGTGTAGAAACTGTGGCAACTGGTGTATCGCTAATTGTACAGTCTCCAACTGGTGGCACGTGTACCGAACCAGGTATTGGTGAATATGACTACACCAGAGCACAATCTGTTCATTTGTTAGCCGTACCTGCTTCTGGTTACACTTTCTCTGGTTGGGCTGGTGATACTGAGAGGATAACAGATGTTGATGCCGCTGATACCTACATATTAATGGTAGAAGATTACACAATTGTTCCACATTTCATACCTGAGTAGTTGGAGTAACGATGATAACCAAACGTGAAGCTAAAGAAATAGTTGATTGGGTAATCCAAGAGATAAACAAACGCAGATTCCCCTATGTTACAGATGGTAAGCTTGACCTAAGCAAAACCTCTGTAGGTACTGTCTCTGGTACTCAAACATCTGGTGGTCAGATTGCTGATGGAGCTATCTATGACCGTCATGTGCATCCTAATGCCGCTATTCAGGGTACTAAGATTCAACTAGCAACCGAAATTCTTCAAGGTGTAGTAACATTAGGAACTGGTGGTGACGCATACGTTCCTACAATGTCGGGGTTGCTTTCAACAGTTTCAGGTTTAGGTGCTAGTTTAGTTGGTATCTACGATGGTGAGGGAGAGTTTGTAAGTGAGGATGTCGAGAGTGCTTTACACGAGTTGGTAAACATGGTGAATGCTCTCACTTTCTTGGACTTGACGGACACTCCAAATATTTATACGGCATTATGGAGTCATAAGCATTGGATTCCTGCCATAAACGATGCTGAAGCTGGATTAGAATTCAAACCAGTTCATTACGTAGATGGTGAGGGGTTCTCACCTAATCCTTATGGTGGTGCTTTAGTCGTTTATCCTGATGAGGTAGATGGTGGTACTCACACTGAAAATGAAATAATTGATGCTGGTGGTTTTACCACAACAAGTGGTGTCACTACTCAATTTATTCAGTTGGAAGATGTTCCAGATAGCTATGCTGGAAGTGCGGGAAAGTCAGTAGTGGTTAATGAGGCTGAGGATGGTCTTGAGTTTACGACCATCAGTGGTGGGAGTGGTGCTTCAGATTTTGTTAGCTTAGATGATACTCCGTCTTCTTACTCTGGACAAGGTAAGAAATTAGTGGCTGTAAACTCTGCTGAGAACGCATTAGAGTTTATCAAAGCATTCGAGCTTGCAAGTCTTACGGATGACCATGATTGGACAGGTGTTACTTGCGCTGGTGTCGCTGGTGAAGTTCTAGCATTCGGTGAGACAGTTTACTACGATGCAGACACTAAGTGGCACAAGACTAACGCTACAACTAGCGGAGCTATAATCGGAGAAGTGGCTATTGTTGTGGTATCTGGCGGTGCAGATGCGGATATTACATTATTGCTATTTGGGTCTGTTAAGGATAATAGCTGGACGTGGAGTGGTGGTGATGCCTTGTTCTTTAGTACAACGTCTGGAACTATGGCAAATTCAGCACCTTCAAATGCTGGTGAGTTGGTTCGCAGGGCTGGTTATGCTCGTTCTGCCACTGTTGTAACTTTTAGACCAGATGGTACTATTGTGACAAGAGGTTAACATGATTTTAGTATTTAACCCTATGAACACGAAAATAGAGAAGGACTTTTTGAGAGTCTGTGTTGACTTTTTTCCAGAAAAGGGTGATAAATCTTACAATGCAAACAACCTCAATCCAATCATATCTCATTTTGTGAGTGTTGATGATGACATAACCCAAAAGAGACTTGAGGAAGTGCTCAATACAATAGTACCACCAAACGTCATAGCTACTGTTGATGAGATAATGTCTGATGAACCTAGAAAAGCCATACATAGAATTTCTCCTTTAATGGTTACAAGGTCATCCATTACCAAATCGAAGACTAAGCTTTCAAGTGTCCAGGACATCAGCAGTCAATTAAATGGATTTGCATTGTATGGTAAAACTGGTAAGGCATTTACAGTTGAACCAAGGTCTCTCGATATTGGACCTGGCACAAGCTTTACGGGTTCTGGTTATGGTACTTATACTCAGGTGTGTCAAGAGAACCCCGCCAATATTACGTTACCCATTGACACAATTCAGGTTAATGTCCGCACCAATATAGGTACTTTTTACATTGGTACTTGGTATTACACTGGAGTGTTTGTTAGTCGTGATTACACCACATTTTCCAGTCTTACAGTTGGTATACACACACTTACGGGTCAAAATATAACTTGTCAAGCAGGTGATTATCTTGGATGCTATAATGCTTCTGGTGGTACGTATGGTGGTAATAATGGATACTCTACGTGGATGCGTGGTGGCAATTACTTTGGTTCAAGTTTTAGCGTTCAGTACACCGTTGCTTTAAGTGACGCTATATATGGTACTGGAACTGAACCCCCACCAAGTTTAGCTATTGCAGACGTGGATGGAGTTCCCATAGATTCTGTTGCGGCAGTTGACGGAATCCTAAAAGCAAGCATAAGACATATAAATGGCATTGGATAGGTGAAATAAGATGGCAACAAAAATTTATTTAAGAAGAGGTCTGAACTCCGAGTTAACAGCCGTAGTTCTTGAATCTGGCGAACCAGGATGGACGACAGACGAAAAAAGATTATATATTGGAGACGGTAGTACCGCAGGTGGTATACTTGTAGGTGGTGATGGTGTCGGTGTTGACACCTTGAATGCCCTGTATGGTGCTGTTACCATATCAGGCGGAACTGGTATTGCCATCACTGTAAGCGGTCAGTATATAATCGTAGATGAAGAAGCGGGTGGTTTGGATGTTGATTCTCTTAATGGATTAACTGGTGTCGTAACCATTAGTGGTGGTACTGGTATATCTGTCACCATAAGCGGACAAACATTGGTGATTGATGAAGAGGCTGGTGGTGCGGACGTTGATTCTTTGAATGGCTTAATAGGTGTAGTAACTATCTCAGGAGTTGGCACTGTGTCCATATCAGAGGACGGACAACAAATAGTTGTATCTGGTCAAGATGTTACAGACGTTGACTCAATCAACTCTCTCACTGGTGAGGTTACTGTACAAGGTGCAGGACTTGTTACGGTTACGGAAGAGGGACAAGTCATAGTTGTTTCTGGTGAAGACCCTGATGATGTAAGCTCACTCAATGGTTTAATTGACGCTGTTACAATCTCTGGTGCGGGTGTGGTCACGGTCAGCGAAGACGGTCAGGTCATAGTTGTTTCAGGTGAGGACATAGTAGATGTTGACTCTTTGAACGCATTGACTGGTGTTGTTACAATCTCTGGTACTGGAACTGTTCATGTAAGTGAGGATGGTCAAAATATTGTAATCTCAGGTCAGGATAACCCTGTCGGTGTATATTGGGATGACTTGAGAACACCTATAAATATGCTTAAACAAAGTCCTGACAGACCTCCAGTTTGGGCGGCATATAAGGGAAGTTATGTAATGGCTTTTGAAGACCAGGCTGTAAATGTCCAATCAGTCTATTGGGCATGGCAGTTGCCACACACTTACCAACTTGGAACAGATGTTGTAGTACACATTCACACTGTACCAGAAGATACTACATCTGGAAGCGTGTATTGGGACTTTACCTATGCTACGGCTAATACAAATGAACTATTTCCTACCGAGACAACTGTTTCGTCAATACAACCAATGCCAGAAATTGCAGATAAACATACCTATCATAATCTAGCCACTGTAGTTGGTTCTGGTATTACTTCTGTTTCTACTATGTTGTTGTGTAGCTTAACGAGACGTTCCGATTTGGCAGAAGACACATTTGATAGTAAGAGTGTGTACCTACTAGAAGTTGATATGCACTATCGTGCTAACTCATTTGGCAGTATAGATGAGTGGGATAAATAGCGGCACAATTTTTGGCGGGGCTTGACAATGACCAGTTCTTGTGCTATAATGTAAATGAAGGATTAAAAAGGTAAGGTCTGGAGAAGACAATAAAAAAGATTATTCTAAGCCATGATTGGGGCTTGACTAAATAGCCCAAATATGCTAAAATGGATTAGAAAGTAAAAAGGAGAGTCTGATAATGAGTGAATTTGGAAAAACTTTAGATGAAAGTAGCAAGAGACCATCAACGAAGACGAGGTTTGGGTCAGATTTTATTAAAATTAATAGCGACCACCAAACTGTGATTAGAGTTCTGGATGCAAAACCAGAAGTAAGCTGGTCACATTTTGTACCTAAAGGACATCACGCCTTCCCTAATGCAAATGCGGGAAAGGGGATGTCTTTTATGTGCCCTGGATGGGACGAGTGTCCTATCTGTGCGTGGAATCGTGAACAGAAGAAAGCAGACCCAAAGACAAAGGATGTTTTGAACGCTCGCAAAGTTTATACTTTTAACGTTCTAGACAGAACTCCTGTGGTTACTTGTCCTAGCTGTGAAGCTGAACACTATGAGAGTGGAAATGCGTTCCCAAGTGAGTGCGAATGCGGTACTGACTTGAGTGAGGTATCTCCTGCACCTCGTAATAAGATTCAGATTATGCAGAAGGGTAAGAGAATCATTGACCAGTTCAAATCCTTTGAAGAAGAACCAGAACTTGGTGACCTCAAAGACTACGACATCAAACTGGACACTAGAGGCAAGGGTAGCGAGTCAATGACGACCTGCGTTCCTAAGCAAAAGACAAAGATTGACTACAAGAAGGTTGTTGGGGAAGATTGGGAATCCAAGATTTACGACTGTAAGCAGGTTGTAGCACCGCTTCCTGTCGAGGCTATTAAGAGAATTCTGAACGGTGAGGATTACTACACCGTACTGAAGAAGGATAGCAACACCGAATCTGAATAGTGGAGAAAAGGTATGAGCGATATTGATGATAACGCTCGTAACCTAACATGGTGGTGGAGTCAGCTAAACTTATCAGAAGATTGGGATTCGATGCCTCGGAAGATGAGAGATAATCTCCTCGACAAGTTGCAGAAGTGTCTCATTGATTTGGAGAAAGTCAATGTGTCCAAAGAAGACCTAAAAGACCTGATAATTAAAACTGACCCACCTACCGTGTGGGATGCGATTTTAATTTTGGATAGACTTCCAAAGCAGGGTAAGAGTAAGTATGAGATTCTTGCGTACCTGAGAGCCACTGTGCTCAATATCTGGAAGTCACAACATCCAACAGTCAAACCTGTAAGACAAGAACCACCAAAACCAGAGAAGCCGATTAAGGAAGCTTCTTGGGAAACTGTGGCGAAATGGGACCCCCTTAATTTTAAGAGAAGGCACTGTGATTACTGTGGAACGTTACTGAGGGGGGACAATAATACAGGTTTGTGTAGAAAGTGCCAGAGACAAAGGAATGGAAAGGGCAGTGAACATTAGTATTGCATTGGTTGATGACTTAAAGATTCGTCAACGTAGGGAACACGAAATACTTGGTGTGTGTCCCGTATGCGGCTGTCAAGACGCCAATTTCAATACTGCAAAGCTAAAGTGGAGATGTTGGCATTGTCCTGCCAAGGGAATCATCATTCCAGAGGAAGGATATGAGGTTAAGGAAGTTGAGGAAAAGGTTCTTGACATTCCTAGAGTGAGAGAACTTTATGGTTCTATCGCTGACAAGTATCATGTAAACATCACACCACAAGTTATTAACTACCTCACAGGGAGAGGTCTAACGCAGAAGACCATAGATGACTTCAAACTAGGTTTCTGTTCTACTGACTTTTATGATGAGTACACCAACCCATTAGCTGAAGATGCTGGTCTGGTCTATAGAGATTATCCAGCACTCACAAATAGGATAACAATTCCGTACATAGCTAGGGGTGAGACTACTGATTTAAGAGGTAGGTTATTAGGTAAAAAGGATAACACACCAACATATGTAAGTTTATCAGGTAATCACACATCAAGAGGAGCTACATACCTGTTCAATCATGATGTAATCTCTAAGAGCGATACGGTTATAATTACTGAGGGAGAGTTCAAAGCTATAGTAGGTTACCAACATGGTTTTCCAATGGTAGCAACTCCAGGCATTTTCGGGTGGCAGAGGGAGTGGTCTGAATTATTGAGAGATAAAGAAGTCATTCTTGCGGCTGATTTTGATAGAATATCTGGTTTACGTTCTCCTGCTTATTTGATGGCTAAGTCTCTCATAAAGGAAATACCTCAGTTGAAGATTGCTGTTCTTAGAGTTGCTGGATATACTACTGATGGTAAGGTTGACGTTGACTCACTGATAAGCAATGGACATCTAAAGACATTTGAGAGAGCAATAAAGGGTGCAGTTGACGCACGTTGGTGGTTAAAGAGAGAGGTAACATACGGATATGCCAGAAAAAAATAATCTTACTCCAGAACAGATAGATGAGATTGACCTAAAAACTGAAGATGAGGAAGCTTTATTCGGTGAGGAAAAGACAGTAGTTGAGACTGCTGAAGAAGATAAGATTCCTGTGTCATATGAGTCTGCTGAAGAAGCGTTATTGTCCATGTTCATTCAGGATGATGACATTGCATTGCACATAGCTCAGAGTGGTCTACGTGATATGCACTTTTTGAAGCGCAAGAATCGTTTGATGTTCCCAATTATTCTAAGTGTAAGACATACTAAGGGAGTGTGCAACTTTGACCTAGTTGCAGATGCACTTGAGAAGGAATCATTGCCTGATGGTCAGTCTGTTCTTGAGTATGTCGGTGGTCTAGGAGAATTAAGTAGAATTATCGAAATAGCACCACCTACAATGGACTTGAAAGTTGCTCAGGGATACATTGACATCATCTTCGAGCAGTACAAATTGTCCAAGATTCGTGAAGCGGCGCATTGGTTGTCCAGCCAGAAGAAGTTTGATGAAATGAAGCTGGTTGACAAAGTTGCAGTAATCCAACAAATTTTGAGTGATGAGTCGCTCGGTAAATATGGACTTGTCCCCATTGATGTTCTTACTTCTGATGCTTATGAACGTTACAAGGATAGAAAAGCTAACCCTGATAAGTATGAGAGTATAAAGACAGGATTCTATTGGGTTGAGAAGTATCGTGCAATAGCAAAGAAGAGAACAGCAGTCATTGGTGCGAGAACTAATATTGGTAAGAGTATCTTAGTATCCAATATGATTACTCGTGCAATTCTTAATGACTACAAGGTTCTTCTATTTACACCTGAGTTGGATAAGGAAGAATACATAGACAGGATGCTGTGTGCTGAAGCTAAGGTTAGCTTAGATAATTGGAAAGCTGGCAAGATTAGCGATGCTGATAATGAAGCTATTGGTGCTGTACGGTATAAGTTGGCTCAGAAAGCACATAACCTTTATATAGAAGATAGGGGTTCTCAGAGTGCGGGATTCATTATCAACAGTATTAAGAAGCACATGCTCAATCATCAGGTTGACGTGGTAGTTATTGACTACTTACAGAAGCTTCGTTATTACGGCGATAATACCAAGAGAGCAATAACTGACATGATGGAGAAGTTCTGTTCTTTCGGTAAGGATAATGACATTGCCATGATAATCGTTAGTCAGTTGAGACGTAGTGATAAACCAGAACCAGAGGTCAACGACCTGAAGGAAAGTGGTGACATTGAGAACTTTGCTGACAGCGTAATCTTACTACACCGTAATAGTGGGATAAGTCATACTGAACGTAAGAAGGGATGGTATAAGATAGCCAAGAATAGGCAAGGTCCGTTAACCGACCCTGTAGAGCTTACGTTCAATGAAGATTATCTACGTTTCACCGAGAACGACATTCCTCAAGATGATGTGAATGATTATCAGAGTATCATTGCAGGTTATGATGAGGGTGCTGATGAGGACATTAACGAGCAAAAAGTAGCGGAAAAAATTATTAAAGAGCAAGGAACGTTATAAGATGGCATTTAAGAAGGGTAAAGCATTCGAGAAAGAGACTGCTGAGGTCGCTGGTAAATATGGGAAGAGGATACCTAGTTCTGGAGCTTTTGGTACGACTATGGGTGAGAGAGCTTTAGCAGGTGATGTAAAGTGGGTTTTCCCTTGGAGTATGGGTGGTGGTAAAGAGGTTCATATTGAGTGTAAACATGGTTATGATAGGAGCAAGAAAGAGCAGAAATCTATGACCATTTATCGTGAATGGTTTGACAAGCATTTAACTCAGGCAAAGGCACTTGACTTTGTACCTATGTTTGCATTTAAGTTTAAGTTTACTCAGCAGAATGGTATGAGTAAATTCGTCTTGATTCCATTTCCTGTGATGGAAAAGCTTATCAAGGACATGGAAAACATGTATCTGGAGCTAGAAGAGTTGAGAAATGAGCAGGCGAAGCGAAAAGCAACGACTCCTTAATGAAGAATTTGACGATTATAAAATCAATTTTAATAGAGTCTTAAAGAGGAATTCGAAGAACCTAAGTAAGCTAAAGGATGCAGAACGTAGACGTAAGAATAAGAATTACGCTAAGAGAAGACGTGGCAATTTTATATTTAGAAGGGGATAGGTATGGAGATTATTGAACCTTATGTTCAAATTATGGATGATGTAGACGAGTTGCACATCCTTGGTAAACTAGAACTCTGTGGGCGGACAGCTTATAAATCAGAGGATAAGATAACCAAGGACTCCGCTGGTAGGTTTATTCGTTCTATCATCAAGTCAGGGCATGGAAGCGTGTTGGAACACGTGAATATCACAGTAAAATTTGTATGTGATAGAGGTGTAACTCATGAGCTTGTTCGTCACCGCATAGCTTCTTATACCCAAGAATCTACTAGGTATTGTAACTATTATAAGAAGGGTGTCGTGTTCATTCGTCCACCTTGGGGATTCGATGATGAAGACTTAGAATTTCTTGAGAGAGTCGAATTGCAGTACAATAATAAGATTAGCGAAGGACAGACACCACAGCAAGCAAGGGCATTTCTGCCCAACTGTCTGAAGACGGAGATAGTTACTACAATGAATGTACGAGAGTGGAGACATGTTTTGGGTCTAAGGACTAAACCAGACTGTCACCCACAGATGCGTCAAGTAATGTTGATGTTACTCAAAGAGTTTAAGCGTGAGTTACCCCTACTATTTGAGGATATTGATGACAGTGGACAATTGGAGTAAATTAAACGAGATAGTACAAAATGTACTAGCGTTGGGTATTGTTGGAACTTATTTATATCTTGTTATTATTGGTGCAACAGTGCCACTAGCGTTAGTAGGTTTCGCCACAGCGGTTTTGTTGTATTTTGGATTCAAAGCTTACAAGAATGGTACGAATGGTAATGGGTCTAAATAGATACTATAAATTATTTACCAAAAAAGATATACCTAATGACGAGGAGCGTAGGGCAGTGAACTGTTACTATGCCACACTTGTTCCATGTGATGAGAAGTTTGCGAAAAAGTGTAGACAGGAATCGTATCGGCTTTGGCGAAACTGCCCAAAACAGACTGGTAAAAGATACAAAGGAGAAGGCAACGAGAAATGATAGATTGGACTTTTGATAAGTCAAGAAGATTGACTGAGCTTGTTTGTGACCCCGAAGAATATAGCGAAAGCGAAATTGCCAAAATCATGACAGATGAGTTTGGTGAGGAATTTAGTAGGGATGCTGTTCACAATAAAATTATTAGGCTCAGTGCTAGAACACTTCTTGATAGACCTGTGACGGATATAATGCCTTACTACAGTAAGTATAAGGACATTATCGAAAGCGAAGAACCTATAGACAAGACGTTTGAGATTGCTCAGAATGAGATGTCTATAGAGCTTCCAAAAGATAAACTTACGATTCTCCATCTTGGAGATTTGCACATTCCATTCCAGAGTGATGACCAGATTCAGGTAGCAATGAATCGTCATGCTTCAGCAGACATTGTTCTCACAACTGAGGTACTTGACTGTTACTCAATTTCAAGATTTAATAAGAACCTGAGTGTTCCTTTTGAAGTAGAGGTTGATAATGCTGTAAGGTACTTCGAGACATTGAGCGAGAACTTTCCATTAACCATTGTTACATCTGGTAATCATGATAAGAGAATAGACAAAGCATTTATGAAGGGTGTTCCACCTGCTCTATTGTGGTTGGTCAAGGGTAGCATATTGAAGCTTCTTGCAAGACCATTCCCAAACATTATTGTGGCTGAGTCACCTGTTCTACAGATAAATGATGCGGTATTTGCTCATGCTGAATACTTCTCAAAGGTTGATTTGAAAGCGGCTATGAATGTTAGAGACTTCCTCAATGAGTGGAAAGATACGCTTAATCTGCGTAATTTCCGTCTAGTGGTCGAGTCTCATACTCACATGCTTGGTGCAACCTACAGAAGTGGTAACATGAAGATTATGGAAAGTGGCTGTCTTTGTAAAGTCCCTGACTATTCTGTAGCTGGATTCTACAATAAGCCACAGACTAATGGTTATATTGTTATCGTTCAGAAAGATGGAAAGACAGACTTTAATCTCACCAGAGAGTATTCATTCCCAACGGAGAAGTACATTCCGAATAGTCCTACTGGTGTGAGGTTCGAGATATAATGTACAACATTCAGGGTGACGGTAGTTTCCACCACACAGTTATTCATAGAGACGGTAAAAAGATTTCTTGGAAAGAATGCGAGTTCAGAATTAACCAAGAAGAGGGTTGTGTAGCGGTGGTTGATGGTGTTCATGGTAAGATTGACCGCATGATACTAAGTGGAGTCTATATGATAATTAGTGAGGGGCAGTATAATAATACTCGTCTGTTCTACATGAAGGAAATGCTTCATGGTATACAGTGGGTAAAGGGAATTATTAAAGATAATGGTCACCCTCAGTTGACAATAGGAACAATACTACTACCAAATTTAGTGGAGTTAAAGGAAGATGTATGAGGCTTGGGCAGACGGTTCAGTTAGGGACGGTAATCCTGGAATTGCGGGGTTTGCTTTATATGTTGAACATGACGGCACACCTGTCTATAAGAATGCTTTAATACTCCCGATACGTGGTACAAATAACGAAGCGGAGTATGAGGCTGTTCTAGCGGCTATTCAATATCTCAGGGTTATAAACAATGAAAGAGAAGACTGCACGATTTATACGGATAGTCAACTTGTTCATGGTCAGGTAGCTCAAAATTGGAAGTGCAACTTTGACCACCTTAGAAAGAGACGAGACGAGGCAAAGCGACTTATAAACGACTTACCGTTCTCGATAACTTTAAGATGGGTGAAAAGGTTCAAGAACACAATAGCGAATGAACTGGCTCAAGCCATTACACAAGCAGAGAAGGAGAGGAAATGCCAGAATTCAACGAAGTAAAAGATAGTGGGCAACGTCAAGAGTTTGACACTGGAAGTAAAAGAGATACTAGGGATGGGAAGGGTCGTTATGACCTAGTTCCACCTTATGCACTGTCAAGATTGGCAAGGCACTATGAAAATGGTGCTAAGAAATATGGTGATAGGAATTGGGAAAAGGGGCAACCTCTGGCACGTTATTTGGATTCCATGATTCGTCATGCGTACAGGTTTCTTGGTGGTAGCCGTGACGAAGACCATTTAGCGGCAGTGGCTTGGAATGCTCTCGCTTACATTGAGACTGAGGAAAGAATACGTAGAGGTATTCTTCCTGCTGAACTTGATGATGTTGAACCAGTGAGGAAAACATTAAATGGAGAAACACAAGAGCAAAGCACTGGAAAATGAATGCCTGTGTGCTAAGTGCATATTCAGGTTTCAATGTTTCACTCAAGAGCGTGTGTTCTCTGACCCTATCTATCAAGGTTTGTTCGAGGCTTTGATGGCAAAGGGTAGGAGCAGAGAAGAGGCTGTTGATGAAGTAGCGAATGAGATAAAAAATAAGATTGCGGGTGGTTTCCGTGTTACTTTGGATGACATTACACCATATGTACCACAACCAAACACGACAATTCAACCATACTATCCGCAATGGCAAACATATTGTAGCGACAATGTTAGTGTTCAGCAACAAGAGAATGGTAGCTTACAAATAAGCTATACGTTGTTGGATGGAGAGGAAGTTAGTTGGTATGCAGGTTCAGAAGACTGCTCTAGGAACTTATGAGTTCATTGAAAAAGATTCCGAAGTCCCATCAGTGATTTCGGAGATAGAACAGCATAAGTACATCTGCCTTGACACTGAGAATAGTGGTGGACTTGACCCTCTTGCAAAAGAGATAAGGGTCTTACTACTACAGCTTGGTGTGGGTTCTAAGGCTTATGTTGTAGATGTCAGAAAAGTTAATATCAATCTGTTCAGTGACATCCTTTCTAATAAGAAGTGGATTAAGATAATTCAGAATGCTATTTATGACTTTAAGCTAATAAAGCATGTCTACAACATTCCAGTTAGAGGATTGTTCGATACCAAAACCGCAGAATCCTTACTACAAGCTGGACTCGATAGAACTAGCAACTCCTTGGAGAATCTGGCACTCAAGTATTCTGATATAAAGATGGCTAAGGATACAGTAATGACGTTTGTTAACCATCCTTATGATGCCCCATTTTCTGATGAGCAGTTAAGGTATGCGGCGGATGATGTCTTGGTTCTACCAGATATTCATAGGCAACAACAGATGTATCTCAATCAACTAGGACTTAATGGGATTGCTGAATTAGAGTTTGCCTTGATTGAACCTGTGGCAGAGATGGAGTTAAAGGGTGTAAGGATTGACTCTGAAATGTGGGGTAGAAGCTTAGATAACACTAAGAAGAAACTGTTCATGGTCAGCAATGACTTGAGAACTGTATTACCAGCACCTCCACCTCCCCCTCCAAAACCTGTCAGGTTGAGAAAAGATGGCACACCTTATGCTAATACGGCAAAAATAAAACCACCACCTGTTCTTAATCTTGATAGCTGGCAACAGTTGGTCACATCATTTAAGGGTGTTGGTGTTGATTTGGAAGAGGTCAATAAGAAGACCAAGAAAGGTCCAACTAACAGCACTACTATAAAGTTTGCTCAAACTGTCTATCGTTCTGAACCAGAGAAGGTCAAGGTATTGAAGAATCTTATGGTTTACAGAGCGTTGAACCAGGTTAAGAAAACGTTTGGTGATAATTTGCTTGACCACATCAGAGACGATGGAAGAATTCATGCAAGATTTCATCCAAACGGAACAGATAGTGGTAGGTTTAGTAGTACCGACCCTAACTTGCAGAACATTCAGAAGAAGGGTGAAGAGGGTAAGATTCTAAGGTCTTGCTTCATTCCTGCTGAGGGGTATAAATACATCATTGCTGACTATTCTCAGATTGAGTTGAGAATTGTCGCAGAGTTAAGTAAAGACCCTCTAATGCTGGCTATTCTTGCAGACCCAAAGGGTGACATTCACAGAGGTACAGCTTCTCAGATGTACAAAGTACCTTATGACAAGGTATCTGGTGATTTGAGAAGAGCGGCTAAGACCCTAAACTTTGGTATCATCTACGGTATGATGGTAAAAACGTTATCGGAAAGACTTAACTGTTCTTCCGAGGAAGCGGCAAAAGCTCTAGCTTTATATAATGAGACGTATCAAGTTATGATGGGATGGTTGGAGACTGAGGGTAACAAAGCTTACAACAGGCATTGGTCTAAGACTATTGGTGGCAGGATTCGTTTCTTTCCTGAACTTGACCAGAAGAAGTTCGAAACGATTCGTGATTTCAACAACATGATTGACTACTATAAGAGAGTTGGTAGAAATCATCCTGTTCAGGGAACGTCCGCTGATATGACTAAGACAGCTATTGTATTGCTGTTCTATCCTCTAAGAAAACTTGGAGCAACAATCGTTAATACTATTCACGATGAGGTTTGTGTGGAAGTACCAGAGGAAAACACAATAGAAGCGGCAAAACTGGTGAAAGAAAAAATGATTCTAGCTGGACAGAGATTCTTGAGTAAAGTTCCTGTTCTGGTAGACGTTAAAATCAGAGATTGCTGGTATAAGGATGACTTCGATTCAGCAAAGCTTGGTATTCAAGATGATGAAGAAGGACAACAGTTGATGCTGATGCCGAATAAGTGGGGTCTTGACGAAATCGGAGAGAGCGAAGATGATGAATCTAATGAGGAGTAAATAAAGGAATGGAAGAACATACGAGTCAATACGACAAAGACCTTCATTATATGAGGGAAGCTAAACTTTGGATGGGCAGAAGTAAGTGCTTGTCCAGAAAAATTGGGACTGTTCTGGTAAAAGATGACCAAGTAATCGCTACAGGTTATAACGGTCCACCTAAAGGTGTTCCGCACTGTGACCACAGAGACAATAAGGGTAATTATTGTTACGAACTTGTGGCAGACGAGTGTCCTCGTAGACGAATGGGTTTTCCTAGTGGTGAGGGAATGGAGCATTGTGTCGCTGTTCATGCGGAAATAAATCCAATTATGCAAGCGGCTAGGGAAGGACGTTCTACAGTTGGTGCGACTCTCTATGCGTATTGTGGTACACCATGTGTAAACTGTATGAAAGAGATAGTACAAGCAGGAATCAAGAGAGTTGTATGTCTTGGTAAGAGTGGTTCAAGTTACGCACCAATCAAGGATGGTGACAATCCTGCAAAGAAGGACTATAACTTCCCGCTATCTGAGCAATTGGCAAAGGTTGCTGGTGTTCAGTTGGATGTGATAACTGAGGAAGAGGTTAATAATGGCTAGTGATGTAAAAGAGCTTGTTAAAGCAATATTAGACAAAACAGATAGCTTATACGTACCTAAAGGAAAGGTTACTTGGAGATTACCTACGGGAATACCATCATTAGATAAAATCCTTGGTGGTGGATTACCTGGTGGTTCAATTGTTCAGGTATACGGTCCTCCAGGATGCGGAAAGACTAGCTTAGTGTATGCTGTCGCAGGACAAGCAGTAAAGCTCGGTTACAAGACATTATTTGTTCCACTGGAGGGATTCAGTAACCAGTATGCAGAAGCATGTGGTATTGATATTAAATCTGATAACTTTGTACCGATTTCTGCTGATTACGCTGAACAAATCTTCAACTTTACGGTTGAAGCTGTTCGTAACTATGACGTAAAGGTTGTGGTAATGGACTCCATCTCTGCGGCTGTTCCGAAAGAAAATCTTGACAAGAAGCAAAAGGTCAGCAATCTTGACAAGGGATTGAAGCCTGGAGAGAAAGCCAGATTAGTTGGGCATTTCATCGAGCAACTCCAAGCACCTGTTCGCAGAAAAGAGATTTTGTTTGTTACCGTGAATCAGTTGCGTTCTGATATTGGTAAGTTTGTGTCAGGTCTAAAGCCTGGTGGTGGCATGGCTTTGCAGTATTACTCCGACATCAAGATTTCTCTATGGGGTAAGAATGATATGGCAAAGCAGGAGATTGAGACCAGTGTTAGAGTAGACAAGGGTAAGGATTGGGATGTCATTCCTTTTGGTGTGACAACACTATATTTCCACCACGCAAAGGGAGTTGATATTGAGAGAGATATTCTCACCGTCTGTGAAAAGGTTGGAATCGTAAAGAAAAGCGGTTCTTGGTATAGCTACATAGATAGCAAAAAGAAAGAACAGAAATACCAAGGATTGGACAACTTTACCGAGGCTCTGAGAAATAACAGTGCTCTCAGAGAGGAACTACTACAGAAAGCGACAGTTGCCGCATATGACGCAGAGATTAGGAAAGATGGTACAGAAGAGAGCGAGGACGGAAGCGTTGGAACAACTGAGTAATTTGTGGTACGATGCTTGTGTCGAGCTTTGGGGTATGACAGATGATAGACCATACCTGAAGGATGAAGCAACCATGTGGGACGCTTTTCGCTTTGTCTACATGAGATTCGTTGAACCTGATGGCTCAGGTCGTAGAAGTGTAGGAGAGGTATAATGTATCCAGAAAGACCAAATGTAGAAGAATTTATTAAGCTTGTTGATAATCTTGCAGATGTTCAAGATGAGCTTAACAAGATGGAATATGAGTATAGCAAAAAGGTGGCTAACAATGTCAGGAGTGCCATACAGCGTGGTGCAAAGACCAGAGAATTAGATTGTGTGAAAGTCTTAGGCAATTCCGAGGAAGAAGAAAAGGTTCTAGACGGCTTACAACAACAGATTTTTGATAGGAAGAAAGCCATTCGGATTTTGTGGGGTAAAATAGAGGCATGGAAAGCACAGAAGGAACTGTATAGGACTGACAGTTATCATACGATTACTGGTAAACCTGATAAGAGTTTCTTCTCCGAAGAAGGAGAGTAATATGGAATTTAGCTACACTATGCTCCATTCATATATGACATGTGAGTATAGCTATTATTTGAGATACATCGAAAGAGTGCCCATTAAAGAGTCTTCAGCATCAGTGTTTGGTACTGCTGTTCATAGAACTATAAAGATTGGGTACGATAATAACCTACCAAGAGACGAGTGGGCTAAAATATTCAGAAAAGAGTGGATGGCTCTAACGTCAAATAAGGACATTGTGTTCTCATCTGAAGGTGAGTACCTGAAAAAGTTCAAAGATGGTGCTGATATGGTTACCAACTATTATGATAAGTTTGTAAAGCGGCACAAACCACCACAGATGACCGAGTTCTTCTTTGGTAGAGATAAAGCTGTTAAGATTGGTGAGCATATCATTATTGGTGTGTTCGACCAGATTGATGCAAAAGATAGGGTTATAGACTATAAGAGTGGTGTGAAACCAACCAAGAATAAGCTGGACTTGGATTTGCAGTTTACTATTTATAGTTATGCTTACAGGCAACTTTTTGGAAAAGAGGAAGGTGGTTTAATTCTTAGGCACTTGGGTACTATGAAAGACTTGACCACGACCCGTACAGAGGATGACTTCAGACTTTTAGAGGAAGAGGTTGATAAGGTTGCCAAGAGATTAAAGGGTAAACTGTTCATCAGAAGTTTGGACAGAGGATGCGACAATTGCTACTTCTTCGAGCATTGTCTAGGTAAGGAACGCATTTATGGTAGAAGGCAGTATAGCTAATATGTCAATAATTGTCAGGGACATGATACGAAACTACTACAATCTAGACGATTCCTCTAGATTAGATTTGGATAGAGCCATCGGGAAGCTCATTGAACGTGATGCCCTCGTTGGTGACGACTTAATTATTTTGCGGCTTACACTGGATGGTGTTCACTATACCGATGTTGCTAGAACAGTTGGTGTAGTTAGCCGTAAGGTTAGTAGAAGAATTGCTATCATTGCTGACAAGCTTTCTGATGAATTAGGGGAAGAATACCAAGACGATAAAATTATTAAGGAAGTTGAGAGACGGCTAGGTAGACCGCTAACCGATGAAGAAACGGCGTTCTGTTGGCAGGTCATTAAGACTGGTCATCCTCTGAAGAAGGGACTTAGCATCTTCAACTTTAAGGTGGGGGATGACGGATTTATCTTTGAAGATAAAACAGAGGGATAGGTGGACTTGCAGGTTATGTGGGGCAAAGTTTATTGACCTACAGACAGCAAGATATGGCAATGATAATGATGACATAAATAGCTGGATAACTCTTTGTAGTGGTTGTCTGAAAAAGCTATTCGAGATGCCACCAGAGGATGCCAAAGCTATTTGTGCCAAAGCGCAAAGACAGGTAAAGGTTGTTCTTATAGGTGATTGTCACGGTGACTTTGTTGGACTAGACGAAGCTCTTACTGCTGAAGCCCCATTTGACTTCTTTTTGTCTGTGGGTGATGTTGGAACTTTACATGATGTTACTCCTGATAATATCCAACTGATTGATAAGTGGGGGGATAAAGGACATTTCGTTTTTGGCAATCATGATAACTGTTGGTTCTTCAAGCAACTAGAACTCCACCAAGAGATATGTGGATTAAACGTTGCTAGTTTGAATGGTATGTTAAAAAGCAGAACGTTCTTGAAGGAAACACCTAATAATATATCATTTCGTGAGGTCATGTACTTGTCTCATCTGAAGAATATAGACATTTTGGTTACACACCAACCACCTACTGGACTGTTCAGTGATGCTGGTGAACCTGTTCTTGGGGAATTGCTAAACTATTTAGTCCCCAAGATATATATAAGTGGACACATTCATCAATATAAATTGAAGTTTCATTTACAGACATTCGTAATATCGCTACCAATGATTCATAAGGGTCATGTAGTGGCTTACTTTCAAGGTAATGACCTAAGAAACATTGAGATTGTTCTAAAGAAAGGAAAGAAAGTAATAAGAGTATGATTAGAGTTGCATTTACTGGCGCACCAGACTCAGGTAAAACGACACTAGCAAAGATGGTGTCAGCAAGGATGAATTTGAAGGGATATGTACCTGCTTACATTCATGAGTTTGCGAGGGATTATATCACAAAGTACGGTATCAGACCGAACACTGTAGCGGAGCAGTTCTACGTCTTGAGAACGCAGGAAAAGCGGGAAAGGGAAATGTGTTCTGGTTCTACCCAAATAATGTACACCGATTGTCCTATTATGCTTTCTTACATCTATGCTATTGACTTGGTAAAAGATGAGAAAGACCTTGATATGCTTTCTGAGCTATACGGTGAAACATTACGGTTAATGAAGAATCGCTATGACCTCATTTTCTACCTTCGTCCGTTCAGAGAGACCGTAAAAGATGACGTGAGGGCGCAGGATTGGGATAGAATAGCGAAGCTTGATGACCAAGTTAAAGCATTCCTAGTTCTGCATGGTATCGTTCACACCGAACTAACTGATACTAACATGGAACACAGGGTTGACTATGTTGAGGGTGCTATTGAACACGCACTCATGAAGGAGCAATATGCGTGAGGTGACAGCGTATTTACTGGCATTCGGTTCTCTACTTGAGGGAGACGACTACCAGTGGGACGGAATCTTGTTAGCAAAGAATAATCCTAATGGGTATCTGATGGCAGTTGTTCTTGACCAAGGTATGAAAGCCGAGAAGGTGTGGGCAATGCCTAACAAACTTCCTTGGAATTGGGGCAATATGGAAGAGCTTGCTGTTCAGCCACTAGAGAAAACTGAGCAGGACTTAAAAGCGGTGGGTTGTAGGTATTGGAGAAATATGGCACGTTTTATTAAAGATGATGCTCGTATTCTTATGGATAAGTACAATGGATGGGCTGAGAATATCTGGATGGATTACCCAACATCTATCCAAATGTATGAAAGGTTCTTAGAATTTAAGGGCATTGGTCAAAAGAAAGCGTCTATGGCAGTAAACATTCTTGTGCGTGACTGTAGTGTTCCAGTCAGTGACAAATCGGGAATAGATGTTTCTTATGATAAACACATAAGACAGGTGTTCTTGAGGTCTGGTCTTGCTGAATATGATGACCTTAACCATATTGTTGATGTAGCTCGCAAAGAGAAACCTGAGTATCCAGGGGCTTTGGACAAACCGTCATGGTATGTCGGTAGAGATTGGTGCTTTAATCAGAGTCCTGATTGTGCTCATTGTCCGCTAGGAAACGTCTGTGCTAAGAAGACCGAGATTGTTATAAAGGGAGAGGAATAAATGCCAATTGAGAAGTTAGGTGCTGAAGTTCGTGACTCTGACATTGACCCTAGTAGTATTACAATGAATCGTAAAATGCAGAGACAACTTTGCTGTTCTAGGTGTGGAGAAACCCAATTTGGTTTGCGCAGGGTCAGGGATAAAGACGGCAAGAAAGTAAGACCTGCAAAGTATATTTGTATGGAGTGTTACAAAGATGGCAGATTACGGTGAAGGCATGAAAGCATTCGTTAGGTGTCCATCCTGCAAGCACTTGGTTTTTACGAACCATGTGCTACATCTTATGACACTTATCTTAGGTAAAGAAAAGTACATATGTAAGCAATGTGGTACTGTTCTCGATTTTATTCCTGTTTACCTGTGTTCACGAGAGTTGGGAGATAAGTGCAAGGAATGTGACTTCCGCTTCTCATGCTACTCCATGAGAACAGCCACCAAAGAGGCTTGACTCTAGCTTTGGCTTGTGCTACAATGGTAGTATGGGGATAGTAGAGATTTTAGGATTTATTGCGGGTGGTTGTGTCGTTGGTTCTATGGCGTTAAAGAATGTCAAATGGATAAAGATATTACTTATAGCTGGTTCTGTCCTGTTCTTGACCTATGGAATCATCTTGATGTTATACCCAATCATATTTATTAACACCATTGGACTTATCATTGGAATTATTTCTTTGATAAGATTGTTAAAAGCCACTAAGAGGGCTTGACAATGACCATAGTATGTGTTATAATTAGATTGGGAGAGTGAAAAAAGATATGAAAATTTCACAAGCTTTACAAGCACAAAAAGCAATCTCAGCGGAGATTTCTCATCTGAGAGGGTTAGAACAGCAAAAGGCATGGTCTTACCGTTCAATGGAGACCCCTGACGCTGAAATGAAGCCTAACTTCGACTTCGAGAAGAATCATGAGAACGTAAAAAGACTCTCAAGACTCCATACGAAGCTTGGTCAGGCAATCGCTAGAACGAACCTCGAACAAGACCTTATTGGTCTCAACGAGAAGGACATCAGCGAATTAGAGGAGTGGGTCTAAACCCACGACCTCCCAAGCCTACTGATTGGGAAGCAGTTGATTTTTGCAGTCTTACGACAGCTATGTTGTTCTACGTATCTACTGTACAGTCCATCGGTAAAGAGGCGAAGCAGAAGGAATTTCTCGTGTATCCGTACCATATAAATTGTGTATCCGTGTTTAGCGAGAATCTCTCTTCTCTTTCGGTAGGTGATTTGCGTCTATAGTGTTAATATAGCATCTTACGCTTCCAACGTAGGGGTCAGGGTTTGAGTCCCTGTAGGCGCTCCATGAAAAATTGGTTGGATACCTTAAAAGAAGACGAGAAAAAATGTAAAAATTGCGGAACTCCCTTTTCAGGTAATGAGGAAGTTTGGGTAGCGGATGATGGCTACATTAAAGTAAAACACATTATCTGTGGCTGTGGTACAATTCTAGTATTGGATGTATTATATAGTCAGGAGAATGATTGAAAGAGATACGCCTAAGACCAAGAATAGCAGAACATGATTTACAAACAAAAATTCGTGCTGTAAGACGACTCGTACTAAAAGATAAGGTTAAAGTTCAGGTCTTTTTTAAGGGACGTGAATATACTCATCTAGAGTTGGGTCTTAATGTACTGAATAGGGTTGTTGAAGAAACAAAGGACGTTGCAAGAGTGGAATCTAGCGTTGCTAAAGACCGCTACTTTGTTGTCTTAGTGAGTGTTTAAGGGTGTTCAAGCCATCCCTCACACCTATTCACAGAAGCGGGTAGGACAAGCGGCTAAGTCACAGTCCTCATAAGGTTTGAGGACAGGGTTCAACTCCCTGACCCGCTAAGAAAAAGGAGAGTGAAAGTATGGGTGTTTACGACATGCTACCGAATGGTAGTCAAGTAAAACTGTGGAACTGTGATATGGAAACCAAAGAAAAAGGTGACCATGTTCCAGATTTTGGTTTGCCTGAGTACATTGTCCTCTTGAGAGAGGGTGGATTTGTTCATGTCGAAGGCGGTGTTATTACTGATATAAGAGAGAATACCGTGACAAAATTCTATCCAGAAGATTTCCCTGGAGTTGCCTGCTTCGATAAGTGGGGTGGACGTGTAGAGGCACATGGTGACCTCATAGGTGAATTCCAAGGAATTGCGGGAATGGATGACCCGTATTATTTTTAGGAGATACGAATGAAATACTGGAGTAATGTAGTAGTTGAAGGGCATTGCATGGGGAATGAAGACGAGGATGGCAAGAATCCTTGTGGAAGACACGTTCCCTCTCCATTCTGTTTAGGAAATGGTAGATGCGGAATTTGTCCTCATTTCGGTTGGACAGATGCTACTGAAAGAGATGCCGCTCGCTTTGTACCGCTTCGGATTATCCTTTGGGATAAGATAAAGATTTATGCGTATGAAGTTTGGTCTCATTTGGAATGGTTCTTTTGGGGTCAGCTTTGGTTCAACAGACGTAAGATGGACGAGTTCTTCAAGAGCATAGAAGTTATACCTGATGACGACCCTTGCATGGTTCACTTCCGTAAGGAAGAGGAAAAGTCTCAGGCTAAATTTGAGAAGTGGTTTCCTAAAGCTAAAAAAGAGTGGTAAAAATGCCGATATACGAGTTTGAATGTACGAAATGCGGGCATTCTGAAGACTATATACTTACCTTTGACCAAATGAAGAATAACCCCCCAAGCTGTTCCAAATGTGGTAGTCCTACAAAGTACACGTTTGGTAGAGTTCATGCTCATTATAAGGGTACTGGATTCTACACTACTGAGAAACGTGGGATTACTGGTAGAAAACGTAAACCTACAATCAAAGTAGGAAACGTTAGTGACCTACCACCAGAGGAAAGGGAGAAACATCTTGGGTGAGTTTACTAAGGATGAACTTAGAGCTAAGTTACACGAAGCTCAAGTTCCCTATTTAGAGAGAAATAAGGAAAGGTTAGAAACGATAAAACCAAAGTGGGAAGCACATCAGGCGAATGTACCAGACATCAACAATCTTAATCCCTATATTGAGATTGCGGATGGTAAGAAAGACTTGCTAGATTTGCTGTTCTACGGTAGGATGACAATATCGAGCTTTCCGTTTAGTGGTGCAGTTGGCAGACGTATTCACTATCTGATTAGAAATAAACCAGATGGTTATGTGTTGGGTCTGGTTGTTCTTATGTCAGACTTAACTATTCCTATTCGTGATAAGCACATTGGATGGGATAGAAAACAAATGTGGCAAAGAATGAACTATTTGATGAACGTCCACCTTGCCATTAGCACACCACCGCTTTCTCAGTATTTGACTGGTAAATTAACAGCCATATCTGTAGAAAGTAAAGAGATTCAGGATTACTTTGAAAGTAAGTATGGACATAAGTTAGCCGCAATGACTTGTACGAGTCTGTTTGGGAAGTCATCTATATACAACAGACTTCAGGGCTACGAGTATTTGGGGTTAACGAAGGGTCACAGTGTAGCTCTTGTTCCTGTGGAAATCAAAGACAAAATGCGTGAGGACTTCAAGAAAGAGAAAGGTAAGCATTCTGAAGTCTACTACAATGAAGATGGCACAGTAAAAGAGCGTTACGGTGTAGTTAAAGGATTCCAGAAGTTGCAGAAATATTATGATGTTCAGCAAACTGAGAATCAAAGAGGTACGTACATTATTCCTCTAGCAGATAATTATAAAGAGTTTCTTCGTGGTGAAACAGATGATTTGAGGACATTCAATCATCCGTCATTTGAGGAACTAACTCAACATTGGAAGGAACGTTGGTTAGATGGTCGTATCGAAAGAGTTAAAGCTGGTCTGATATGATAGAAGTCGAAAAAGTAGACATACCTATCACTACCTTTGGTAGCCAGAAAGAGGAACACATTGTCTTCTGGATGTGTGACGAAGGTAAAACATTTAGTAGAACAGCCGTTTTGGGACTCCTTGAAGTTTGTAAAGATTGTAAGAAAAGGTTTATATGTGCAACGGAACGGAAGTCATAAACATTCACAAGTATAAGGGAAAAGATTACACATACATTGGACGTGGTTCTCCTTTTGGTAACCCGTTCAAGATTGGTGAGGACGGCACAAGAGAAGAGGTAATTGAAAAGTTCAAGGCATACTTTAAGGAAAGACTGGAAGACCCTCTATACAAAGTGCTAGTTCTCCAACTGAGAGGCAACAAATTAGGTTGCTTTTGTAAACCTAAAGCCTGTCATGGTGACATTATAAAAGAGTGGTTGGATGGTCAATGATGGATATGCTAGGTGTAATTATAGCACTTGTATTAGCATTTGCTTTAATAGCTGTTTTGGCTCTTGGATGGGTCAGAGAAGTTCTGCGTTCAAAGCAGATGGAAATGAGACATCAGCAGGATATAAAAGAGCAGAGAGCAGACGCAGTTAAAAGAAGTCGGGCTGTTATTGAGGGTCAAGTGTTTGAACAACTTGTTCCGCACTTTCCTCAGTGGAAGCATACTCCTAGTGAGGCTAGGTTCTTAGGTTCACCTATAGATTATGTAGTGTTTGATGGCATGTCTACGGGTAAGCCAGAGAAAGTAGTCTTGGTAGAAGTAAAGAAGGGTCAAAGCACCACGACACCCCTTCAGAATAAGATAAAGAAGCTGATAAAAGAGGGCAAAGTGGAGTGGGAAACCCTTGAGTTGGAGTGAGAAGATGCAAGAAATTTTTGAAGATATTTGGAAGCAACATAAACAAGGTAGGTGGGTTGTTATCACCACGAATGGCGACATTAAAAATGATGGTACTTGCGTAATGGGTCGAGGGGTAGCTAAACAAGCGGCAGACAGGTTTCCTGAGCTTCCGTATGAGCTAGGTAAGCGAATTGTGAGTGCGGGTAATGTGGTCAATGTTTTTGAAGACTTGAAGATTATCACACTACCTGTAAAGCATCATTGGAAAGATAAAGCAGATTTGAACCTAATCGAAAAGTCCTTACAGCAACTTGTAGCTTGGGCTGACAAACCACCACGCAAGCATGGCAAGTTCTATATGGTAAGACCAGGCTGTTCTAATGGTAAGCGTGATTGGGAATCTGAAGTTAAGCCGCTCTGTGAGAAGTACCTTGATAATAGGTTCGTAATTGTAGAACGGAACAGTTAATGACAGCAGTAAATATAAATAAAGCAGAAGAAAAAATGATTAGCAATGGCGATGCCAAGGGTGCTTTCGAGTCCATGCTGACAAGGTTCAATCGTATGGTTCAGGGTTCTGGTTTGTTCAGGGAACTCAAAGAGAATCAATCTTACGAGAAACCTTCAGACAGGAGACGTAGAAAGAAGAGAGAGGCACTCGCAAGGATGCGTAAGGAAGGGAAAAATGCCGTATATACCCGTAGAAGACCGAGAAAAGCTAGACCATTGGATAGACAACGTTCTGTTTCACCTGTCAAGCATAAGTAAAAAAGAGGGTGCAATAAATTACATCTTTACTAGGATACTTGATGATGTCTATGGTAAGGGTGGATACAGTGCTTACAATGCGGTTGCAGGTATACTAGGCTGTGTTGACAAGGAATTCTACAGACGTAAAGTTGCTCCTTACGAGGACATTAAAAAGCAGGAGAATGGTGATGTTTATAGTTAAAGGTGTTTACGCCGTTAAGTTCTATCCGAATGGTTCTGTGAGTCGCAACAAGAATTCGTTTACGATGCCATTGAACACAGAAAAAGGTGTCATGGCTTTTATTGACGAGCAGAAACCTTTTGAAAGTATTCAAATATTGAATGCTGACACAAAGGAAGACTTAACAAAATACTTTTTAGGAGACTAAATTGGCAGACAAAGAGGGAACTGTACCTATGCAATGTACGCATTGCCGTAGAACAGCGGATTATTCTCCGTTGCGTCTAGGAAGGGTTTGTGGTAATTGTAAAACAGGTAGATGGATACCTAAACAAAAGGGGGAAGCTATGAAAGACCAGACAGGTAAAGAGATTGACAGGGAGTTCGCACCAAACAAGCGTAACCCTGAAGATAAATATAAGGTCACTGTGGTCAAGAAAGACCCTGATTATGACGTAACTCAGGATGAGACCAAGAGACCCATCGTGACTAAGAAGACTACATAAAAAATTTTTTGAAAATTATTAAAAAATAGCCCAAAAAAGGCTTGACAAAACGGTTCTCATGTGTTATAATGATAGTAGAAAGTGAGAAATGGGATTGCCCATTCAGGAGTGCGAATGATTGATAGACATAATACAATATATGATTTAGGTTGGGGTAAAAAGTTTGCCCCCGAATCGCACACTGATTTGGTTAAGCAAGGTGAATATATGGGGATGTAGCTCAGTCGGTTAGAGCATTGCGTTGACATCGCAAAGGTCACAGATTCAAGTTCTGTCATCCCTACCACAAGTGGGGATTTATTATTTTATGGGGACGTGGTGTAACGGCAACACAGCAGTCTGATATACTGCAATCTGATGGTTCAAATCCATCCGTCCCTACCATAAAGAGGCGTAGCTGATAGGGAAGCATCGGTTTTACATACCGTGACATAGGAGTTCGAATCTCCTCGCCTCTACCAGCTTATCGAATGAGATAAGTTAGCCATCTATATGATTGACCCGTTTTGCGGAAAACGAAAAATAACATTATGAATGCGTAACGTTAAGGTCAGTCTCAAAGTAGCTCTGGCGACTTCAGGGGGCGTTTAATGGGTGCAGGTCAGTTAACCGATAGTTCTAGAGTAGGCACTGAAGTGTAGGTTAAACTCCTACCGTTCCCACCATGCTTGGGTAGCTTAACTACGGTAAAGCTCTTTCTTGGTAAGAAAGGGGATGTCGGTTCGAAACCGTCCCCAAGCTCCATGAGTAAGAATGGTTATATAAGTAAGGGTGATTTCTTAGGAGTTTCTTACGGTACGGCACAGAACAAATTAAAGAAACTAATAATGTTTGATTTGTTAAAACAACAAGGTAATAATATTTGTTACAGGTGTGGTAAAGAAATTGAAACTGCCGATGAATTATCAATAGAGCACAAGAAAGCTTGGTTTAATATAAGTATAGAGTTGTTTTGGAATTTAGATAATGTTGCGTTCTCTCACTTTACTTGTAATTCTGGTAATCATGTGATTGGTGCGGAAAGGGATAAAAAAACTGGTAGATTTCGGAGCAGTGCTTGAGTGGTTTAAGAGGACAGTTTGCTAAACTGTTGGGCGTAATGTCCCGCAAGTTCGAATCTTGTCTGCTCCGCCAAATAAAGGGCTTGACATTAAGTTTGGCTCGTGTTATAATGAAGATAATGGATGTGTAACTCGATTTGGCAGAGTAGCGGGCTTTTAACCCGAAAGGTGTGGGTTCGACTCCCATCACATCCACGTGGGGGATAGTTCAACTGGTAGAACAATAGGTTAAAGTTGAATGCGACTTTCCCTTGCTCCGTTTAGAGTGAAGATATAGGTTCAATTCCTATTCCCTCACCCATGCTTGCGTAACTCAATTAGGCTAGAGTAAACGGCTCTTAACCGTGAGGTTGTGGGTTCGAGTCCCTCCGCAAGCACCACGCACCCCTTTTGTGCGTTTTGATTTGTTAGTCTGCTGAGATATGCAGTAATCAGGTCTAGGAGAACTTACTCAGTAGTTATGTTGTAAGGGCAACACAACGACACGATACGGTATGGGTAAGACTAGCCAGATGAGTATGGTAAGCTGGTTGGGTAAGACGTAAAACGAGGCGTTACTAACGGCACGCCTATCCTAGCACCAGTGGGACACCCAAGTCCCATACTGACAACATGGGGTTATCGTCTAAGGGTCAGGACGGCACTCCCTCGAAGTGCGAATATCGGTTCGAATCCGTTTAACCCTACCAAAATGGATAATGATAAACTTATAGAAGAAGTGTGCAAGGTTGAAAATCCTTATGAGTATTCTCAAGGAATGTGGTATGAACCACTACAAGGTTATTTGATGACTCATGAGACAGCAGAAGAGAATTCGGCACATATTGCTTTTGAAGAGTGTCGAGATTTGATTTTGCTTTTGTTAGCGGGAGCGTAGCACAATTGGCAGTGCAACCGTCTTATAAGCGGTATTAGGGGCTGATTTCCCCAAGGTTATAGGTTCGAGTCCTATCGCTCCTACCAGATGAAAGTGACACTTGATTTTCCTGTAATGCACGACAGATGTAACACTTGTGAGCACAGATTTGCGTGCTGGACAAGGAAAGTACATGTGGAATTGGATTTAACATATGGAGATGGAAGTTATCATACAATGATACAACCCTTCATCTTCGGTTTGGATTGCTTTAGACTAGAACCTTGGTCAAGGGTCAGAAATATAAAGCTTGACATCCTTCCAGACGGTACTTCGATGGTGTTAGATTTGTTTGCAGTATAACTCCCTATAGCTCAATTGGACAAGAGCGTGTGGCTACGAACCACAAGGTTGCGGGTTCAAGTCCTGCTAGGGAGACCATGAGTGCTAAATCAAAAGCTAATGGTCATGATATAGTTTACAATGGCAAGGATTGGGTTTACTTGGATAACGGTGAAGTTGTTGACGTAAGACCGTGTGCTCGTTGTGGTGCTAAACCAGTAGCAGTTAAGGTCAAAATACCAGCCGATTTATCACACACTGGAAAAGAGTTTTGGAAGTACGCTCAAATAGACGCTTGTATTGCTCCCATCGTTAAAGCGTTACAAGATGCTGGTATAGATATGAGAGGTTCTTGTTGTGGACATGGTAGGGGAGTTGGTGATATAGAACTTCAAGATGGTCGTGCTGTTGTTATCCTCAATCCAGAGCAAGCACATACTTTTTATGTTAAGAATGCCCTCGTAGCTGAATTGGAACAGCCGCTCGCTTCTAACGAGAAGAATGAGAGTTCGAGTCTCTCCGAGGGTGCCAGGGTGGAACTTCGTAGCTGACCCGCAACGTGTTGTACGCACGTTTGTTTACGGCACGTGAACATAGTGAAAAAAGTATTAACGAATGTGTTAATACGAGGTCAGAGCGTTAAGTACCCTTTATCTCGCTGTAGTCGGGGGAATTTCCTAAATTCTCATCCGTAAGTGGAACTGTAAATGCGAGTTCAAGCCTCGCCAGCGAGTCGGGGGATGGGTACAGCCGATGAAAAGGTAAAAAACGGCAATTGATGAATGTCATGCAATACGGGTACGCCTCCACCATCGGACTAAGTATGAAATTGGAATAGATTTTTTGCGGGTGTAGCCGAATTGGCATAGGCAACAGGTTTAGACCCTGAAATCTGGAAGTTCGAGTCTTCCCACCCGCACCATATGATATGTTTCTGTACATTGCAGTTGATGACAGGACGATAAAAAGCACTTGGAATTGGGACTTTGAGGGTTGCAATTCTTGTCCGCATAGATTTGAGTGCTACACAGAAGACAGTGCTACTATAAAGCCTGTCAAAGTAGATGAGTGGGAAGCAGATAGCTACCTATATTCTCGCAATTATAAGGCTGAGTTTCATCTACCAAAATGTATACGAGCAGGGCTATTTAAGCAGATAGCGGATACTGGATATTGGAAAAGCAGTTATCCAACGGATTTCGGTGACGGCTTCAAGTTAGGTGGAGTGTTTAGTGATGAAGGTGAGCACGTTACAGTTGAGCGTGCGTGGGTAAAGTTTCCTAGCACTCTTTATGTCACTGGCTTAAAGAGAAAGGTGCGTTGGTGTTAATGGTGAGCATACTACCCTGTCAAGGTTGAGGGAGGGGTTCGTGTCCCCTACGCACCGCCATGAAAAAGATAATAGCGTATACTGATGACGACAAACCCTTTGGTGATAGTCCAGAGGATTATCTAGACTATGAGCTACGTGTCATAGACAGAAGGGTAAGGATTGAAAACAAAGAGCGCAAAGATAAAGCAACTACTACTATAGAAGGTGCTGTACAAGCGGCTCAGAGATACATGTTTTCGAGTCCTAAAGAATTCCCTATGACTGATACTCTGTTTATGGCGGAATGCAAACGAAGAAAGGTCGGTGATTGTAGTATCTGTAAACTCAGATTTAGGTGTTGGACAGAATGATTATTGATGTTCTTGTAGTGTCGTTATTTTTATTAATGCTTGGTGGTTCTGTTTGGTGTGCAACAAAATGGGATGTGCATTAAGGCATCGTGGTCGAGTGGCTAAGGCGAGCGTCTGCAAAACGCTTTTACGTGGGTTCAATTCCCACCGATGCCTCATGAATACAAAAGATATAGGTGATATTACTCAAGCTAAACTAGAACTAAAATTGTTGCTACAAGGTTACGTAGTATTGACCCCACGTGGTGATAATCTTAGATACGACTTTGTTATTGAGCGTAATGGTAACTTTGATAGAGTTCAGTGTAAGACTGGACGTTACAGAAAAGGATGTGTGGTATTTGATACTCGTTCTTCTAGTTGGCACAGAGACGGTAAGAAAGAACCGTATAATAAATATCAGATAGATTTCTTTGGAGTATATTGTCCTCAGTTGGATAGTTATTACTTGATACCTGTTGAGGATATTGGTGATAAATACCAGTGTAACTTGCGGGTTGATGAACCGAGGAAGAAAAATAATCGTTATATTTGGGCAAAAAATTATATTCTGGTGTAGTTCAATCGGTAGAGCAGGCGGCTGTTAACCGTCAAGTTGATGGTTCGAGACCATCCACCAGAGCCATGCAGAGAATAAAGATTCCTGAGTCTAGCTACTTTGTCTATTGTAATGACAAGTGCGAGACGTGCGAGGTCAGATTCAGGTGTTTCACCAGTCGTGAAATGCTTGTTGTTGATTTACCTACAGCAAAAAGGATAGTCGAGTCTGAATATATGGATTGGTTAATTAGGTAGTATGGCGGTATCTGCTAATGGTCAGGCAAGCAGGCTTTCAACCTGGAAACGGGGGTTCAATTCCCCCTACCGCTACCATGCTGTCGTTAATTGGGCAAAGCTAAAGATATTGACGTTACGCTCTTTGCATATGAGGCTGTACACTGATTATGTAAAGCTGAATATCTTGGTAATTGGGTTCGACTCCCAACGGCGGAACAGCGGTGGAGAATCGGTATTCAAGATGCTCTCATAAGGCATCCTTCGAGGGTTCGACTCCCTTCCCCGCAACCATTTCCCTGTAGTGTAGTGGTAGCACGCAACGCTCTGAACGTTGTAATTCTGGTTCGAGTCCAGACAGGGGAGCCAAGATGATACCAAGAAGGATAATGCTAAAAGGCAAAACTGGACACAACGAATATATGTGTTCGGGGTCTTCTTGTGATACTTGTAAACTCAGATTTGAATGCTTTACTGAGGATAGAGAACATATACTTTGGTTAGAGTGGGATGAGCTTCACGCAAAGTATAGAGGAATCAGTCCTTCAAGAGTATTGAGAGACATAATCGGTAGTAAAGTTTGGGTTGAGGGTAGCAGAAGGTTCAGAGAAAATATGGAAAAGGCAAGGAGCTTGCTTCCATCTGAACAGCGTGATATTAGAGTTCAACATTTATTAAGGGAGCTATAGCCCAACTGGCAGAGGTAACTGGCTAAGAACCAGTACAGTAAGAGTTCGAATCTCTTTAGCTCCACAAGCAAGCAGGACGAGTGAACGCTCTACGGAGAGGAAAGTCCGAACACCTTTGAGCAAGATGCAGGGTAACACCCTGGCAGAGTAATCTGACGATTAGAGCAACAGAGACGAGTTGAGATGGACGAAAAAGAGTTAGAAGAAGAACTTCGTAAGCGTAGTGCGTTTTATGAATTGGGATACCAAATTGAACAGTTCAAAAACACACTTCGTAGCGAGTTTGAAAAACTCTTTAAGTTTATACTCAAGTGAAACGGGCAATCTCCATCTGGTGCAACACCAAACAGAAGGCGATGCTAGGTCGTAATGGACTAAGCGGGATGCGCTCAACGTAGTCTTCGGGTAGGTGGCAAGGAACTTAGCAGTAATGTTAAGTCAAGTCAAATGTTCACATAGACAGAATTCGGCTTACAGTCCAGCTTGCTACATGGTGGTGTTGGTCTATAGGTATGACGGTTGGTTGTGACCCAGCCAAAATGGGTTCGATTCCCATACACCACCCCATAATGATAAAAGAATTTCAGAGTGAGAATAGGTTTCTCTCCAATTTTTGGTTCTGCAATGGTGTAACTCTTGATGGTAAGAATTACCCATCTGTAGAGCACGCATACCAAGCGGCAAAGACACTTGACGATAAGCAGAGAGAGGCAATTCGAACTGCGAAAACACCAGGAGAAGCCAAGAAGCTTGGCAAATCAGTAACGATACGACCTGATTGGGAAGACGTAAAGATTGATGTAATGTACGGTTTGCTTAAACAGAAATTTAGCGAGAGCAACCCATTGTTACTGAAAAAGCTGAAGGACACTGGCAATCAGGTGTTGCAAGAGGGTAATTATTGGTATGATACCTTTTGGGGAGTTGACCTAAGAACTGGTAAGGGACAAAATAACTTGGGTAAATTGCTCATGAAAGTAAGGGATTCATATGAGAATAATGCTCAAAAGTAAAATTCACCATATCAAAGTTACTAACGTAGCACCGAATTACGAAGGTAGCATAGCTATTGACGGTGGGCTTCTTTCCAGAGCCGATATTCTTGAGTACGAACAGGTTCATGTTCTTGACCTGACTAATGGCAACCGCTTCATAACCTACGCTATTGAAGGTGATAAAGATGAGTGTAGCGTTAATGGTGCGGCGGCTCGATTGGTGAATGTTGGTGATGTTCTAATAATTATGGCATTCTCTATACTAAATGATGGGGCATCATACGAATTGAAACCCCGCATTGTGGTGTGCGATGGATAACCAACTACAGTCTCACCTGTTAAAAGCTTCTATTCAGATGGAAGTAGAAGAACTTCTAGAGGGAAAATCAGAGGAATTTAAGGAAGCTTTCTACTTGGGGTTACAATACGGTGTAGAGATACAGAAGGCTTTTCTTGATTTATACTTCGGTAAAAGCGGGCGAAATTCATAAGGTTGAATGCTGGCTTGCCAAGTCAGACGTAGCGAGTTCAAATCTCGCCGCTCGCTCCAAATGGCAATTTACTTAGGCTTGACTTTGTAAGTGGCATTGTGTATAATAAGGGTGACAGTGGATATAATTGTTGACCAGAATGATGTAGTTTATCGGTACAGGTGCAACGAACAATGTGACGCTTGTTCAATTAGATACATATGTTATACGAACAAGAATGTAAATGGTGTGGTGCATCTGAGAGGGCAATCCTATTCTGACCTGTTAATGCTTCGTACCAGATTGGATTCTCTGATAACTTCACAAGAAGTGTTGTGCTCCTTGTGTTACAGACATGAGCATAAGATAGTGGCACGACCATTAGGTGAGAAGTGTCCAGAGTGTGGTCACTATATCACTTGTGAAAAGTGTGAAGCTAGTAATTGCAGTTTTCGTGGTGATGGATATAACACAAGCGGAGATTGCATAATGGAAAAGTAATTGCTGGTATAGCCCAATAGGCAGAGGTATCAAGCTCAAACCTTGATTAGTGCTAGTTCGAATCTAGCTACCAGCACCAATGAGATATATTACGGTATAATGGGAGTGTAGCTTAACGGTATTAGAGCCTCCGTCTCCAAAACGGCAAGATGAGAGTTCGAATCTTTCCACTCCTGCCAAATCTCCAGTCTTCAAATATAATTAGAGGGGATGTTATGCGTGGTGCTAGACTTTGGCGAGCTATTAGAAAAGCGGAACGTGTTTTTAAGAAGTATGAAGGTTTTAATCCACGAAATGAAAAACAAAGTGGATTTTATCGTAGCAATAGATGGACAAAGGACGAGATAAATAGAATCGTAGGAATCTACCGCAAAACAAAAGTTCCATGTTCTTGTTTTATGTGCGGTAATCCTAGAAGACATTGGGGATATTTACCAATAAGAGAGGTACGACAGCACTTGAACGCCGATTCGCAGTATGATGAAATCGGTTGGAATCATAGAAAACATAGATGGTTAAGAGGATGGTTAGAATAGCAGAGGTTGATTTGAGTAAAGAGTATGCTCATAAGTATTATCTAGAACATAAAGAAAAGATAATAGCAAATGCACGTAAGAATGAAAGAATTTATGAGACAAGAGTGCGTGGGTTTATACGAGATTATTTATCAGCACATCCTTGTGTAGATTGCGGCGAGGCAGACATAGTTGTCCTTGATTTTGACCACATTGATGGCACTAAAGAAATGTCTGTTTCTCAGATGATTAGATGGGGGTTTTCATTAGACAGGATAAAAGCTGAGATTGCTAAATGTGAGGTTCGTTGCTCTAACTGTCATAGAAAACGGCACGCAATTGAACGAGGTTTTTGGCGAGTATGATGCAACATAGGCAGACATACCTCTCTTAAAAAGAGGTTTTTGGAAGTTCGAATCTTCTTGCTCGCACAATTATAGCCATAGAAAAGGCTTGACATTAGGTTAGGCTCATGCTATAATAGGTATAGTTAGAAACTATAGAAGGAAAGGAAAGGACATGACTGCTAAAAAATTCGGACTTGAGGAACTTGGGAAGTATGAAGCTGAGGTCGGGTTTAAGAAGAGTGATGTACGCACGATTAAAGGGGTCTGCGCTATTGTAGACCTTCCGATGACAGTCGTACCAGAAGCAAAGGAAATCATTTCTACGCTGAATGGTAACGTTGTTGCGGCACAGGGTAAGATTGCGGAAATCGAGACTGCTGAAGCAAAAGCGGAGCAAGTCCTGAAGGAGAGCATCGCAAAGATGAAGTCCGACAGAGAGACTGCTAAAGCAACCAATAAGCTTGAAATCAACACGCAGAAGAAAGTACAAGGTAGCTTCAATAGCGAAGTAGCACGCTTGGAAAAACTTCTAAAGAATTTTTCCTAACATCGGCTGAGTACGGTGGATTTGCCTAACTAGCCCTTGGGAGTATCCTTGAGGCTAAAGGGATAACTAGGCAGAAGGGGGAAAATCTAACCAGTTTGAGTGAACTGTGACCATCCCTTAGTGGCATGGTATCCGCTGTGGAAGGTAGACAGTCAACTGTACTCAGAAATGCCGAGGTAGCTCCAACGGTAGAGCGACAGATTGAAACTCTGTGCGTTAGAAGTTCAAATCTTCTTCTCGGCACATGGAATGTAAACTCTGTGGAAGAGTATTAAAAGGTAGTAGAAGAAAACGCTGTAATTCTTGTAACACTAAGATAAGAAGATACAGAGCAAAGAAAGCCGCCGTTGCTTACTTGGGTAGTAAATGTAACAGGTGCGGTTGGTGTGGTAATATTGCGGGATTTGACTTTCATCACAGAGGTGATAAAGATTTTAATATCGGTAATGTAGCTAATAAGAGTTGGGAAATTATAAAACAAGAATTGGATAAGTGTGAGTTATTGTGTGCTAATTGCCATAGGATAGAACACTCAGACAATTCTTCTGAAGCATTTCTAATTGAGGTAAACAACTATAAAGGTAAACTATTAGTATAATGGGTTAGCGGCAAAGTTGGAGAGTTGCCCTCGTCTGTAAAACGAGTGTCCTTAGCGGCTGAGTAGGTTCGACTCCTATCTAACCCACCATGAAATGTAGCTGTGGTGAAGAAGCAAAATATGTAAAGAAACCGCTAATCGGCAAGAAGCAGTATCTATGTATTTATTGTGTGGTTGCTTCTTTGAATGGTTGTGCTTTAATAGAGCCAATAGATGATTGATAAACTAATACAACCGAAGCGACTATATTGTACCGTTTGTGACGTATTATTATTGCCAGACTTCAATTTGAGTTGTCCAGTGTGCGGCACAACATTGACTACTTGTTGGTGGGCTTTGTTGAATAGAAAAACCAAGGTCAAAGAGCATTGTAAGGATTGTCAGAATAGATTCTGGTGTTGGACACATAAAGCGGGTGACGAAAAGCGACTCCCGACAGTCACACAGGCACAGATAGTCCAGAATGCTAAATTTGGTGAAAAACAATGAGCGAAGAAACAGTAGGCATGAAGAAAGTGAACGGAGAATGGATTAAGATTGTCCGTGTGTTTTGCCCCAAGTGTGGAAAAGAAAGACTAGAGATAACTGCCGATGGTAAATATAAATGTGTAGCTTGTGGTACTGAATTTACTAAAGGTAGAGAAAGACTAGAAAACTAATTGGGGGCTTAGTTCAGTGGGAGAACAATTCCCCTGCAAGGAATAAAGACGAGTTCGAGTCTCGTAGCCTCCACCAAGTGACAGAGTTCAGAGGTTTCTGAGTGATGCACAATTTTACGGGAATAGCTCAGTGCAGAGCGTCAGATAGTGCTTCTGAAGGCAGTGGTTGAACTCCACTTTCCCGTACCATGAAGAACGAGGCGTCATTACACGCCTACAAGTCACTTATACTTCCACAGTCACCTTCGGGTGCTGTGCGGTGCAGTAAAGACGGTGGAATTCCGTATAGTAGACAAGCGCATCTACTGTGAGTTAGAGCTTCACATTCTCACATACTGCGTCATCGGAGTGTAGCTCAGTTGGTTCTAGAGCACATCGTTTGGGGCGATGGGGTCGGTGGTTCAAGTCCACTCACTCCGACAGGGTTGAGCGTGGTAAGTAGGAAAGCCCGAATAAGAGACCGAAAGGTTTCGGAATGCTGAAAACGGCATTCAACCATAGCAACCCACTTCTTGGGCTGTACCTATGGTTAGGTGATGCGCATAACGGGTTCGAATCCCGTACAGTCCACACACTTAGTAGGCTTTGGGGAAAAGTGTTGCGAAGATTGATGTATAGATAGAAGATATTTTTCTGTCTGAGTCTTCAATCGAATGTATTACGATTTTTAAGGGATAATACCCAAAGATATTACTCCCTTATTTCAGGGTGTATTGTCAATTGGTAGACGGCGTGCTTTGGAGGCATGAGGTTACGAGTTCGACTCTCGTCACCCTGACCATGAAATATTACTGCTTTGAATGCCAGACGGTATTCGCACATGGCAGTGAAACTAGGGTTGTTGGGTCTGGTGTCCAGACACGACACTATTGTCCCACTTGCGGCGCACTTGTTCGTAGTTGCGTAAACATCATACGAAGCATTGGTAAATTTCCACCAGAATTTGATGCGGCAGATTGCGATAAGTGTCACTGGAGATTTAGGTGTTTCACTGGTGGATGGTAAATTTGAGTATTGGGGGTTAACATGATTATTATATGGGAACAGAATGACGCTGAAAAAATTACTCCTGGCGTAGTGCTCGGATTTGTTGAAACTGATGAAGAATTTAAGATAGCCGCTCTAGAGCTTATGAGTCAGGGCAAAAAGATACTAGCTGGTGACGTGACTCCTATTACTATAAAATACGTTCCCGCAGACGTAACGCTAGATAGACTTATAACGAAGGTTTAATATGGAACGTTACGAGAGGCGTGAAAAGAAGCTTGAGTCCAAACGTAATAAGATGAAGAAACATGGCAGAAACATCGGAATCATTTACAAAAACGCTCTTGACAAAAGAGCCACTAATTAGAAAAGCTTATCGTAGCCTTAATAAAAAGTACAAGATTATAAAGCGTGAAATTAGAGAACGTATTAAACATGACCACGCTACATGCCGCTGAAGCTCATCAGGATGAGCGATGGTTTTGTAAACCATAGGCAACGGGTTCGAATCCTGTCAGCGGCTCGTAAGGGGGATAAATGGAAGAAGATTACATGAATGTCTGCTGTCCTTTCCTTGACATAGCTGATTGTGAAGACACTGATGAGCATGGTCACCTTTATTGTACAACAAATGGTGACTTTATGAATTTTGGTATGACACACAAGTATTGCGTTTCGGAAGATTGGGAGAAGTGTCCTCATTTCATGGCTTACCCCATTCAAATCCCCTTTACAGAATAGCCACCAAAGCTTATGAGGATAAGCAGTTGTTTCGTAAACAACAGATAGTGAGTTCGAATCTCGCTGGTGGCTCATGAATAAAGGTTGGGTTGAACCAGAGAAGTATAACGAAATTTGTAAACTGATTCCTATTGTTGCCGTAGATGTTGCGGTATTTCATGGCGACAGGTTGCTCTTACTAAAGAGACAGATGCCACCGATACAAGATACTTGGTGTCTTCCAGGTGGCGGAATTAGGTTAGGTGAGAATCCGTACATGACGGCTTCACGTGAGCTTGAAGAAGAGACTGGCATCAAAACTCTTAATTTCGTTCAGGTTGGCAGTGCAGTCACGTACCTATTTGACTTCAAACAGAATGTCGGACTTGGTATGATAACCAAGGTGGATAACCCAACTGAAGTTATCATGGATGGTGAGCACAGTGATTATGGTTGGTTCAATATTTTCGACCTTCCAGAACCGATAGACGAGCAGATGATGGCTCAAATCAAGAGTTGTATTTGCGCATATCATGAAAAAGGGTGGATGTTGGATGCTTGAATTTGTCGTGCTAGGCGTTAGTTTGAGTCTAGTTGAGATTCTGATACATATAGTAATTGACTTATGTATTTGCATTCCTATCTGTATGCACTTCTGTAAAAGAGCTTGCAGAGCAGATGCTAAAAAACATAGACACGAAAATTAACACAAGTTTAACGTGACTGTAATCTGATTGTAATACGACTGTGCTATAATGTAACTGAGAGTATATTCTCAGGAGGCATTATGGAAGTTGTATTAGCTGTAGTAGCTTTTATCGTTTTGTTTGGTGCTTGGGTAATTGTTCCTACCATCATAAAAAAGCGGAAGAAGTAATGGAGAGTTGGCAGAGCGGCTTATTGCGGTTGTCTAGAAAACAATTGAGCGAAAGCTCCAGAGGTTCAAATCCTCTACTCTCCGCCATAGTAGAGTTGCCTCAGTGATAAGGGCGAAGTCTGGAGACACGGTTTGTCATGTTGGTTCGAGTCCAACTCAGATGGTATCATAACTCTACTACTTGGAAGGTTGGCTGAGTGGGTTAAAGCGGGCGTCTTGAAAACGTCAGGGTCAACAGCCCCGTGAGTTCGAATCTCACACCTTCCGCCACACCAGCACTTTTCGTAAGCAAGAGGCAGGGTAGTAAGCGAAAGCTGAAATCCCTGATGCTGGTGTATAAAGGTATGGTATGGTTCAGATAGAGAGGTTGAATCATGTCATACGAAGTTAGCAGAGACGAGATAAAAGAAGGCACGAATGTAGCGTTCCCACAGGATGGTTGCATTAGTCCATTTTTGAGCACTATCCTCAGTTGGTTTGAGCCAGATTGGAAGAACGTAAATCCAAAGTTCTGGCACGTTGGTTTCATCGTTCACAAAGATACGATTGAGTCAGCTATAAAGAGAAACTACTTGGTTGAGGACTTTGTAGCACCTGACCCAAATGACGATGAATGGTGGGTATGTGAATCTATAACTAATGGTGTTTCATTAACCCCTCTAAGCAAGTACGATGACACAGAGTTGAGGTTCTTTAATATCATACAGAATCAACCAACCAGAAGTAAAGTAGCGGATTATCTAGCATTCTTTGTTGGTAGACCATATGATGGTTTGGTCTATGTGTGGACGGTAGCCGCTGAGTTGCTAGAAAAAGTACGCATTCATTTAGGTAATTGGAATAACCTTTCCTTTACATGTTGGGAGAACCTAGAAGCATTCATGGACTTTATTGGTGAAGGAATGGTTAAAGATTACGACCACATTATGTGTACTGATTTCGCAAGAGCTTGGGGACTCGTTTAATCCCCACCATTGCCGAGTCGTCTAAAGGTAGGACGGTGGTCTTTGAAGCCATCTACGAGAGGTTCGAGTCCTCCCTCGGCAGCCAATTTTGGCAATAGTAAACCCCACCTGTTAATTCAGATGGGGTTTCTTTGTGCCTAAAATTTGCGTCTTGGTTTCTTTAGACTAATTAAAAAAGCCAGAACTAGCACCGAAATTAACCAAATCCAAAACACTCACTTTACTCCTCCACGCAATACTTAGGTAACTTGGTCTTCTTGTTCTTGATACGTATGACTTCATCAATCTCAGCATATATCTTGTCTACGTTTACAATCTTTTTTGGCATGTACTCGTCACAGGCAGTAGAAAATTTGTGGACAATTTGTCTGGTCTTTTCGCAATAACCGACAGGACGTGCTGTAGTTGTGTAACCTTTCGCCCTAGTTCCGAATTCGACTTCCTTACAATTGCCACAAGTATTTGTTATTTTCCAGTTTACCTTCACCCTCTTAGGTCTTTCAACATTAGCCAGGGTAAAACATACAAATCTATATTCACATTCTTCACATTTCATGTCAACAAATCTAATTCAATATCATCTTCCCACTCAAAGCAAGCTGGATAGTCCTCTTTGTGTGGGCAGGTTTCTAATAGTTCCCCTTCAACATAGTGCTTACAGTGAGAACACATTACGTCTGGTGTTGCCTCGTGCCACACTGTTCTTATATCTGATTCACACACCTCACAGATAGCGCACATGATGTCGTAGTCGTTGGGGAAGCTGACATCCAATTCGGCTGTTTCGCCAAATTCTATAGAAGTGCTGGCGTACTGTAGTTCTACGTCAACTCTAAACTTCTCTGTGTTCCCGCACTTCGGGCAAATCAACCTTTTTGTTTTCATGCTTTCCCTTTTTTGTTATCCTCGGTGCGTTCCGCTTTATCTTTTCTATCTGCTCTGGTGTTAATACAGGTTGTGGTTGAGGTACAGGAGCAGGTTTATTTAATGGTTGAGGTTTTATCCTCTGGGGGACTGCATCTTTCTTTCTCATCAACTTCCTCTTTTACTACACCGTAATAACGTTTAGCCCATGCTTGCTCTGTTGTCATAGCACGTTTGACCTCATCAAAGGAAGTCGCTTTCTTTATACTGTTCCTCAGTTCGAGTAACCTGTCTAAAGAAGAATCAACGTATCCCTTGATGAAGTCGTTCTTGAACTGCTCTAACGCCTTATCGTCTGCCATCTATGTACTCCCTTGCCTTAGCGAAAGCACCCTCTCTGTCATCCTTATCCAACTTGTCATCAATGACCAGATTGGTCAGGTGATTCTTGATTTCACCAACAAACTTTCCAGGCTTTAGTGAGAATTCGTTCATGATTTCATTACCGTCAATAGGGGAAGCTAGAGACTCTGGTTCTTCCGCCAAGCACTCGCTCACCATCTTGGTTAGGATGGTCATGAACTTATAGCGTGGGTTCTTAGAAGAGCGAATATCACACTTTACCAAGTCCATTAGTAGTCCGATATTATCTTCACCAACTCTACGTACTAGACGCATGATGATTCTCTTCTTAATCTTACCCCTGACAATTTCTCTCTGTAGAACGATAGGAGTCATGTGATACTTAATCAAATGACAAACGCTCTGAACAGTTTCATTATCGTAACGTAGTCTGCGTAGAAGCTTTCTAGCCTTTCTAGCACCCACGTTGTGGTGGGAGTAGAAATGAACACCACTCTCATCTTCTATCTTGGTTTCAGGCTTACCGATGTCGTGCAAGATACAAGCTAGACGGAAGATTAGGTTTCTGTCACCCTGCTCAATCTTAGAACCCTTGTGTAGAACCAACAGAGAATGCTCGTAAGCATCCTTGATGTGATTCTTACCCTGCTGGATGTTCTTCAAGTCCATGAACTCAGGTACGATGTAGTAAATCAGTCCAGTCTGACACAACTTTCTCCAACCGTAAGAAGCTCTGCTAGACAACAGGATTCTGTTCAGTTCCTCACGGATTCTTTCCTTAGATACTATCTGTAGTCTCTCAGGATGTTCAATCTTTACGTCAAGAGTGAAGCCAAGCTCGCAGGCAAAACGTACTGCACGAAGCATTCTTAGAGGGTCTTCGTCAAATCTTTCGTTTCCACCTACTACCTTAATCAATCTATTGTTCATATCAATCAAACCACCAAACGGGTCAACTACAGTTCCAGTCAATGGGTCACGAGCGATGGCATTGATAGTGAAGTCTCTGCGAGACAAGTCCTCTACCAAGCTATCACCAAACACGACCTCTGGCTTACGAGAATTGGAAGGGTAAACTTCCTTTCTGTAAGAAGTCACTTCAACGGTGACACCCTTAACGTTAAGACCAATAGTACCAAATGCTTCACCCATTGCATAGATAGCACCCAAGTCATTTAGAAGTTCCTTTATCTTAGTTGGGTGGGCATTAGTTGCTAGGTCAATATCGTGAGACTTTCTATTAAGGAAAGAATCACGGACATGACCACCAACTTCGTACAGTTCAAGTCCTTCGTTCTTGAATCTTTCAGCTATAGTCTTTATCAATTCTTCCATACCTCTATATTAGCACATTTCCTTTCATTTGTCAAGTCTGCCATAGTCAATTATTTCGTATTTATCAGGCTGAGGTAGTCGTGTGAAAGTCACCACAGCGATTTCATTGGGATTAAAATTACAATAGATACGGCTCAAGGTTTCGCTCAAGCACTTCATTGTTTTTGTGGTGAGAAAGCACGCCAGATTGTCTATTTCCTTTTGAGTCACACCACTTAGTTTGGTATGACGAATCTTCTGTATGATGCCGAAACCTAATATGTTACTATCCATGTCACAAAGACAAATTGGGTCACTAACTTTAGCTACGGCTAACCATTTACCTCTACGTATTGTGGTATTTATGCCCTTGTGGAGATTGGGTGCTACGAATTTCATTCTATAGAACTTTTGCATCTTCCCAATTATACCACGAACTAGAGTGTGTTTTGCTATCTCTAGCACCACCAACTCCGCAGATAATCTCGCAACCAATCTCTTTGCACACGTCAAGTTCTTCTTGAGGAATGTTGGTCATGTCTCTGTCGCCACCTTTAGCAAATATGTGCGGCTTTATAGCCCTAATAGTTGCAGATATGCTTTGGTCACAGTCTACACTACCAGCCACAACATTGACCGTCTTGAACTCATTAACGATAAAAGCCCTGTCTAGGAAAGGATAACGAATCCTGCCCTCAAGCGGAGTCCCTCTGCGTTTCATGAGTAGTTGCTCGTCAGTATTCAGCATGACGACTAAGAAGTCTCCTAAGTCTTTTGCCGCTCTGAAATAAATAAGGTGTGTCGGTGTAGGTGGGTCAAAGTAACCAGACACCGCAACGACCTTACCCTGTTGTTTTAAGCTTTCGAAAAATTGGGTATATTCATTTGTGTGTAGTATTATCATATTTACCTACCACTTCAAAATCTAGTAGATATACTGGTGATATGTACCACATACCTACCTTGTAATCTGCATAGTCTACTTTTTTAATCTGATGGTAAACTTTGACACCATCCTCAGTTTCCCACCATCCATAGTAAGGGGTATAAGAAGATTCTAGTCTCCATTTCTGTGCCTCTGGTACGTGCAGTTTATCAAGGTATAAATCTTCCTCGTCAAACTCTACGTATGCACCACGTCCACCATGTACAATACGAGTAAACTTATCAGCTACAAGAATGCCACTTTTGGTAAATACTGGTAGGACTCCTGTAAAGTCATACTTATTCATAGTGGCAAACCGTTTACTATCTTCCTAACTTTCATAATTTCTGAGTCATGGATGTGAATTCCTAATTCATAAAGTGAAACAAAGACTGGCAGAAATTCCTCAATGCACTCTCGTCTGGTGTTATTCAGTATAGGACTATTGCTGTAAAAGTCCATGAACGCATCCACGTACTCGTCAAGTTGCTCGTCTGTATAGACGATATGGTGCATTAACTCATGTACTCGTTCTCTATTCAGCATTCTCATTCTCCAAGCAACCGTCATTTTCCTCAGCCCATTGAGCGAGTTTCTTCTCGCTGTCAAAAGTGCCGATGGTGCAGACATCAATAAACATTGTCACCTTGGAATCCTTGGAATCAGCGTAGTGCTCGGTTCTTTCTTCTACCATTGTAAGCTTATACTTTACAGTCATCTGCATTCCTCCATCCGTCAGGAAATAATTTTATCTGCTTCTTATAGCATTCGAGACATAATACTTTGTCTTGTAGTGGTGGGATTACGTACTTTTCCCAATCTTCATCTATAAACATATCAGGAAATACTTCGCCACAAAGAGCACACAACACAGGTATCTGAACCCAAGGAATTCTGCCCTTACGTTCTAGCATTTCTTCCCATTGTTCCTCTTGTCTCTCAGTTAAGCCATGCTCGTATGCCCAAGTTCCCTCGGACACATCAACATTTAGTAGTTCGTAGCAACAACCACAGCTTATGAGTTGCCCACCACAGAAGGGACAACGTTCCATATCACAGCCTAGAGCATGATACTCACCCTCTTTTGCACCACAATCATGACATGTCTTATCCAAAGGCTAAGTTCCCCTTTTCTGACGCTGTGCTTACTTTAGGACTTACAAGTATCCCTTTCTTATCAATAAGGATACCGTCAAGGTGGTCTACTTCATGCTCTGCCACGCTAGATTCCTCTGGTGTTTTGCACTTTAATTTGACAGGTCTACCATGAGAGTCAGTTCCAAAGAGCGTTAATGTCTGCGGTCTGGTTACTTGATAAACACCATCTACACTCAGACAACCCTCGAACATCTTTACTGCACCTTTCTTGTGCTGGATGTAGGGATTGAATATTGTATACTCTTTGCCACGATATACGATGTTTATAATCCTCACAGACTGACCTATCTGTGGTGCGGCAAGACCGATACCACCATTCTCCTGTCTGACCCTTGACATTTCCTCAGTAATATTGGTCAGGTCAAGTTTGGTGGTGGCGGGTACTGCTTTCTGTCTTAATCTTTTATCTGGTAATTTAATTAACATCTAATATCTTCCCCAATTTTATAGAATAAAGAGCCTCTCCCTTGTCCATCCCTAACCACTCCACTCTCATAGTAGGAGAGGTCTTTGAATACCCATTCTTGAATACGATTACATCGAAAGTCTTACCTTCCAATCTCTTTGTCCAGTAGGGTTTTATCTCACGAAACTCTACTTTTTTAGTGCCATCTAGTATCGCATCAAAGTAGCATTTCTTTAGTGTCAAGTATAAGACTTTTATCCCCATTGTTCCGCCATTGCCTCAGCTATTCCAGTGTAAGTCGTACTTCTTAACTTCCACCTATCAGGTGATGGTGGTAAATGATGTACTCTTGGTGTCCGACCCTCGACAATGTTTGTCGGTTTCAACAGTGGTAGATTCTTTAACCACAAACATGTAGCTTTAGTTTCACCGTGTCCAAACTGCCAAGGTTGGATTATCTGGTCTGGTTTACGAATCTTGGACGATATTATACTGATAGGATTCTCCAAAGCTATCTTTGGTATGTCAGCATTAAGCAAAAGCCATACAAAGTCTAGAGCTTCCTGTTGTTCCTGTTGCTTATTTTTGAACCATCGAGCACCAGAAACCGCAAGATGTGTACAAGGTGGGTGGGCTATCATTAAGTCCCACTTGAACCCCAATATGTCTCTCACATCACCTTGGTAATGATACTCACTGCCATCATCAGCAGGAAGTAAGTCACAGGATAACGCATCGTGACCTCTAAGTCTGAAAGCTTCTCTGACTACCCCGCTATATTCGCAAGCTACTAATATCTTCATTTTCCGTTTATTGCGTCCGCCGCAATTATACCACTTGCTACTGCTTGGATGATGCCTCTTGATACACCACTTCCATCACCCACACAATACAAATTAGGTATTGATGTCTGCATATTTTTTAGTTCAATGACGTTAGAGTAGAACTTGACTTCGATGCCATAGAGCAAGTTGCTTCCAGCCATCATGCCAGGAGCTATCTTATCCATCGTCTGTATCATTTCCGTTAAGTCACACAGGTAACGATATGGAAGTACGAGGCTCAAGTCCCCTGGAAACGCATCCAGTGTTGGCTTCACATTACTCTTTACTATTCGTTCCTTGGTTGAGCGTCTACCGTCCAGCAGGTCACCAAGTCTCTGTACTATCACTCCACCCTCAGCGATGTTGTTTGCTAAGGAGACGATTGACCTCCCGAACTCATTAGGACGAATAGGAGAACCGAATGGGATGCTTACAAGGAGAGCAAAGTTGGTATTAGTTGTCACTCCCTGTTTGAAGCTATGCCCGTTGCAGGTGGTCAGGTCATCAAATTGTTCCCGTACCACTTCACCATGTGGACATACGCAGAATGTTCTTACCATGTCATCAAAACACTTGGTATAGTAGTGTATCTTGAAGTCATGACTAAACTTTACTAACTCTGCGGCAACAGCATCAGGTACTTCCATTCTGACACCCAAATCTACTTTGTTACCACCAACCTTAACATTCAAAACAGATAGCTGGTCAGCTAACCATTTAGAACCCTCTCGACCAGTGGCGAGCACTACGGTCTTTGCTCGGTATGTCTCGCTGTCAAGACCGAACTCACCAGCACTTAGATGGAACTCGTCTCCCACAATCTCGATGTCATGGATGTCTGTGCAGAGTCTTACCTCACACTTCTTGTCCAATTCCTTGTACATCTTCTCGGTAAAAATTCGGCTACCATCAGTCCCAAGATGAATGGTGTTCGTTGCGAGTAACTCCATTCCCTCTCTAGATGCCCTGTCAGCAAGTGATTGTTGAGCATCGTCAAGGTGAGGTTGTAAAGTCGTTAAATCGGCATCAGCACCGAACATCTTAGCGGCTCGGCACAGGTAATAGCTAGGTTGATATGTATGTTCCTTGATGTTTCCACCAACGACATCAGACATAACTAGCTTGCCATCAGAGAATAAACCAGCACCACCGAAGCCAGAGGTGATTGAGGTGCGTTCCATTACTCCCTTACCTTTGTCTATTAAAACGACTTTTAATTTTGGGTCGAGTGTCTTGGCTACTGCCATTCCAGCAGGTCCAGCACCAACTATTGCCACATCATACATTACTTTGTCTCCAACAGTTGCAATACCATTTTCCTGAAATACTCTTGACCATCTGGATATAAATACCCATCTGTAGTCTCATCTTCACAACTCTTTATATTTTGTCTATAATCTTCTGCATGTTTGACTTCCATCAGTACCTTGTTCATACGAGCCTGTATCTGCTTGTAGTCCATTTCTACTGCTATCCATTCGGCATCAGGTTGAGGATTACCAGCAGTCCAGCATTTGAACCTTTGGTTACACTTATCACAGTTCTTAAACTCGACTTCCTTTTCCTTTATTCGGCACTGCTCAAATTTCCATTCGTCAGTATTCTTTTTTATAAAGTAATCTCTAGCTGTACCTTTTGGTACATTAGAGATATTCGGATGCTTGCCAGAAAGTCTACCAGTTACCGTTCCTACGTGAGTATCGGACAGTACAAGTATAGTATTTTCTGGAATGTCCTCACTTACCAATATCGGTAAATTTTTTATCACAAGAGCGTTCTCCGAATGACTCAACAATTACAGGTAAGCACAACCTTTCACTAACCTCTTGAACAAGGTTATCACTTACCACGACATGTGGTTTACATTTGAACAGTGTATCAGTTAATTTTGATTGTTCATCAAGACCAAATGGAGTTCTAAGTTCAGTAACAAACCCACGTGTAGGTGGTAGATGGTAGCTGTCACACAGCTTCGAGCAGTTTTCGTCAATATGCGTGACCGCTAAAGCATTCACCCCACCGTTCACCTTGAGTGCATACTTAGTTGCCACAAGGTCAAGTACACCAGTTCTAAAACCACCCTGCCACTCGTTAGTCACGTTATATTTATCAACAAACGGCAAATCAGTTTCGGTCACAAATGGTCCGTTGCCATGACGAGTCGAGTACGTTCTGATAACACCAATCTCGGTTGCTTCCTGATACCACAATTTCCAGGCATTCTTTGTAGTGGTTGTAGTCCACATAGTGTGCGGATGGAAACCATAGTTCTCGTCAAGCAAAACGCCACCAGCACCCTCAAATATTACTTGGTCGAATCCATGAGTATCAAGGTTCTCTACTATCTTAATGTTCTGAGCTAGTAGGAACTCATAAATACCCATACAGAGTTCTGGTGCTTTGGGGTCGTCCAGAATTGCATCTGCTACTCCCACTTCTGCTCGTTTCTTCTCTTGTATGGTCTTTAGCTTTGTCATAGCAGTCTCATGGTCTAGCAAGTCTCTTACTCTTAAAACCAGACCATCTAACGAGTCTGCGACAGCGTTGCCCATACCCATCCCACAGCTACCATGCCTGTTCTTTGTCTCAAGTACCCTATTTGCTACCTTGTGGAAAGGTGTTACAATCGGTGTTTCGACATTGATAGACAGTCTAGATAGTGCATCATTCACATCAATATTGCACAGCCCCTCATTCTCACGTAGCATGGAAAGAGGGTCTATCCACACATATTCAGACAGATATGTTTTAACTGTAGGAACGAGTGTGCCACTACCAAACTGAGCAAACGTGTGGTGGACTCCCTTTGCAGTCACAACATTGTGTGCGGCTTGAGGTCCACCATTGTACCTTACAATCAAGGTGTTTGGGGTGAGACAGGAAAGATAATCAATGACTGTTCCCTTTCCTGCGTCACCAAAGCCTAAGTCTACGACTATATAAGCTTTCATTAGTTGTCCTCGGCTTCCGTAAAACATTTGAACCTAGTTCTACATTTATCACATATGGCTAGTCGCTTATCCAAAGGAAGCTTTTTGCTACAACAAAAATGCAGGTCAACCCTATCACGAGAGTTGATTGTACCATACTTTGTCCTGTATGCGCTATATCCGTAACTACCATCTTTGTTACGTTTAGCCCTTGGTGTACAGTCTATACACCATGTAAAGTGTCTACCGTACTTCCTGAAACACTTAGGACATATTTTGTAGTAACCATTACTTGCCATAATATTATTCGGTGGCGTGACCAAGCATTTCACTTGGGAGGTTATTTTCCCATCTACTTCACGGTAACGTTAACTCCGCTATCTACTGGTATCTTCACCCTTTACTATTTGTTACGCACGCCATGTAAACTTATTTTACTGCCGCTAACGTTTTCTCTACGGATTTCCTAGCTTTAGCTGTCGTTCCAGCTTTCGTCAGGTTCTCCATGATTTCCTTGAGTTCGATACCTTCCTCAGCGGCTACCGTTGAAGCTATCAACTCACAGACTGCGCTCTCATCGTCAAGACGAAGAACGTTCTGACCAAGCAACTCGTTCCAGCGTTTCTGTAGTCTAGGGTCGCTTGCGTGGTAAGTATGTTCAGGTATAATGAAGTACACTTCCCACTTCTCACGGACTTCTTTGATGATGTCCTCAATGAGAATGTCTGCTTCCTCGCCAGCACCAAATATCCTGTTCACTTCGGATTTCTTGACCACAGGATAAGGCATCTCGTCACCACTCAGGAACAGGTAACCTTTCTGCCCTCTCTTGTTGTAGCAGTCAAGGTCGGTAAAACGTGCCATAGCGTATAACGCTAATTCGTAGGACTCTGTGAACTGTCCGCCGCCGCCACCTTCAAGGACAATCTTGCGAATGTGCTCGTCAATCAGATTGTTGCTTTCAAACTGAGAAATCTGTAACGGAATCGCATCGCAGGTAGCGTCACCGACTGCACCGACAAGAATTTGAGGGTGCTCGATTTTACCTTTGAGAACGACTAGAGACATCAGTTTATTCAGGTTTTTCTGGAACACCTGCGGTACAGTCTCCATCGAACCCGTAACATCGAAAAATACGGCGATTGCTCTGGATTCAGGATGGTCGTCAGAATCATGGCACTCCCTGACGTGGTTCACCGAATCTTTAATTGATTTCGGTTCAAGGTCTGCGTGAGCCTTTCTCTCACTTTTTGCTCTGGACATTACATCATCACTGTGTGCAAAGTCCCTGATACCACTCTTAGCTCTGTAAGTGGCTGAGGATGAATAAAGTTTGCTATCCCAATGTCCGCCGCCCATTATTTAGTCTCCTTTTCTTCTGATTTTTCTTTTTCCTCGATTGGTTCATCTGTTAATGGTGTATCCCATTTATTGCCACCCATTTATTTTATCTCCTTTTTTGTTTCTTTCAAGTATTCAACCACTAATCTTGGTACTACAAAGTAGTGCTTAGGGTTGGTTATGCACTTATATACAACACCCTCTATAAAGTTCTGGCTTTCGGGTGTCTGCTCTGCTTTATTACCGCAGAAAGGACAATCTAATGTAAACATATAGCTTAACTCCTATACCTTAAATGGTCTAAAGACTGAACCGTAAAGTTTCTTGACAACCTTATCCAGTTGTTCGTGCAATTCTCGTGCATCTGTCATGCCCATAGAACCAGCACGCATAATGATACGAATGTCTTTACTAACATTATCAATACCACCCATCAACTTCGTCATGAGAATAGTTGCCATATGAATATCAAGAGCAGTTCCATTCTCTACTGTCAAAGCATATTCAGGGTAATAGTCTTTAATGTGTACCTCAAACTTTGGTTTTTTACCAACCTGATTCACGTGCATCCAGTCTATCAACCAGATGCCGTGAGTTTTCAGGTTCAGTAACACGTGCTCTGGAAGCACAGCCGAGTGTATGTAACCAAGTGAATGAGCAGTCCAAATTGCCGCAAGCAATCTCTTATACATCCAAACCATATCTCGCTCGTCTATACCATTCGGATATACTTTTAACACCTTCTCCAAGCTTGGCATATCCTTGTCGTATCTGTATGCTACGGCATTATTCTTCATGCTACAATTAAAGTTCTTTGCTGACGTGAAACACTTGAACCTCTCAGGACAACTATCACATACTTTAAGTCCTGCTGTTTCGTCAAGAATGTCTGGAAACAGGTCAGCTAAGTTGGTTTTCTTCAACTTGCTAACAATCTCTACCTCTTTCTTGAGTCGGGGTTCATCCTTTGGGTCTCTTACAACCTTGAGTAATGTAACCCCATCGTCACAGAGTAGAGCATCTGTGTACGTTCCAGTTGCTATCTTTTTTGCGTTATCGTATACACTCATATCTTTGCCAGTATCTCACCGATTTCGTGTGCTACTTCGGGTTTGATTATGATGTTCTGACCCTTAGCCGCAAACTTCTTCTCATTCTCATTCTTCCATACCTGTAGCTGGATAAACTCTGCACCCCAACACTTCACCTTTGCTACACGTACAGTAGAGAATTTATTTTTCGTGACCTCACCAAGAACTTCAAGAAGCTGAAACTTCCCATTCTTCTTGTCATATTTAGTATCTACTTCTGAAAAAGACATTTCTCACTCTCCACTTACATTATAACACATTCGCTTCTCAAAGTCAAGCCTAGCTGTGGCGATGCTAATTGTGTGCTCCATCACCAATCGTTTGCCCACCTGAGTTGTCGGAGAAGCGGTGAGCACCATATATCTTATCTGACTCTATGCCAAGGGTTAGTTCAAAGTAATCACCCTCAACAATTCCCCAAGCACCTTTGTTATCTGTAGTTTCAAACGTGTACTTGTAATCAGTAAGGTCGTAGTCTTTTATTGTCGTGCGGTTGATGTAATCAGTGTGCGGTACAGTTATAGTTGTAGTTGTCTTACCTGTGCTGATTACCCTCGTTTCTACCCAATGGTGCGTGTCATGTTGAGTAGATGTAACCACACCATATCCACTATAGGTTGTTGCCTCCATGTTAGCACTTGCCGCACTTATCCCCACAAAGATTCCCAAAAGCACTATTAGGACTATAGGTACAATTAAATCATGTTTCTGGAAACCGTCACGCTGTTGCCACAGGAACACAGCAAGAGATAGAACCAATACCCATAGCAATATAGGTACAATCATCGGTTGGAATTTGTCCCAAAATGGGACTTTGTATTCTTCGCTGACAGCACCATCAATCTGTGTCTTTAGTGCCTCAATGTAGCGTATTAGAGTTAGAGATAGGTCGCTGTCCATGTTCTCTTTAGTAAGGATTTTGTCACCGTATGTTTTAGAGAATGGAACTGAAACCACATCGTTACCACTACCGATTGAAACAAACCAAGAGTTATCGGGGAAGATGAAAATTGCCGCACCATTATTTCTCTCAGCTTTACCGATACCCATGTCATTGAATGTGGTTATTATTTCATCTTCTTCAAGGGTAGCATCAGGAAGTACAACGACTATCTCATAATGAGACTTTGTATCTACTTGCCACAGTCTTGACGCTAGTGCAAGTTCACTTTCCAGGCTTAACCTATCGGCTGTATCGTAGACATATTTGCCACGAATGTCCTCTTTTGGTGCTCCACCACATGCTGACAATACGAGGACACCTAACAGTAATACCGCAAGAGCGATTCTCTTAATCATTTTCACCCCCGAACCACTTGTTTACAAGTTCCTCGTATTCGTCTGTACCCATCAAGCTGTTTACAAGTGGTAACAATCCCTTTGGGTCACCCTTTTGTACAGCTACTCCATATACTTCACCAGTCTCGATGTTACCAATTACAATTATGTCAACGTCACGACTGGCGAAGGCATCTGCTACAGGTTTGTCCACAAGGATAACGTCAACATTACCAAGCTTTAGGTACTGGATACCCAAGCTAAGTTCACCAAACGTCACGCTATCAGATACGGCGAGGTTTGCTTTCACCCATTCCTCGCTTGTAGTCCCCTCTTGATACCCCACGATTAGCCCATTCAGGTTGTTAGCGTCAATAGTAGTTCCAACTTTTGCTAATATGGCTTGTGACGTGGAGAAGTATGGTTGGGAGAAGCTGACAATTTCCTCACGTTCTGGCGTGATGCTCACAGCAGAGATTACCATGTCCAGCTTACCCGCCACCAACGCTGGTAGCAAAGCATAGAAGTCTTGGAAGTCCTTGATTACGAGAGTTTTTCCAGCCTCTCGTGCAACCAACTTCACCACATCTATATCAAACCCCACCACTTCTTCACCTTTTCTGTCCTCAAAGGGTGGGAATGGAGTATTGACACCAACAACTATGGTACTTTCGTCTCTCGGTGTTGCCACTAAATCTTTCGTGGTTAGAATACCAAAGATTGTAGCAGTCACCAGAGCTACTGCGGCTATGATTACTGCTATTTTATTGACCATTTACTTCTCCAAACCTAAGTTAATGTCAGGTGCTTTTTCTGCGCCAGCCTCAGCTTGGAAACCTTCACGTGGCTCAAAGTTGAACCAACCAGCTATGAGACTGCCAGGGAACGTCTTAACCTTGTTGTTATAGGTAAGAACGGCTGTATTGAATGCTTTACGTTCATTGTTAATGACACGTTCCACGTTGTCAATAGACGCATTCAACTCGGTAAGTTGCGCTGTATCAAGAACTGGAACAGCCTCAGCCCTAACATTAGCATAAATACCAGTTACTTCTTGGTTTACGTTGTCAAGTTCATCAGGTGTAGTTGCCTTATCGTAACCCTCACGAAGTCGGGCTACCTCTGTGTTCAGTTCTATCTGAGCGTCCACAGAAAATTGAGCGACTTCTGCAATACGTGGTATCACATCGAGTCGTCTCTGGTAAGCGGCTTGAACATCTTCCCATGTCTTGTCAATTGTGTTCCCTGCTGTTACCATGCCGTTGTACGTTACCCACACTGGAAGAACGAAGAATAGGATTACTGCCACAACGACACCGATTAAAATTCCCCACACTTTATTCATTGTTTCCCCTTTCCATTAAAATTTCAGCCACTATGTCTTGCGTTTCTAGGAGATAAGCCTCCCCGTTCTTGAACTCAAGAACTAATCCCGTTCCATCCGTAAGCAGGGACATGACAAATACCGTTCCATCACTTCCCTCACCACGAGCCATAGGAATTCGTAGCTGTCCATTGTCCTCAAATTTACTGATTCGCACGTATTGCCTCCAATAGAGCACACCTTTCTTTCTCTACTTTATTCAAGTCAATGTTGAAATACTTGGCGAACAATTTCTCATAAGGTTCACGGTGCGGAATGAATTGCTCTTTTGGGTATCCATCCGTTTCCTCAAGAGTACAGATAGTATATCCATTCTCATTGAGCCAGTCCACGAAAGCTGATAAGGTATTACTCTGGTCTTGAACCTCAATCATCTTGTCACATTCAGGACACGCTGGCATCTCTTTTTCCATTGATTTCCTCCTGTTTTTTCGTTGCTTCCTCACAAGTTAAGCCAACTGGAAAGCGTTCATTTGGTGACTTGAACTTAATCCACATATCAACTCGTTTGTAACAATGCGGACACCAATTCCAGCACACTACTGTATCGTTTCTGCCATCGTCACAGAACACTTCGAAATCTTCGTTACAGTTGGGACACATCCATATGATGCCTGTGCGCCTCATTCTTTCAGCCACTCTCGGATACGCTTGATAGCGTCTGGATTATACCCCTTCTTCTCAACTTCATCTAGCTGTGCTGGCAAACAATCCACACAGCATCCCTCGCTTAAACCTGTGTTATGCGGAACACCGAAGTAACAAAGGCTCACAACACCCATCTTCTTTCCGCACTTACTACACTTGATTGTGTAATCAATTACGTTCATCTTTTGCTTCCTCGATAAACATTAAGATTGCCTCGTACAGACTACCGAAATCCATTTCCTCTACCTTGGTAGCTACCGCTTCGACAAGTTCATCGGTTAGTTCTATATTCTCAGCTTCGGCTACGTCATAGATGTCTTGGATGTTTAATTCATAGATTCGTCTATTCTTTATCAAATCTCACCCCTTTTGCTTCTGCCGTAGTAGCAGTACCAGACTTTATTCTCCACATCGTATTTCATGTAAGAGCAACGTCTGTAGGGAGAACCTTTGTAGTTTTGCCGCATCCAGCTATGATTACAGTCGTCTCGCTCTTTGTATGCACAATAGACTTCATCCATTTCCAATTTGTTGTTATAGATGCCAGTATAGGAGCGCACTCCATCAATATGCCTAGTATCAATAACGTTAGGAACACTCTTAATTTCGTGTGCCTTTACGTTCAGTAATTCTCGTTCAATTATTGCGTCTGCTCTAGTGATGCACCTGAATCTATCTGAACAAGTGTCACAATACTGGTAACCATGCAGTCTTGCCGCATGATTGACAAGAAAACAATCTACGACCTCAGTCATACAGTCAGTGCAAACAACTGTCATGAAACGGTCACGGACTACCTTGACCACTCCGATTTTGTCCACGTCTTTGTGGGATTCACAAGTGGGACAATACCATCCATAACCTCTAACTTTTGTGAGTAGCTTTTTCATTTGCTAACTTGTCCTTAGCCCAATCATAGAGAAGGAACACATGCCACAGTTCACCACGCCCTGACGCATTCCAAAGTGCCTCTGGTGTTACTGGTGTGTCAGGATTATCAAGCTTCATTGCTTTGACAATAATCTCGCACATTTCTTTTCCAGTTGGCATTTATTTCTCCTTTGGTTTTCTTCCCCTGCCTTCCCACTTACCGCTTGTTTCATGTTCTTTTATCCATTTTAGAACACTATCTGCAAGAAATACACAACTGTTCCCAAGACGGATTACAGGAAAATTCTTCTCTCTAACCAATCTTGCTAATTGACTTTTATCAATTTTTAAGAGTTCAAGGATACGTTCCTCGCTCCATACTTCTTGTTCTAAGACCATTTATATAGCCTTTAGTAATTTCTGGCAGGATTTTGACTTGAGACAATTTCCACCAGATTTTTGAAGCTGAACTATCAGCTTTTGTAACGATATTTTTACTTCTTTGGGGAAGTAGAGGTCCACTGCCACCCTCTTTGCTTTGGCTGGGTCGCAGTCTTTCCAGATTTCGTAGAAGACTTTTTGGTCGGCTTTGTCTTTGAGAGCTTGGTAGATTTCGTTTTCCGTTGTGTAGAGGACGATGGTTTTTCTGTCACCGTACTCTCGGATTTCTGTTCTACCTTTTCTTTCTGGTTTAACAGTCCCTCTATTCCTGACTTTATTGGGTGCTTTTTGTATTCTTCCCATTGTTTCTCATCCAATCCTATAGGATATGCGTCAAGAGTGCCAGGTTCACGACCTTGCTTGAACATCGTAAGCCAGTAAATCTTACCATCAAAAAACACTTCACCTTGATTCCCCCACTCATCTGTTATCCACCTTGTAGATGAACGGTCTTTGGTTTCACCGTCATGGGTAACCTTGCGTCTCTTTTTGGATTGCTTTTTGAAAGCTTCCTTACGGGCTACCTTCTCAGCTTTTTCAATTTCCTTTTTGACTTTTTTGCTGTATCGCATATTCTTCTACCAACCTATCAGCTATTCTCGCAAGAAGTGATTCATCGAATTTGCCCAAGTTTTTATTGATTTCTACTCGTGTCCCAAAGCACTTCATGAACAGATGATTGTCACCCATTTCTTCACGCATTATCCGTACTGCATGTAGCGGGCAACAACTACTCTGTGATGTATAACAACCGAATCGGAAGTCACAAGCACTACAGGGTGGGGCTTTGAATGTAAAGATGTCCTCGGTAACTTGAGTTATCTCCATGACACACCCTCTATCCATTCAACGCCCTTTATCTTTAGTCGCATCGGTTCGTTACCCTCAGCAGACAAAAACTGAGCCAAGATAACTCCATGAAAGATGTGAAACATACCATCATGCTCGGCATGTATTGTAACCTTGCTACCTACCATATTTCCACACTTAAAACACTTCGGGCAGACAGCATCAAGTTCAAATCCATCCTGTCCAGCCAACTGTCGGTTCATACTTAAATGAACTATCTGGAATGTGGAACGTCTGCTTGTCCAGCATTTGAATCGTTCATCGCATACTTGGCATTTGCTTTCATCTTTCTCGACACACTCGTACTCAAGTTCTGCGTACATGAGCATTTCCTCAGTCGGTATTGCCAATGTCGTCTACCACCTTGAGCAAGTCACTCAGTCTAGGGATTTCCCCCGACTTGACTTTTACAGGATTGTGTTTTACACGTTCTGTAAAGCACTGAAACCTATTTTTACATGCGTTACAACAAGTGGGGTCAGTTTTCATTTTGTCACATTGACTTATTACTAGCTGACCCTCGACCCATTCAAAATGCACTTTTCCCATTACACTTACACTATAGCACAAGCCACGTGCATAGTCAAGCCTGGACGTTGGCTATTGCTTTATGTAATCTCGAAAGTCCTTATATGTCGGGAATTTCTCCCGCATAAGCTTTGCCACACCTTCACGGTCAAGACCTTGCTCTTTCATGAGGTAATTCACAATGTCACTTTCTGACGCTCTTTGGAAGGTGCAACAAGGGCAGTATTTTGCATCCAGTTCGTAGTAATCAAATTCCTCATCTTCTTCCATCTTGTCCTCAACCGCTTCCCTACCACCTACTGTGTGGTCACGGCAGAATGTGTGTCCGTTTTCGCACTGGAACATATCAGCATCATCAAGACCCATGTCCCATCCACTGGCATCCTCTCCGCACACATCGCAGATGAATGACGTGGAACTACTGTTACTTATAAAACCATGTCTTACTTTCATTATAAACTCTCCATTATTTTCTTAAAGTTTCCCACAAAGATACAATTATCACATGTGAGGCATCATCTGGATGAATCACGAAATCATCAGTCTCTAATGGGGTAAGCTTCATTCCCCTCTCTATGGCTACTCGTTTGCAGTCAACAAGTAGCTCGGTTTTCTTATCCCACAACTTATAGTAATTCCGTATATGAGTGCCAAAACCATGATGATACAAGTACAATTCATGCTCTCTTAGGACACTCTTTATATTGTTTTTAGATGATTCCTCAAGTCTGGATATGATGTCCTTGACCGCCGCATCAACGGTTAGTATCCTGTCCTCAACGATGAAATCTTCCATGCTACTCTGAGCTTACTTCGCCATAGTGCAGGTCTACTTCATTTTCCGTGTACGTTACCCCAAGTTTCTTTGCCGCCTCGATGAATTCTTTCTTCAATTCGAGAACGGTCTTACCAGCTTTCAACGCTTCCTCAGCGTAGATGCCGACATAATAAGGTTCGTAGCTGTCACGCATAACCTCTGCATCCTCGGTGTCCCAATCAAATTCTCCACCTAAGAATACCAAAGATTTGCCATTGTACTCACCACCAAACCCATCTTCAAGACTAACCTTGTCAGCAACAGCTAACTGGTTGCCACGTCTGTCTGACGACCTGTAGCTACAGGATGCACCGACAATAAGGAAACTGGAAGAACTGGAGTTACTTACAAACCCAAACCTTAACTTCATTTGCCTCTCCTTTACTTAGCAGGACTCAGTGCCACCGACTAATTTTACTTCAACGTCAGGTTCACCTATCCCTGCAAAAAGTTCCTTTAATTTCTTGACATATTCTGCAACTTCATCCATAGATAATGAGAACGTGTCCATATAGGAATCTTCGACAGATGCAAGCCGATACCCGAAGTATCTTCCTTCGTCAGCATCGTCAAGAGGTTCATCTGCATCTTCTACGATTTCGCTCAGACACACATCCTCAAAACCATCTGCCCACTCAGGTAACTCAAAGCTGAACCTCTCTGCCAGCTTTTTCTTGAGTGCTTCCTCGTCTATCTGGCTGACATCTACGGCAACCATGACGAAGCTTTGCGAACTGCTGTTTGAAACAAACCCAATTCTTACTTTCATTTTTATCTCCTAATGATAACTTATTTGCTCGTGTGGCAATTTATTGAATATTCCACCATGTTCAAGTGTAGAATAGTAAGCACCACTTTCATCACCATAATGGAATACATAGATAACCCTATCTTTCCACTTCTCAAGCAAAGCATCTACGACCTTCTCAGCCGTCTCTGCATGTGCTTTCTCATAAGCCTTCCAGTCATAATCCTCTTTTAATTCGGCTTTAAGAATAGTGCTTCCTTTGAATTCCAAGGTAGTTATCTGCTTTGGGATTATCTTGAAATCTTCGTATTCAGGTTTGCCATCAAACCAACCATTGGCGATTGTATCAAAGACTTTCTGGTTACGGTATTTTTTCGTCCAGCGTCTTTGACCCCTCAAGTCGTTCCACACTGTCTTAGCAATGTCCTTGGTGCTGGTAACACCCTCGTCATAAGGGTTACCCATTTCGAGGGCATCACCGAACAGCATCTTCTGGACTTCCCTATAACCCTTTGGTACGCTAGGAAAAGCCACCACGAACATTGAGCTAGAACTATTGCTTACAAAACCTGCTCTGATTTTCATTAAGTTGTCTCCTGCTTCAATACGATGGCATCTCCTGTTTTAACCAAGTCATTAACCATCTGCTTGAGAGTTCCCCACATCGCATCTTCCTCAAAGGACACAAAGACCCAATCCTTGTTGCCAGCAATCTTTAGGATTTCCTGCTCACATTTGGCTCGGTCTTCCTGTAAGTCTTCCTTGAGTCTGCGTATATCTCCAAGAAAATCCCCCTTATCCCTCGCACCACGCATTTTGGCAGGAAGTGGATACTTTCTATCTGACCTTATTGCCTCTTTACGTAGCATATGAAACGTGGAATACTTTTGTAGGAGTTCGTGGTCTATAAAGGACTGGTTTGGTATCACATCTATTCTAGCATAAATGCCATCCAGATACACAATATCCTTGTCAATATCCTTTATCTCGGTCTTGAGTTCCTTTATGCGCTCAGGCACAGTAGGACATGGGTTATCCATAGGGTGTTTCAGATGTTTCAGGATAAACTCCACCGACTGAACTTTGTCAGGTTTTACAAGAATGACAAAGCTTGTGCTCGAACTGTTACTTACAAATCCACTTCTCGTTTTCATAATTACCTCGTATAGCAGACAAATCTGATTCTGCACCTAGCACATTTGCTATTCCCCAATCCTCTACCACATCTTCTCGGTTTAAGTGGGCAATTTTCAGGGTCAAATGAACTACCTGGCTTAATACAGTAGTCTCTGCATAGAAGCCAACAATATTTCTTAGCACCCACCTTAGTAATCTACGTTTTGTATGATTTCGATACCATCAGTTTCAGGGATACCTTTTTCATACAAGACGTATTCTTCTGGTGTATCCTCGTTAGATACAGTACCAAAGAGAATAACTTTGCCCGCTTTGATAGCCGCAAGTGCTTTGTGGTACTTTTCAGCTATATCTGAATCTTCTTCAAGTTCCTCGTCTCCCCAATAGTCCTTGAAAGCTTTGACTAAGGCTTCCTCTGTGCTGATAACCTCATCACAGAAGTCTGCCAAGTTTACTTTGACGGCGACCTCGGTTATACCATTTGACTTATTCTTGTCAACGGCAACGATGAAACTACTGGAGCTTGAGTTGCTTACGAAGCCTATTCTAGCTTTCATTAGTAACCACCATCACCTTGAATGACTTCAATATCGGGTGAGTCGGGAATACCTGTCTCGCAAAGGAACTGTTCAAGTGCCTCACCATCGGAGTCACAGCTACCGAAGATAACTTTATTACCTGCTTCAATGGCTCTCAGACAATCCTTGAACTTATCTGCCGCCCAACTATCCTCCAGATAGTCGTCACCATATTCGTACTCAAAGTAGTCCTTGAGTTCCTGCTCTGTGGCGATTATCTTGTCTGCGTAGTCCGCAAGGTCAACGTCAATCTCTAACTTGATTTTTGTCGTGTCTTTGACGGCAACCACGAAGCTACTTGAACTTGAATTGCTAACAAAACCGTTTCTTATTTTCATTTTCTACCTCATTCTACCGCAAGTAGGACACCTTTTCAGTGACCAATATTTATCTTGCCATTCTTTTAAGATTTCAGGATGCCCGTTGTTCATGAATTTAACACAAGCCCAACGTAAATCATCCATTTCATTGACACAGCTTGCGTCTGCTATCAGTTGCCGCATCTTGTCAACTGTCTCGACTTCAACGTTCTTATACTGTTTCATTTTAATCCTCGAAGTGGCGAATGTTTCCTGTGTCGGTAAATGCTGGTTTAATCGTGTCCCTTATATGTTTCAAATCTGACGTGGGAAGATTATTATACTCAGCATCTTTTATCTCGGCATCCAGAGCTTCTGTTAATCTCTGACGTGCCTGTTCATCTGCTATTTCTTCTCTAAAGCCCATTCTCCCTCTCCATGTAGCGGACAGTCTCCGCTAATCCAGAACATCTTTTCGCTGTTCGGTTTATCATGTGTACCCCAAGCACCTCTGCCGTGTGCGTTGTCCAATACAGGACATGTACAGCCAGCTTTAATAGCCTTGTCGCTTCCTGGCGGTGCTTGTATTGTTAATCGTTTTACTACGCTCTTACTTGGCATTTAGTAATCCACCACGATATATTTCGGGTCAACCCCGATACGCTCAAGAAATTCCCTGACCTGTGATTCGTGTTGGCTCATTTCACCAATGAAGTAGTAGTCATACTCATTGATATAAGTCTCATAGAGAGGTTTAACATTGGTGCCAGGAATTTCCACCACGTCACGCATCTTTGATAGCCAGTCACTAAATGCTTCTATCTGTTCGTCTGTCATGTAGCATTTAGCTATGCAAAAAGAACATGACGAAGAGTTGCTGACGAAACCTGTTCTTAGTTTCATTTCTTCCTCTTCCCCAATGTTATTCTGCCCTCACCATCGTTACCATGCAGTTCTGCAACAACATAGTCACCGAGGATTTCTACGAGCCTGTAGTAAGCGTCATTGTAAGGTTCTTCCTCGGAATCCTGATGGCTGTCCCAATAATCCTCATCTTTCTGACCCATTTCTTCCTGCCACAGTTCACCCTCAGTCAACAGGATATGAAATACCTCTTTCACTTGGTCAGTCTCGGCTTCAGGTACGTTGTACCCTTCGGGAAGCATTACGACAAAAGAACTGCTGGAACTGTTGCTTACGAATCCTTGCCTGATTTTCATTTAGTCCTCCGTTAGACCGAAAGCACTAGCAATATCTCTGCTGTGTTCAGTATCGAAAACGACCTTTACTTCAGCTATTCTGCCCTCTTTGTTGCGCTTGATTAGCACAGGATACGTGCCATCACCCCAACCTGTGGAGACTGTGACACCAAGTCCTGCGTGACCAAGCTTGTACTCCCATTGAGCGTAATCCTTTTTCGTGTTGCCGTTTTTGTCGAGTCCTTCTTTTTCCCACAGCTTGTCACAAAACTCAGACCACGTTTTCGCTGGCTTTTCGCTTGCATCATCACCGATTATATAGCAAGGGTCACCGAGCCAGCATAGACCTGCGTCTACTCCGATTACTCCGATTTCTTCCCATTTTTCTTTATTCATTCTATTGTCTCCCTATTCGTATAACATATAAATCTCATGTGACAATCATCGCAGTCAGGGTCACATGAGTCTGGTTTCTCATCTGTAATACCCTCATCGTCATATCCGCCACGTTCACCCCACATTATAGCATCTGGATTGACACCAATCTTCTCCATGAGTTTACCCATATCGAAGTTATCCATAAAAGTTTCGCCATAGAGAACACCCTTGCGAACCTCAATATCCCAAGCTTCTTGGTCATAGTATTCTATACCAAGCTTCTTGCCCCACTTACGGTAGTTTATGATTTTGCAAAGCTGTTCAAGTGATAGTCTCCGTAGCGATATGGCAAATGAAGCACTACTACTATTACTAACGAAACCAATCCGTATCTTCATTCCCATACCTCGACTGGAAGCCTACCACACCATTCACCCTTACGCATATCTGCTTCTGTCTGACAACTGCAACCCTCTCCCCAATCGGCTATGCGAAAGCAATATGCTACCATTCCTTTGTTAGCTTTGAGGAATTTCTCCGCCATTTCCAGTGACCACGTAGTGTATTCATCATCCTCGTATTCTTCCATATCATCATCGCTTCTCCAGCCACCACTACGTATCAACCTTGCAAGTTCCTCTAAAGCACCCCCACCTGTGTAACAACGAAAACGTTCCTTACACTCTGCACAATTAGTGTGCGGCGGGACACACAGATAAAGACCTTTCTGCTCTTTCATCCATTCGAGTAGTAGTTTAGCTTGGTCTCTATTGCCTATGAACTTCTGCACATCGGCAAGCCTTTCTGGTCGCTTATCCCACGCAACGAGAAAGCTGGTCGAACTGCTGTTGCTCACAAAACCATTTCGTATCTTCATTAACGCAACCTGTGTGATTCCACCACTTTACTACAGTTGGGGCAGATGTAAGTCACCACATCTGCACCACGCCAATCTTCCTCTATCCCTAATTCCTCTACTTCTAATTCGTCAACTCGTGTAGAGCAGTTGGGGCATTCAAGGTAGACTGGAAATTCATAATCTGTTTTCATTTTGCTATTACTTCTACAGAATGTTCACTTACTGGTTCATCAAGTTTAAGATTGTAAATCGGGCACATCCTGCAATCGTTACAATCCTTATTTCCCATGACACGAGTGCGGAATTTTTTTGTCTCCTCTGCATTCCACACGTCACGAAGGAAATCATCGCATCCAACTACATCCACTCCTCTATATTCTGGAGTTCCTTCCGAAAAACTGCAAGGAAACCCTATACCATCAACATTGATGTAGTAAGAAAACAGCGTTGATTCGCAAGGTTCTGACATAGTTTTGTAAAGCTTAAAGTTCTTGTCACCCTCAACCGCTTTAAGAAAGTTGGAAGCGGTACAGCTATCGAACCCAAACTTGCCACCAGTTTCCATTGCAGTCTCAATGAGGTCTTTGAATTTACCCATAGACCCAAGCTGGTGTAGTTCGTTACGTTCCCCCTTTGGTTTCAGCCACAGGAAAACAATAGCGTTCAGATTTGCGAGACGAGGGTCAATCACTCTATCCAGATTCGCTGTATAGCACTTCATGTACGTCTCTTTTGAAAGGAGAGAGTGTATGTTTACCTGCTTCATTCCTCTATCTGTTAATTCTTTAACAGCATTGTAACAGGTGTCCTTATCATACAAGGAGACGGCGACTGCACCACAGGTTTTTACCAATCTGTCATACAGCGCATCCGTCATACGTTCACCATTGATGGTGACATTGGGGATTACTCCGTTCTCACGGCAGTAGTCCATGATTTTCCACATATCAGGATTGCCGTCAATATCACCGATACCGAAAGCAATCTGAGTTAAATGCTTGGGAAACTTATCGAACATGGTCTTAAATGTATCGAAACTCATGTTCTTGCCACACCGTCTGTTAGATTTATAACACCAAGGGCATTCCCTTGAACAGACAGTGCTGATTTCAATGTCCAGAATCTCAGGTCCGAATGGAGAGTATTCGGGGTCGTCATTTTCATCCTTACCCCAACGGGCAAAGAATCCATTCCTCATGTCAAATACGAAATTGTAATTTGGTGACCTAAATTCTTTATACATTCTTACCTCTGCGTATAGCAATAAAATCTATAATTACAGGACACACAATATTGTTCCCGCAACGTTCCTAATTTCCTTGTGCATCTACCAAAATGACAACGAGAACACCACAGCTTACCAAACTTGCCGAAGTCAATCAGGTACTTGTGGACTTTTCCCTTTGTTACATGTTTCTCAAGAACCCCAATCGTATCTGACGGTACTCCTACCAAGGCTCTACCATAAAAACTTTTTGGTACTTTAATGGAGTAGAAAACTCTTACAGCATCACCAGCGACTACGCCATAGTGATACGAGTGTTCTCTAAGCCTAGTCATAGTGAAATGCTCTGTACTCGCTTAACTGCTTCTCGATGTCCATGTTAAGGGAGTAGACTTCCATGACTCTCTGCATATTCGTACCATCGAATTTGGATTCGACTTCACGGACATTCTCACTCTCGGAAACAAAGACAGGGTAATCTTCGTAGTCAAACGTATCGCACACAACAAGCATGTGCGTGGCATTTTCTTGTTTCGCTCTTTCTAACCAGCTTCTAATCTTGTCTTTTGTAGTCATACTTCCTCACTCTCATACTATTCTAGCACATGCCTTGATGAGAGTCAAGCCTGGATTCAGGCTATGTGTGACGGAACTTCTTTTCCGTGTAACACTGGAATCTATCATAACAATCATCGCATGACTTTACCTTGAAAGTAGCTTTCAAGAACTCAAAACACTCATCATCCCCATTCTCTGCCCTTTTTGCAATGAACTCAAGCATTCTTGGGGAAGCACAGATAACGTCAGCATTGGCTTGGTCTTCCACTTCGCAATTCAGACCATGCGTGTAACCTATGCTATTACCCTCTGTATGGAGGGTGGCTATGGACAAGTCCTCATCTTCATCGTGCGTCTTAGACCCACGAATACAAATGTCTTTACAGCCATTATCATCTGATGGATACCAGTCACCTTGTGTGTACCTCGGTAACCTGATTATCTTTCTGTCAGACATAGAAACCTATCCTTACAATGGTTACATAACTCACGGAAGCCGAAACTTTTACAAGTTTGCATGAACGTCTCGATTCTGTAGTCGTCCATAAGAGCCATTATCTTCTCTACCTGAGCGTCAATCATTTTGACGCTAGTGTCAATTTCAATGGTATGATTATGCCCAACGCTCAAGTCTACTTTCTGACAGGCATCTTCAATAACCTCGTATATCTTGTCAGAATACTTGTCGTAGCATTCTTCTGGTGTTTTTAACTGCCTGTCCAACTTCTTACACCCTCGATGTAAGTCCTACCCTCAACAATAAAGTCCTCAAGGTCGTGGTCATTGAGCCACTTCTTGATACGGTCAACTCTACCTTTTCTGGTAGTCTCACGTACCACCGTTATCTGGTCACTGAGTTGTGGATTGGTAGCAAGTTCCTCAAAACTCTGCCGCACCACTCCAAGGTAGTTGAAGTTTTTCTCGCACCACTTTGCAGGAATACCCTCTCTCCAACGTTCCTCAATTCGCTCTATATTCCAATCCATAGGCGGAAGAAGAACAATGAACCTTTCTGGTTTTGGTGTCAAGGACATGGTGTACTGGTATTCCGCATTGTCAAAAATGCCCTTACGATATTCAGGTGCTAACCAACCCATTTCAACACACGTATTCACGTATGCCATATCATCAAGGAAACACCTGTCACCAATGACAACAGATTTAGGTGATTGGGTCATTGCGTATGCCAAGTTCTCTCTGTGCTCTACGCAATGCAGAGCGTTTCGCCAGACCTGACGGCTGACGTTATCGGTAAGACCTTCCATGTGGGCAATCTGCTCCTTGACTCTCCCCATATCGAACTGCTTCAAGTCCTCAATCAGAGTAGATTTTCCCACGCCATGAGGTCCACACAGATACACGACCTGCTTGTTGGCTTCTTTCGCTTTCTCAGTTGTAAAGTCAAATACTACTGGCGGGTTGTATTCACATGTCATTTTTCTACCACCTCACTAAAGTTAAGTTTGGCGTGCCCTCTCCCATCTTTATCCTTAGAGTAGACAACACCACTTGCGAGTATATCCTCTGCAAGCTTCTTAACAATATCTTTTACGGTAACATTCCTAAGAGTACGTTTACGTAATTCGGAAATAGGAATTTCAATGTACTCTCGGTCAGTAAAGCACCTAAACCTTAGCTTACAATTGCCGCAGACATCATCTATGTTTGTCCTACCAAAGCAATGAAAGTCTTTATAGTGCTCAATTTCACGGTCTCGCTCTTTACCACTGCCGAGAACTCGTATTATTCTTTCGTTATCGTTATTTTCCATCTTATTCTTCGTAACAATAAAATTTTTGTTTGCAATTCTTACACTTGCTATCGTCTTTCCACCATGCTTCACAGACAGCTTTGAAGCTATTCATTTCTGCCAGTATGGGTTGGATATTGGCATCTTTCTTTACAGGAGTTGCGATAGCCAAGGTCAACTGCTTGTCAACATGCTTATGGGACAAAGCTTTGGTGACCACTTCTTTGATTTTATCCCGAATCTCTTTGCCTCTCGGAGTATTTTTTCCTCCGCTATGAGCAATTGCCGCTGGATGATAGGTGATGATTACGTCATATTTGCCCCTGAAAGTAAAGCCAGTTCCAACAATATCTTTCATTGCAACTGACTTCTCACCCCCAAGAGCTATGTACGGAACTTTGCCCATACAGACAATAATGCTTGGGTCAAGATTCTCAATCTCGGTTATCAATCTCTCATTACACCATTTGATTTCTGCGTCTGTCGGTGTACGATTGTATGTCTTGCCTTCGACCACCTTAGTAGGTCTACAAGTAACAGCGTTGATGTAATTCCCATCGTCTCTAGTGCCACCACATTCCTCAACGATTTCGTTAAAGTCCTGCCCTGCAACACCAACCAACGGTTTGCCATCCTGAGCTTCATGATAGCCTGGAGCTTCGGCAAGATAGAGAATCTTGGAACTTTCGTGCAACTCCGATGGAACAAATACCGCTTTGACTAGCGTACACTCGTCACATTTTCCATTAGGTGCTTTACTTGTCATTTCTTACCCTTGATTATATCTTGGAAGTATTTCTGTAGGTCTTTTATACCTTTCTGAGCCTCGTCAAGACCAACCTGCTTCCATTCAGGTGTGTGGCTGTCCCATTTTATTATCTTGGGGATAGACTTGTCGTAATATTCATCGTTCCAATCTCTGCGTTTCTTATAAATATCTCGTTCCAAGTCCCACTGGTGTTTTTCCATCTGGTCACGCATAGCCGCTTGCATGATAGCACGTTCAAGAATTTCCTTAACCTCTTGAATTGCTTCCTTGTGTGGCAATCCCTCAGCTACGTAAGCTTCGTATAAAGCTTGCTGTGTCGGGTCACTAAAGACACGTTTAGTTGTCCAGCAAACAAAACGCCGCTCGCAACCGTCACAGATACACTCCCCTTTATGACATTTTTCGAGTATCTCGTTATCCTTCATTTTTCACCCGCATAACTAATTTAGTAGTGCCGAAGGAAGGATGTTCATTGACTTCGTAATTGACCCTTCCCTCTCCGAACATGTACAGTGCCAAACTCTTTAGGTCACCTATTTTGTGCTTCTTGATAACGTCAAGAGGAATCATTATCTCATTTCTTTCAGATAAACACATAAAGCGTAATCTGCAACCATCGCACAGATGCTTGTGGCGACCTCGACAATCGAATCCTCTAAAGTCACTCTTGCCCTCTAATCTAATCGTGACTACCATTTGATGATTCCCTTACCACGTAGGAAATTACTATCGGGGGAATGTGTCTCAAGATGGCATGGAAAATGAGGAACGTCTACAGCATAGATGCACTTCCTCTTAAAGATTCCTAGTATTCTCGGCATTGCAGAGCAACGCTCTTTATGACAATGAATGCACTTATTTTCCATTCTCCCAAATTCCTATCGGTTTTCTGTCTCCTAATATTCTACCCCTTGGCGTCCTCTTGATGAAACCGTGTGTTAATAAATAGGGTTCTATAGTTTCTTCAAGTGTAATTCTATCTAAACCAGTCATGGCTGAAAGATTCTGCACACCAACTGGTTTATCTGACAGACAGCTTAGATACGCTCTATCTGCGTTATCCAAACCGTCAGGGTCAATCTTCATTTCTGCGAACCATTGCTCAAGTAACTCAGGAGTCACTTTGCCATCGTTCAAAATTAACCTATCGTAAACTCTCTTGAATAAGAACAATCCAATTCTGGCAACTGTCTTACCACGTCTCGCTACTGCGTAACTTACATAGTCAGGACAATCGTACTTCAGATTCTTAGCCGCACTCTTAACCATAACCTGTAGTTCATCCACAGTGTAGGGTTGTAGTACCAGCGAAACGAAACGGGAACGAAGAGGTCCACTCAGACTACCTGCCGTTGTAGTAGCTCCAAGTATTGTTTGCGTGCCTCTATCCATTATAGTAAGCAACCATTCTTCATCCCGAATTGTATGGATTTCATCTACGACCACAACTTGAGATTTCGGGAAATCTTTCTCATCCCGAATGTTTACGGCAGTAGTGTACTGGTTGTCTCCAATCATACCCGCAAAAATGCGAGCAAGAGTTGTCTTACCTAAACCAAAACTACCACTGAAAAGCACGTGCTGTACTGGAATTCCGTGTACCTTGGTGGCTTTCAGGATAGTGTTTAATTCCTGTTTAATGGGTTCTTGCCCGATAAAACTCTTGAAGTCATGCGGGCTAATGAGGTCATTCCAACCTCTTTTGCCACGTTTATTTTCGTTGCGCTTCTCTTTTCTTTCCTGCTTTTTTATACATTCCTCACAAATGAAATGGTCTACGTCTATCTGACGTAGTTTTCCGCCGCTACCACACAGGTAGCACTTATCGAATATATCAAACCAATTCTTCATATCTTCCTCAAATGTGGGGGGCTACCAAGGGGAGAATGACCTGACCAACTCTTAGTAGCCCCCATCCAATACTAGCGTTTGCTGATTCTACAGCGTCTATAGAGGAAACTTTCTTTTCACCATTTCCACCTACTCAAGTTTAGTAACAATTTAACAACTAATCCTATTAAGTTCTTGGTGACCATTCACCAAATGTGTAACCAACTCATAATCTTAATTAAAAAATAATTAAGGTATCTTTGCGTGACATTCACCAAAGACTGCATCTAAGTAACAATAAAAAATTTTATACTTTACGTTTTCAGGTCATTCTTTCACCCCTTTCAAGAGAATTATAGCACGAGCCAATGTTATAGTCAAGCCTAGTAATCGGCTTATTTTTCCTTATGCCACCCCAAATCTTTTAGACCAAACTCATCAATGACTTTATTAGCCTCTGGTTTACCCCACCCTCTAGCTATTGCGCCGAGTGCTAGAGATATTATGTTATGGGAATATGGTTTTATGTCAACATATGCAATCTCTTTTAAGATAGACTGCTTCCACCCACCAAGACACTTTCCAGTATCTTTAGTTACCTCTTTACTTTTATGCCCTTTGCGTGTCGTAAAGCATACGAATCTTTCAGGACAATCCTCACACTCAGGGTATGCCATAGGTTTCGGTACAGAGGTCTGGTTTTCAGCCTCCATCATGAGGTATTCGTCTCTAGCTTCTAGTGCCGCTTCTGCACGTGGGTCTATTCTTTTGGTCATTGTCTTACACTCGGTACTTTCAATGGAACATACCTCATATACTTTGGCATCTCATAATTAGGGAGCACCCGTGTTCTGTCCTCAACAGTAATGAAGTGTTCCTCTTTGGTTATCTCTCGGAAAGTCATTTCAATCAAATCCGCCCTGCAAACCTTCTTTGTCCATTCCGAATGCCAGAGGTCAAGCAGTTTATTTCCAGCAATCTGCGTTAGAGACGCATCATAAATTTCCTCGGCTGTCAGAACGAACAAGTCTCCCTCAGTAAAACATTTGAAGCGGAAGATGCACAAACGGCAAGACTTGGCGAGACAATAGATTGTCTTGATACCTGTTCCATTTGTCTCAACTAATGTTACCTGTCTTACCATTTTTATCCAGCCACCTTGCAAAGATTAACTTTTGGTTTCCCTTGCCCCACTCTTTGTTCAACCACTTAGCATGGTCACCAGAGCGTCTACAAGTAATTCCCTGTGTCATTCCAAGGTAATCCCAATTATCTGCCTTGTAAATCGCACCGTCTCTAGGTGGTTCGACAAAAGTGACCAACCCGACCAACGGTAAATCATATTTAGTTTCATAGTCCTTCTTCACAGTCTGGCGAAACAATTTCAACGTTTTCGTTCCTAGATTTTTAATGTCATGCTTTATGAGATTGTAAACGTTGTTATTCATCCAGTTATCTTCTGTAAAGCCAGGAAAATACTCGGTGAATTTTTTGTAGTGAATCGGTGGAGAGTTAGCTCCCACAATTCCTGCCACTTCTCCCTTGTACCAAACCAAGTAATGACATTGCCGACCAAGCACTCCCTTACTCTTAGGATAGTGCGTGAGAAACAGGTTTGCGTATACTGGATTGCTTTTCTTGACAAGTTCTAACTCCAAATCCGCATCCCAAGTCTCATGTACTGGCATTACAAGATTCGGGGTCATTGTCATTCCACCATGTCCATGACTACGATGTGGTTTGGCATCCCAACAAGAACGGCAGTAATACTTTCCCCAAGTCTCGATTACTGTGCCTTGAACACCGCAGACCGAACAGATTTTATCTTTATAAACTTTTCCCATGAGTTATATACCTAAAAAGTTCCTTGTAATATCGAAATCCTCGCCAGTTTCCATGTCTTACGTGCAGTTCTGCTACAGTATTATCTGGAATGTAAAACAAGGACAAGTCCTCAAGTTCGGCTGGACTTACCTCTGGTTCTCTGTCTGTAAAACACCTAAACCTGAAATGACAGTCAGTACAATGCTCTGCCTCGCACTCAAGAGGTGCATACATTGTATCTTTTAGCTTAATGCTTACCACTCTACTGCAACTTTGGCTTTCTTTAAGACTGCCATGACTCGTTCCATTTCGGGTGCAACGGACTTTTCATCCCAAACAGGATAATCTTCGCCGTCACCCCGTTCCGTGTAACGAGATGTGGAGATGATTGTGTTGACGATGGTGTCCAAATCTCCCGCCATATATGCTTTCTTATCTCCGTAACCCTTGTTGCTTTCATTCTCCAAGCACAGTCTCCACACGATGTGCCTGACAAATGCTGTCATGTTATAACGGAGGGCGGAATCGTGAGCATCTAACACATTCTCCAATTTGTCCAGTAAATCTTTACTTGCTTCTGACAGACTTACGAGTTCGCTTCTTTTCACCATCTGGTTTGCCATCCTTATCTGTGCGTGGTAGATTCCATATACTCCCGAATGGTTTATTTACTTCAAGATAGCGGATGAAATGCCCCCAATCGGTAGTATCTTCTCCCCAACCCATGAATTTCTTGAGGTCATTCTTTGCCTTGGTATAATCGTCATAGATACCAAGGATTTCGCCACCCTGAGACATTGTTATGTTATGTGCTACGTACATTTTTTACCCAAAAGAGTTACAAAATATTTGCATCACTTTATCTGAATAGGTATAATGTGGTATGGTTATCTTATCAAATGTACCAATATTGTGCTTGCTTACAACAACCAGTGCTTCTTCTTCGGAATTGCCATATGGTACTACCTTACAAGGATACTTACAAGTTCCCACAAAATCGTCAATTTTTGTTGCCAGTGAGATTGAAGTTCTGGTATGTTTCGGTTTGGTTATGGTAACTACCAAGTCAGAGTTTGGGTTATACCGCTTAAACCTATTGACAAAATCAGCAGTTTGAAATCGTATGCTGTAACCGTCTACTATGGCAACACTTTTGTCAGTTGACCCAAATTTTGTCTTTGCACCATCTTCTAACCATTCTAGCACTTTGATACCCAAGCTTTTACCATACTCTGAGACCTGTTTAAGCTGTGCATCATCAATAGTGTTTGCTTCAACAAACTCTATATCAGCTTTTTTGCAGTAGTCTAGAAATACCTTAGTATTTAAGTCTTTCAGTTCGTTCCCTAGCAATCCTATGATTGCCCCGATTGATATAAGGTATCCCTTATTTGCCCTTGGAAGTCTGGTCAATATCTCGGATAACCTGACAGCTTTCTCCACTTCTCCTTTGCCACATATAAATGGGTGACTCAATCTGTTTGGTGTCTTTGTATACGTGGACATATGAAAATCTGTGAGCCTACTAACTATCTGGTAATCCTTTAATTCACTTGGAAAATGATTCCTGACGATGAAGTATTCATCCACTATACGCTCTAATAGTGGTATAATTTGTGTCCACTTTGTTGCGTATTGAGTACCATTCGTCTTATATTGCCGCTTTTCGGTTTCAATACCATCAATGAGCAGTATAAAAGATGTAATCACTGGTGTTTGCAATTCTACAGGAACAATATCCTCTAATCGAGCAAGCCGATTGAGGTCATGCTTCGACACTGCCTCACCTGTCAATGGTACTGACTTTTTATTGTATAGGTCTGAAATAAATGTTGAAAAATAAGCCATTTAATCCTCGAATTGCTGGTATAGGTCTTTTGACACTTCCTCACATTCCCCAATATACCTACTATCATCAGCTATGTGCCGTATCGTGCGTTTTCGTTCATTATTCCTGTCGAATACATACATAGCTTGAGCAAACAATTCTCTTTTTGATTGACGACCACTTGGAGCACGTTGCCCGCAACCATAGTCCTCAACGAACACGTCCTGTATAAAAGCCCTTGCTATGGGTGGTAGGTTTCTCAAGTCAACGTTGTTACTGTTCTTTGCGTACATTACCAGAGCCTCGTAAAGCTCAATAATATACTCTTTATTTTTGGGGTCTTTCAGCATCGAAAGAAGTGCCGCTTTTTTAATATAAGCATTACCCATAATAGGTGGTTGCTTGCCTTTCAAGATAAGTAAATCAACATCTTCTCCCAATGTTGCTTCCATTTTCCTAATAATGGTGGGACTTACTCTGAACCTTGATTTCAAATCATTATAGATACTGTTATAAACTTCACAATGTTGGCGGTTAATTCGTGTTCTAACACTAGGACTTCTAGGAATGCCACTATCAACATAGTCGAATGCGTCTAATGGAACATTCCTTTGTACCAAGCACCGCACCTTAATGCGTGGATTTGTTTTTGACGCAATAACCACACCTTTCATTCTATGCTGTCCGTCTTGAAGTCTGCCGTTTACATCAAACATTATGGGGTCTGCGACATATGGATTCCACCGACCCTTTACCATATCCTCGGCAAGAGACTTCGCAAGACTATCATTCTTCCTTCGGCAATTTACGCTTTTGCCGTTTTCACCGATAGCTGACGCTAGATACCTAGAAGCCAACTCTGCGTCAATGTCCTCTACTGAAAAATTATCTATGTTAAGCATTCTTCCTACCTTTCTGTAAAACAACGAAATCTTAATTCACAAGTATCGCAATGCTTTCCGATTACCAACTGAGCCTTTCCACCAGCTTCGTTAATGTTCTTTACGAGCTTGGACAATGTTGGTTTGGAAAGTCCGTCTTTCGGCGTTAAAGTGTGCGGTATAGCTTCCACCCAATCTTTGCTCTCTTTCAAACCCCATGCGGTGGCATCTCTTACCGCTTTGATAACGTTTATTTTGTTCACACCCATGTCGAGAATCCTAGCGAGGCAAACTTGCTGTTCTGCTACTTCAGTGTTCTGAAGAATCATGACCTCTAGAATCTTCGGATACTCGCCATCGGATTTGATAAGCACAGCCTCAAGCCCTTCTACTTTGTTACCCACGACATCGTAGGAGTGCCAACCATTACCTACTGTGGTTTCGGTATGTGCTAACGTAAGCTTGAGTAAATCCATAAAAGTCCAACCTTTTCTAAAACTCAAAAACGGTTCGGGCAAAATTTGGGGAAACAAATTTTTGAAACTTCATTCTCCCCTGCGGAAGCAACCAAACTCGGTGTACTTTGACGTTGATGCCATTCACCAACATCCCACCTGACCAAATTTTGGTTGCCCAATCTTTGGAGTGACCGTAATGCTAGGCAGACATTTCGGTGTCAGTTGCTTCCGCTTTCTCAGTCCAACGCTTTGCAAGCTTGTCCACTAGAGCCTTATCCATGCAGATAAAGTATTTGTCTCTACAGTCAAGAATGTCATAATAGCGTCTGGTTTTCCACTCGCTCATTGAACCAACTATCTTGACGGCGGGGCATTTCCTGCAAGCGTAGAAAACACCACTTATTCTATCCCGATACGTGTCGCTATCTTTGGTATAACATTCGAATCTGGTTAAACATGTAGCGCACCCCTCTGGATGATATTTGCAAGGATGCCTACCTAGTGCGTCTTTGCACTTACCGACCTCGTACCAATCATGCTCGTCCTCGTGGCATAACTTGACTTCTTTCGGTTTCTGCTCTTTCTCTTTCTTTTTACCGAACATGAATCTCACCCATCATACTCATTATAGCATGAGCCTCACTCAGAGTCAAGCCCGTTTATTGCGCCCTTTCTTTCCGTGAAGCACTTAAATCTGTCATCACAAGAATCACAAAAAGTGGGTTTTTCACACTTATTTGTAATGCGTGGGTCATCCTTTGTTGCCTTGGTAAACCCCATGCAGTTATCTAACCACACAGGGTCAAAGTTGAAGGGATAGTTAAACCACCCACTCCTAATCCCATGTTCGTTTGCCTCTATTTTGAGTCGCTTGTCGAACATAATTGGTAGTGCTTCTTTTCTTCCACCAGCCAGCATACCAATTAGACTCAACATTGGATTGTTGAGTAACGGTGCGTTATAGGGGTGGCAACATTTGCTGTGAGCGTCTCCTGGCACTTCCCCTCTCCATCTACATTCATAGCAATTCGGTTTATTCTTCTTCATCGAAAAAATTTCTCCATACAGCATTACTCGGAGTCACTGGTTCGCCACACATACATGGTTTACCAGCACTAATTTCATAGTCAACAATAGAATCACATCTAGGACAATAGGGAACGTACTGCTCACAATCTGCCACACAGACACGTAACTCATCATTTGTGACGTATCTCCATTTGCATGTTCCATGTCCAGTATTGTCAAGGATACCATCATATCGCCACAAGTCTACGTACTCTTGACAATCCTCACAGAATATGAAGTCTTTACAAGTCATACCTCGAACTTCAATTTCTGTGTTGCCCTCAATTAAGAAATCAGCACCCAATCGTCACCTTTGCCAATCTTAATACCACGAACAACAGGAACTTCCTCGATAACAGCGTCTTTGCCAAGTGGAAGTGCGACTCCCCACTGTTCAAATTCGTACCAGCTTGCGAGACCATAGCTGTCAAAATTGCCCTGCATCTTTTCGTAGATTTCCATGCCAGAATCTTCGCTGTTATCAGGGTCTTTGAGTACGATTAAGTTGATTGCTGATTCATCATTTGCCCACGCTCTTATTTCCATGTTATGCTCACGAGCGTAGTCTATGAGAATCTTTGCCTTGTCTGCTGTCCAGTTTCCTCTTAGATTTCCGAAAGCATGGTATGTGTATTGTGCAGGTGGATAGGTGCGAAACTGGTGCATCCTAGCCATAAATTTTTCGATACAATCCTTACCAGTATCAATCTCGACCATTCCCATATCTGCTCTGCCATCCTTTTCGATGGTGGGTTCGAGTTCGGGCGGAATTGGTTTCTCTGCAAGGACTATATCGTCATTATGGAGTATTTTAACTTTTTCAACTGACATTTTTTACTTCCTATAGGTCGTCTCTCATAGAGATACACGCACCAAACTGTCTTGCACATGACAAGACAAATTCCTCAAAGGAGATTCCGTCTTTTATTTTATCAGTGTAACCAGTAGGCATTAGCTATAAGCCTTTCCCTCTTGGTCAACTAACCAGCCACAATCAGGACATTTGACATATCCCATTTTAACTTCTGGTTCTTCGACCCAATCGAACCTCATACCACAGTTTGAACAGGTGACAGTGTTGTCGGATTCCTCTATTAGAGTTCCTTTGCCTTCTTTGTCCACCATGTAACCCATGTTGAAGTTTCGCTGTTTCATGTAAGGCAATAATTCTGTATCATCGTCATAAGAAACAACTTCAAGTAATGTGTCACTGTCAAGCAAAGCCAGTTTCTTGTCGGAGTATCCCATTGCATACATAGCCCTGCACAAAGTCATACCCAAGAAAAGTGACTCTGTGAGCACAGGAACTATTCCGTACTCTCGGCAGATAAATAGCATTTCAGGTATGTTAGTAGCACATTTAAGTGTCGTTATCATCTTATTCGAACAAACTCCGCTTTCATTATATTATCCATCAATTGCCAATTTTTCATAGCAAACTTTGCAAATTTTGCAGGTGGTACTTCCCCAAAGTCATATGTTAAGAGGTTGGGACAAGTCAACTCAAAGGTAGCCTCTACCAGAACTATGCTATTGTAAACATTTGAGATGTACCGAGATGTTACCCTAAAAACCTTACTGGTTATGCACTGAAACCTCTTTGGGCATTCATTACAATTATCATTTATAAGATTTTTTATGGGTATTTGAATTACAATTCTCATGTATCTCAACCAGTTCTCTTTGTATCTGTCTATGGGCTAACTCAGTGTTGACGCTACGCTCTAGGGCGGGATAGTCCTCTTTCCATCTGCGGAGAACATCATCAGAATATGGAGCGGCACATTTGTAATGTCTATCTGTCCAGCAAATGAATCGCTGTTCACAGGTGTTGCATACTTCTGGTGTGCCAACTAATTGCCTATCTATCTTTGTAAATCCCCGCTTGTCTTAACTGGTTCAGGTCAAACTCTGCCTCACGATTAGTCCAGCAGATAAACCGCATATTGCAAGCATCGCACTGTGTTGGATAATTCTTGCACAGGATGGGGACTTTATTACCCCATTCTTTACTGCCGTCTACACCTGTAATAAGCCGACCCACACCGTCAACGGTTAGTCCCTCTCTCCGCAGAGCGTCAATATGCTTACATGTTCTATTGCCACGCTGGTTGAATATCCAACTTGGACAGTTACAGGAGAATAAGCCCTTCTCATCAACCTTTATCTTGTAGGTTCTCCTGCCATTGGAAGATGGGACTTCTGCAAAGAAATTGTATGTTTTGCTCATTTTAGTGCCTCACCAAATTATCGAATGGGCATCCAATCAGGACTCCCCAATCATCTGCCTCGTGTGACCCATAGTTATACTTGCCACAAGCTTTACATCTGAACTTCTCATTGAATGACACCTGTTGCCACTTCACCATAAAGACCTCTTTACAGTGCGGACAAAGCATAAGTTGGGTCTTATCTCGTTTGTAAAGTTCATCAACTACGAAATGTCGCCCCAACTCGCTAGGGTTCATCGTTACTTGTAGTGTGTCCTCTCTGACAGTATAACAAGCGTAACGCCACCTACACGTACCGCATTGTTCGTCACAATACGTGCTGGTGGCGTACTGTCCTGCTAGATAAACCTCTAGTTTCTTCATTCTGCTATAATTATAGCACGTGCCGCTTATGTTGTCAAGGTTTACTTTCTGTCGGTAAAACACTTAAAGCGATTGGAGCAGTAGTCACAAGCGGAGTCAAGTTTGTTGTGGTAGGCTTCATTACAGAATTGAGCAATCAACTCGGTGTTGCCACTACCATTGCTTCCATGTGTCTTGTAGACTTTGACAATATCCTTGCCAGTCTCATCATCGTAGTAGCACTCAACCCTTGCACCCACACTCCATCCCCGAATGTGACCTGAGATGCCGCTGTCTTTACTACCACCCCTAGTTGCCGCACCACGATTACCCTGAATTTCCGCATAAAAGTGTGACATTAAATGTTTTTACCTCGCTTCAAAGTTTGGTGCGGCAGGAAGTTTTAATTCCAGTTCCGCTAACCGTTGCTTGTCTTGCGGCGACATGGTAAGAGTACCCATTGTCTCTACGACTTTGAAATACTTCTTGTATATCGCCACCATTTCGAGCAAAATTTCTTCCTTTGTCATCGCCAGAACCTCTTTGTTATTTTAGGATTTCTGTGGAACTTCTGAGGGTCTTGCTCGTACACTCGGCTTTCCTCTGGTTTGCCATGTTGGGAAGTGTAACACTTAAACCTATCAGGACAAGTGCCACAGATTTTCTCAACCTCTGCGTTGAGCTTTTCCCTGATTTCTGAATGGGGCTTACTCCTACAATCTTTACACAGGGGAATGATGAAATTGCAGGTATTCACTCCTTCGAATGTAAGCCGTTCAATGGTGGTAGCATAGAGATTATCTCCCTTTACTAACCCACAAATAGCACACACTACCATACGTGACCGTTCACGTTCTTTCTTTCGGCATGACTCACATATCGGTTTGATAACGGTATAGCCATTCTCTACCATCGTGTATGGTCTGACATTCTCGTGTACGAATCCGCAGGTAGAACACCAACCGATACGATGCTTGATAGCTTTCTTGCCGTCACGCAGGGGTTGTCCGCTGTTCCTTGACCAGTTGTTCATCATGCTATCACCTTCGTTGTTAAGCACTTGAATCTGTTGTCACAATTGCCGCAATGGTTTCCCTCCCCAAGCGGCACTTCCTCGATACTGACTTTGATAAATTTGCCTGCGTGCATTTTGAAAATCTCCGTCAAGTCCTTGAATTTATCGTACTGAACCACACCATAATGGCGGTTGTGTTCAGTCGGGAATACAGGACAACCAAGATAGTGAAACACTTCCATTATCCTGCCATGTTCATCATGGTCAACCTCTTCTTCGTCCTCGCCAACATAACCTTCGAGTGTAAGAGGTAATCCAGTTGCAAGCTGACTCTCAACGCCAAGCTTGGTACGCTTTACTAACTGGATATGCTTCCTAATCTCATCAATAGGTGGTTTTGAGTTGGTAAAATCACGCTGATACCCATAGGTAGTCAGCCACTTTTCAACCTTACTGATGGTTTCTTGCAATTCCGCAAGCTTGGTGATGAAGTATTCCCGTTCTGTTCCGTTCATGTTATTCACTCTTTTTGACGTAGTTAAACCCTTTGAGGACGCCACTGACAATCCATAGACCGAGTTCAACGGAGAGTGCCTGAGCGTAAGTGATGGTCATGAAGCCGAAGATACTCGCAATTCCACCCCAAGCGAGCATAACCAACCATGCACCGAAAGCAAAGCAAGCCGCCACCAGTATAGCTACTAGCAGGACAATGCCCACCCATCCGAAGAAGCCTATGTCGTTCTTCCTCATTCCGTACATTTTGTTCTCCCTTCTTAGAGAAGTAATAGCAGTAAGAGCCACCAAGGACTGTACTGCACCGCAAGGTACACGGACAATCCTACGATGAACACGCACCACAGAAATGCCACCCATATGTACTGCTTGAACAGTTTTTCAATCGTCATTAGTCATTCTCCATAACAATTACTTTACCCAACTTGGGACTCCAGCCGTTGGTGTAATGCTCAGGTGTCATAACCCAAATCGTAGGACAAGGAATCTTCTTGGGATAGTCGCCAGCTCCATCGGTCAGATAGATGATACCGTCAATCTTACCCTTGAGCTTGAACTTTTCGCCATTGCTATTCTTGTATATCTTTTTCTCTACGAATTTGAACACAGGTACGAAGCTTGTACCACCGTAACCGTACCTCTTGATGCCCTGACCCTTGGGTGGTTTCTTCTTGTACTCTTGAACATGGGTTATATCCATATCGCACTCAACGTGCGTGATACCTACCCCTGCGGAGAACATAGCCCCGATTTCTTTCCAGAACATCGCAAATTCTTTGTCGTCAACGCTACCAGAGCTATCAGTCGCCACCACGAAATGTGCTTTCCTCTTGACCTTATAGCCAGGGAATGTGACAGGGAATCTTCGATTTAGCCTCTTTCGAGTGCTCTCGAATTTGGCGAACTCACGGAATCCATAGAACCTGCGGAGTTCGGATTTCCACGTGATAGTCTTGTGCTCAAGGCATTCATCCACAAGACCTTTCAACCATCCAGGCATATTTCCTTGAGACTTCTCACTAGCTTTATGGACAGCTTTCTTGACCATTTCCTTGATTTTCTCGTGAGCCATTTCACGATTATCACTACCTGCCGCCCACACTTCGTGATTGTCCATCGGCATCGGGATGTCAATTCCATTTACCCGAACATTGCAACCGCTACCAGTCTGCGGCGATTCTTTCTGTTCCTGCTCACCCTGACCATCGCCAGAACCTTGACCCTCGTCTTGTTTCTGCTCGTACTCTCCGTGACCGCTTCCACCTTTGCCCAATGACTGCTCATTAGCTTGTCCTTGAGAGCCAAGACTACCTTGGTCTTTAGCTTGACCTTTACCATTCTGACCATTGCCAGAGTCCTGTCCACCACCCTGCTGACTGCCATCAGCACCTTGTCCAGTCTGCTGACCTTGACCACCACCAGAGCCGCTCTGCTGTTGACCCTGTTGGTCGCCACCTTGTCCCTGTCCCTGTCCCTGTTGGTTTCCAGACTGACCTTGCTGACCACCCTGTCCGCCACCTTGCTGAGACTGCTGACCCTGTTTACCAGCCTGACCACTTTGTCCTTGTGACTGCCCCTGCCCCTGCTGGTTTTGCTGTCCCTGTTGCTGTTGTCCTTGCTGACCATTGCCATTCTGGTCAGACTTACCCTGACCCATCTGTTGCTTCGCCGCACTCTCTTGCTTACCAGTGATAGAGCTACCGATTTCAATGACCATCTTCGGAACTTTCGCCCAAAGAACATCATAGTATAACTCGGAAGCTTTTTCCTTGTCGAGAGTTATCTTGTTATTGCCGACTCGGAAGTTATTGTAGTCCAACGTCTCGAATTTATGAGCCTTCGGGTCAAGGTCTTTATTACAAAGCGGGCAATTCTTACGGAACTGTCCCGTTGCGGTTTTACGTACAAAGACGTTACAGTCTGGACACATTAGCCCACTCGGTAACCCCTTAATGTACTGGTTGATTGCAATATCATTAGCCAGATTCCAGACATAGTGATTACGCCCCTCAACCCTAAGCAAGTGTTTGTTAAGAATGTGAAGAATCTCATGCTCAAGGCACGCAATCTTTTCCTCTTGGGTCAGTCCCCAAGAATGTGCGGAGGGGTTTGCTTTGTCGTAGTCGCCAGAATTGTAGAAGTCAGTATTGATAAACAAATGAGGTTGTAACTCATTGCTTACCATAACTGCCATTGTGCGGACAATCTTACCAGCACCATCTACGCAATTTTTTCCGCTTACGCTGTGCCTGCGGAACTGCTGGAGAAGATGCCCATAAAAATGCTTATGTTGTAGAAGCAATTCAATTACTTCGGGTTCGATAAGTTCAGCCATAACACTCCTTATTTGATGGGTGCAGGAATGACGTTTGCCACTCCCGCACCCTGATAAATTCTAGCCGATGTCACCCTTGCGTGCATGTTTGAGGATTGCGAACAGGTCGTCACGGTGGAGTAAAAGCCTGTCATTAACCGCAGGATTTAACGCAAGGTCTTTCAGAACGGAGAAAGCCAAGTCCTCTGGAAGCATGATGAAGAAGTCACCGACATTGTTTAACTGCTTATCCGTGTACTTCTCCGCCTTTGTGCCAGAGAGACAATCGTTGATTTCATCGAGCGTAATCCTGAGCAGGTCAAATCTGGTATTGCCCTCGCCAGCTTCGATTTGAGAGACAACCCTGTCACGCACCTTAGCGAAGTTGTTGAAGATTTCCTGTGCCTTTATCGGTTTGTCAAGGTCGGTCTTGAGGGAATTGACGAAGCTGATTGCCGCAGTCGCACCAATTACCGTCTCCGCAACCTCTGCCCAATATTTGCGAGGTATGGTGTCACCGCTTAACAGTTTGTGCAGGAACTCGTATGCACGAGGCGTTGGTGCGATTTCAATAGGAATGTCAATCGCATCATTGCCGAGGAATTTTTCTTCCATTGAAATAAAGTCTATAATATCCTGCATGACTTTCTTTTCACGTGCCCACTTTAACCAGTTGCTCGTGGTCATAGCAAACTTGATATGCACGAACCTGTTCATCAAAGCGGGGTCAATTTCCTCGACATTGTATTCCTGTCCAGTGCCAGCATCGGAACTTGGGGGATTACAAGCGCAGACAATCGGACAGTTATCGGGAATTTTGTGCGTGTGTATTCTACGGTCAAGCACAATCTGGAATGCCGCTTGCTGTACGTCAAGTCTCCCACGATTAAACTCGTCAAAGAACAGAGCACGTTTCTCGCCGTCAGTCGGAAACCATGATGGGGGTAACCACACCATTTTACCGACTATAGGAATCTTTGCCCCCTCTTGCTCACACATCGGACAGTGAGTGAAGCGAGCCGAGAACCCATACTCCGTATGACATTTTGGACAATAGAAGCTTGACGCAGGATGCCCGATTAAGTCACCGACTTCCATCTGACCGAGACGAAGGTCTATGACTTCGTAGCCAAGTTTCTCGTACACATCACGGACAACTTGACTTTTACCGATACCATGCTTGCCCCATAGCATCGGTGTGAGTCCAACTTCGCCACAACGCTTTAAGATAAGCTGGACAAGTTCAAGATTTTCCATATAAACCTCTCTTTATCATGATACTATAATTCTATCACAAGCCGCCATTATTGTCAACCTGTGCATCTGGCGTAATTTTGAACCACCCATCAAAAGTCTCACCATCAATGAGTTTGGGGACTTTCATTAGGTTGAGTCTTTGCCTCTTTGCGATGTTTTGAAACGCTCTGATTTGTGCCAGGGTAAATGCTCTTGAGTCTGTACGATACATAATATCTGACACAAGCTGTTGAACCCTGCCGAGATTTAACTCCATCAGACGGTAGCCAAGTTTCCTAGCTTCTCTCTGCTCGAAAATTTTATCATCGGTAGTAATACAAGCATCGAGATATAGGCTCGTTGCAAGTGACCTCTGCTTATCACTTAACATTCCCTTATGGATGATTTGACTTTGCAGGCTTTCAACAAGATACCGCACCCAAGGTAAACGCTCTTTTGTTTCGTTTAGTCTGTTCCACAGGGTGGCATTTTCAGGTTTAGACTTGAACTCATTTATTGCCGTGTCCCTGTCCTTACCTGTGAAGCTATTTGCAGGTGCGGTCTGTTGCCACTGAACTTTTCTGGATACCGCACCCCAATATCTACTTTTCATTGCCGAGTCCGTTTAGTCCTTTAAGTTCGTCATTGCCAAACCAGTTGGTCATCATATCAGTAAATTTTCCTAAGCCGAGCATATCCCCTATGCTGGTGTTGAGAATCTTGAGCAAAATAAGGTATTCTAATGCCATTGAGATTGCAACTGCTTGAGGGTCACCAGACATTAAAGCCCCCATCGCAAATTTATTTGCCCTCTCTGTGACGAAGTGGTACAGAACAGGGTTACTGTCATGGAGACTTTGAAGCTCGGTATCCAGCCATTTCTGGACTTCACCAGCAACAATGTGCTTATTAAGAGCCTTGAATTGCTCTTTTATATGGTTTTCGGCTACCTTTGGTAGATTATCCATCATCATGAGACAAACCTCATAATTGCCATCATCACAGCAAACTGGATATTCGGGTCAAATGGTAGCCATAATGGTACATGTTTGAGTAAAAATTCGTACATAACACTCCTAATTAAAACAGAGTCGGGCAGGTGAAGGAAACGGTACTTACACTAATCTTGTCGAAATTCGACTGTGCCCTCGCCTAGTTTCCAATCACCTGCGCCGCAACCCCCAAATTAAGACTTATTGCGGAAGTGCCGAAGAATATCGGGTGGTTCTTTTGGTTGACCTTGGTCTGCCGCTTTCTCCATCGCTTCTGCCATGTCCTTCATCGCTTTCATAGCGACTACCATCTGCATCTTTTGTGTATAGGCTTTAATCGCTGTGGTAACCAAGTTTATCGAGGTCAATAGCGCAAGAAGGATGCCGACACCCTTGAGCATTGTCAAGAATGTTACTGACGTTGCAACGGACAGCATAGCCACTCCGACTACATTCCATCCGAGAGTGAGCAATCCTGCCGCAATGCACGCAAGACCACCCAAGATTACGAGTGCCAGAAGCACTCCGAGGAATACGGAAAGCACTTTTGATTTAATGTTCATTTACTTCTCCACCAGAGCCTTTAACGCATCCTCAAGGTTCTGTTGCGGTTGAGCCGCAGGTGTCGCAACGGTAACCGTCTTACCAGACAGTTTGTCCTGAGCCATCTGGTTGAGCGCATCGAGGTATTTGTCGGAATAGTCCTCATGGGTGAACGGTTTGGAGAACTTGCCGATAACCTGCGTAATCAGGTCAAGCTGAACGCTGGAAACCTCGGATTTCGGCACTTGCGGTGCGTCTTTCATTTCGTTTGACCAGTACAAGGTGGACATAACCAGTCCCCCGTTGAGAGGGCGAATAACGCAGAGACTTTCTCTCTGACGAACTGCCACCTTTCCGATTGCTACCTTGTTCAGTTTCTTCAGACCTTCAGCAAAGAGATTGAAAGCCTGAACACCGACTTCATCAGGTGCAACGTAATAGGTAGTCTCGAAAAGCAGGGGATTGATTTCCTGTGCCTGTACGAAGCGGTCAACCTCGATGTTTTTTGTAGTAGCCAACGGTAGACTGGCAAGTTCATCGTTGGAGAACGTGACCACCTGTCCCTTGCTAACCTCAAGCCCTTTCACGATGTCGTCTTTGGAAAGTTCTTTATTGCAGGTCTTACAATAAGCTTTCCTGCCACCCGCACCCATATCATCTTTATGGTATTCGTGCAGGTTGCTCTTGGCTTCTCTCGCTATCCCATCCAGTCGAACAGGAATGAGAAAAGCACCGCCGATGGAGATTGCCATTTTCCATCCACGACTTTGACCCTTAGCCATTTTTCACCTCGCATAAAGCTATTGTATTTATAGGTATCTTTTGTAACACTGACCAACACAAGAACCTGTCCAAACATTCGCCACAGCTCCGAGTACAGGTGATGAAAGCTTCGGCAAATTCTTCGGACTGTCCACATTCGGGACAAAAGTCCATAGGTTCGCAGTCATAGTTGCCACCGATGTTGAAGTGCTGGTAGTCGTGCTTCATTTGTGCCGACCAACCTTCCCATCCGCACTTGCCGCACTTCACGTAGTGCTCGTAGTCTGTATGTCTGCTAAACACTATAGAATTCCCCACATTTATAATTGTACCACGTGCCACCGTCATTGTCAAGTACCCTTAGAGAGTGCAAGTTCAGCATGGAGTAGAATACGTGCCAAAGCTGGATTGACTCCCCTCTTTCTAAATGTACGGTATATCACGATTGTCTGCGCCCCATCCCAAGTATTCTTGAGAATTGACTCAACATCTTTTTCACTTAGTACCCAAACAGTACCACCATAGCGAGCATACACTCCCTTTGGCTTGAACTCGTACCCGAAACCGATTTTGCCCAACCTTGCTCGGAGATTTTCGAGTGCCTTTTGAGCATCATCCTTCCGCTTCTTTTCCATGTAAGCCTTAGCATCTTTGACTTGCTCTTCTCGGCTCTTTTCTATGGGTACTTGGTAATCTCCATCATCTACGTTGCCTGTCCAGCAGTTGAAGAAACTCTTGCAGGCTTTCGTGCAATTACAGGAGATTCCTTCTGGACTTAGAAGATTACCACCAATGAAGGGGCGGCACTGAGGGTGAACGATAATAGCAGGCTCATTAACATCGCTCATTTCTCGGCTAAACGGATTCCACTTACCACCACTTCGGTAACCCCAATTAGACGCACCGCAATGGGGGCATTTCATCTTGTCGAGAATAAGGTGATGAATGCCAAACTTCCTGTCCTTGTCTCTTTCAGACAGGGTAGTGAAGTCTTTGCCGCATCTGTTACAATGGAGTTTCATTTATCGGCTCTTTTTTCCTCACGCTTTCGCTCATTCTCTATTATTTTAGCACGAGCCGCACATTTAGTCAAGTCCACACCACTACGAGCCAAGAACGCTTCCAGCAGTTCAGTGATGGTGGGTTCTTGGTCAAACGGTATCTTTGCCAAATCATCTTCCAAGTTTACCCTCAAGCCGTCACTCGTAAAGCAACGGAACTTGAGTTTACAGGATTTACAGATGTTTTCTTCGTCAGTGTTGCCGAGACACCGCTTATCCATTAGGAGCTGGTATGGTTTATCCTTGAAGGTCAGGTAAATGGGCTTTCCAGGCTCTTCCTTGACCTCTCGGATTTTAACTGTGATGATAGCATCATCCTCAAGATTCACAGCCACTCGCTTCATAATCGCTTCTCCCTTTCTTGTTTAGATATATTACAAACCACTCGGCATCTTTCATTTTTATGTCTCTACAATGGTTTCCGTATGGTAAGTCCTTACGATTCGTATTCCTGCCACGTGGATGTATACTCCACATGGTTTTGTTGAGGAACTTTTTGCACAACTCCAGAAACAGTTGCCCTTCTTCGTTGTTGGGTACATCAAAAGCATATCTGAATCTACCAGTCTGTACTTTCCTCAGCTTGCCAGTAGTAAAGCATTCGAACTTATATTTACACTTGCCGCAGACACCGCTAGTTATATCTGGTGTCATTGTCAATCTACACTTTGCTATTAAATGCTGATTCATTTTTCTTTATGTCGAATTGTAAAGCAACGGAAACGATACGCACACGTGAGACAAGCCTTTCTTGAGTGGGTAAATCTTGGTGGGTGAACCTGCTCTTTTACTTTACCCCAAATCAAGTTCCAGCATTGCCCCATTATCTTATCCACAAAATCTTGTGGTGGTGTCTCTCCATTTGCTTTCCATATACTTTCAGTACGTTGAATCTTGGTGGGCTTCATTTCTTTATCGTATAGCAGAGGAATCTATCTTCGCAGTCTCCGCACATGTCCAGTGCCTTGAACATCTTACAGTTACGAATATCTGCTAATTCTCTTAATTCATCCTCATGTAATGCCCAAAACTGACCATTTTCAAATTGAAGATGATATTTCCTCACCTTGTAGTCAATGGCGAACACCCAACCGAACAACCCTAAGAATGTTTCCTCGCCAATTCTACCAGTTTCTTTTATCTTAATCCTGTCGCCAAGATTGATAGCGTTTTCTAACTTCATACGATTGTGTCAATCTGATGTACTGCCTTGTCGAAGCGGATACACTTGAACTGAGGATGCCTCAATGAATTGACAGTACCATCTGCATTCCGAATCGCACCATAATGCTTTACAGTGACCACAATTTTTGGTGTAACGTAGAACTCATCGCCCTTGTTCCCTGTGGTTATTGATTGCAGGATTGGAAGCAATGTTTCCTTGGGTACGGTATTTGCACCGAAGCCACCACCCACGTATGTCAAGCGTTGAAGCTTGTTATCAACCCTGTGTCCAACAAGGATTGAGAGGGTCTTTGCCCTGCGAGAGCCTGACTGATAACCCATGATTACAAAGTCATTGTCAGCCATGAACTTCCGCTTCGCCCACCGACCAGTTTGCCCATCAATATACTTGGACAGTGGGTCTTTAATTACGATGCCCTCGAATCCCATGCTGACTACACGGTTAAAAAACGCATCCAACTCCTGCTGATTCCGACAAATTGCCTTGGGTACAAGACTGACTTTCTTGTTGTAGAACGTCAGACTTTCCAGAAGCTTTCGGGTGGCAATGTGGTCGTTGTCCTTCCAGACTTCTTGACCATCGTACTTGAGACACCCAAAGATTGCCAAATTCAAATCGGGGTCAAGTTTGTGAGCGAGGAAGTCATAGAAATTAGTGCCAGCTCCATAGACTAACTCCCCCAAGAACACGCTATCATCGGGAATATCTATCTTGGTCACTGGCATGTCAGTCCTTATACGACCATGTTCGGGTTTGTTGGCAAGAAAGATGTCACCATGTTTCTTGATTACGTACTGGAACTCTCCATCCATCTTGACCTCGGCAAGACAAGGGAAGGGAATGTGCTCTCCCTCAATTTCCATGAAAGGGAGTCCGTTGTAAAGCGGGCTTGTCTTATCCTGATATGTCCTCATAGTCTACCTTCCTATTTGGGTCTGTCAACCAGTGCCAGAACGAATGACATTCCCTACAAAAGATTACAATATCAAACAACCAACTGTCGCCGCAATGGTGAACAGTCAGGTTTGTTGTTGTATCGCAATTCTCGCAATGACCTACCCATTCCCTTACTGCCCTGAGTATTTGGGTTTTTATTTTGCCAGTACGAGCTTTCTCGTCTGCCCAAACTATCAGTGCTGTTGTCATGCTGGTAGCTTTGCCCTAACCTCAAGCTTCGTGTCGCAACGTGGACAGGTTATCCTGTGCCATTCTCGGTCTATGGACATTATGACATTAAACATCTTGACACCATCCACGTGAATGCCAAGCTTCGCATTGCATTTGGGACATTTACCTTTGACTAGAATTTCGGATGGCATATCCACATTTCCCCACAATTCGGGCAGAGTACAGGAATTTCACTATCGTATTCTATGATTATCAGCCACTTTCTATGGTAGTTTACTGGTATTCTAAGTAACTGACCGCAATCTGGACAGTTGGCTTCATATATCTGTTGGGTCATTCTCCACCTGCCTTAAAGTTGTACACAGGTTTCATCATGAAGTCAATTTCCACTGTCTCCCCGATTGCCTCTACGATTACGTCTTTGTCCTTATATGCCATCGGAGATTCGTCTATTGTGTCAATCGTTGCGGTTGTGGTATAGATACCTTCCATTTCGGATTTGAATTCATCCATCGAGAGTGTCTCTTTGGCTTTCCTTCTGGACAGTATCCTACCTGCACCATGCGGTGCGGATTCGTTCCACTTAGTATTTCCCTTGCCAGTACAGACTGCAACACCGTCTCGCATATTGAACGGAATCACTAACCGTTCTCCATAGTGTGCCGATACCGCACCTTTCCTGACAATTTTATCCTCAAAATTGATGTAGTTATGGACTGTTTCAATGGCGTTGGAATCCCAGGCAGACTGTCCGAAGTAACTCAGGATAACTTCTGCCATGACTCCCCTGTTCATCTTTGCGTAAAGCTGTGCTATCTTCATTGCCTCAAGATAACTTTCAGCTCCGAAGCCAATCGGTAGATACTCAAGGTTCTTGTAAGCGTCAGCCCCAACGAACATGGTCTTGAGCAATTCTTTAGCTTTGCTTTGGTAGTGGTTTGCTACCCGCAACCCGAAATTCCTGCTACCCGAATGGATGAGAAGCCAGTATTCTCCCTCATCCGTCTGGTCTATTTCGATGAAATGATTACCACCACCGAGTGTCCCGATTGAGCCAACAACCTTGGACTGGTCTTGACCTGTGACTCCTGCCAATCCGATAACATCGGACATTCCTTTGCCAAAGTAATCCTTGGGTTTCTTACCAGTCACCATTTTTTCATCGGTGCTTCTAATGTTGAAGCCACTCGGAACATTCTTCTTGATAAAAGTATCCAGTGCCTTGAAGTCAATGCTCTCTGCTTTCAATGGGTAAGCAAGCACTCCACAGCCAATGTCTACCCCCACAACGTTAGGGATAACGTACTCATTCATCTTGGCAGTAAAACCTATTACCGCACCAGCACCAGCATGACAATCTGGCATGATAGCGATGTAGGTATGAGCAAACGCTGGATGATTGAGGAACGAGTAGATTTGGCTAATTGTTTCTTGGTCTAGTTCGTCAATCATGACGTTTGCCGAATTGTATTTTCCTCTAAATGTCTGCAATTTTTATTTCCTTTTTGAAGCTAAATAAAATGCCAGAAAATGCACTTTTATGCACTATTGAGCGTGGGAAAAACGCCATTTATAATCTTTTTTAACGGGTTTTTCCTCGGTCTGAACGGGTGGTTTAGCTTCAGATTCATTGGTTTTTCTGGACTTTTTCGGCTTATTTTCTGAAATTTTATTTTGTCGTATCTCTTTACCGCAGAGAATACACTTCAAATAATGAGGCTCTTCCTGTTTACCCTTCTCCCATGCCATCGTTCCATTGATGCACCGAGGACAGGTATAAGCCCAATAATTTACCGCAACTGTTCTTGTCTTTATTTCCATTCTTCTTCCAGTGCGGCTAACTCCGCCGCCCTCTCCTTTGCTTCACGACATTGAGGGCAACAACCTTCGAGAATGTTGGTATGAGTCTCTGATTGAATGTCTGTATATATCTCAACCAGCCCACCCTCAACCATTTCCTCAAAGGGCTTACCACAATCGAGACAGGTGAACTTGAAGTTTCGCCTCATACCGAACTCTTCGAGGACGGCATTGTGGATGCTTTGCTTTACATCGGGAGGTAGATTAGCGAAGTCCATCTTGTATTCCTTGCGAGCCAGTTCATCTTCTCGCTTGTCCTGTTGTGATTGACTGACTTTAGCCATGTTTTTCTCCGTCTTTTTGTCCCATAGCTTTGAGTTGCATCTCTGCATACTCCGAAGCCATGCGGTACAGATTATCATTGTTATAAATTTCTTCCAGTGTCCATTGAGGATGGAGTCTTTGCCATTCCTCAATCTTGTCCATCAGGAAGCGTTTCATCATTCCCATTATTTGTGCCGTCCTACATCATTGATTGGTGCTTCGGTTGTTATCTCTGGTTTGGGTCTTTTAGGGCGCCCGTTAGCTTCAAGCTGTTCTAGCGCACGTTTAGCCGTTTCATCTATCTTATCTATCCTGTCTTTAGCATTCTTTTTGATATACTTGATTTCAGATGCCACAGCCTTGCAGGATTCCTTTTCGGGATAGTGACAATAAAACACGTGCGGACACCTGCCACCCAACCAGCGTTTCGGTGACCAGCAGTTGTTGCCGACTTGACTTGAACTTACTGCAATACTATTCATTATCTTTATTCTACCACAAGCCGCTTTCGATGTCAAGCTTGCTCATTCCAGTCATCAAGTACGATGACCTGACCATTGGGGCAGTGAAGATAGTATCCCCACCCATGCTCAACACGGTAACCATCTTTGACAAGCTCTGCCTCAAGCTTGTGTAGCTCCTCTCTTGAGCCGCTACGCTCATGATTTACACTTCGATATAACGCTCGGAAAGTATCAACTTTATCTGCCATTTTCCCTGACTCCAAACTCTTTTGCCGTCCAGCACTTGAATCTTAAATTACACGTATCGCATTCTTCAATACCAACGTAACGCCAGCTTGAATTGAATGCAAGCAACCTACCATCCTCAAGTCTTAACATTCTACACTTTATTATGGTATTATTGCCGTCTATAAAGGGTGCGGCTAAATCCGCACTCCCTGTGACCTTGCCCATTGATACAAACCCTCGTCATTCAGAATCCATTGCCGCCTTTCCTCATTGTTGAGTTGGGCGTTAGGAACGACACGCTTGATTGCTCTGTCAATTTCCTCTCGATTTTCCTTGATGAAGTCCGCCATTTTCATAGATACTTACACTCCGTATAATTTTTTCCTTCGCCACTGACGATGCAATCATCATTGGGTACTTCACAAGCGCACCGTAATGGACACTCGGTGGCTAACTTGGGTTCAGGAGCTACGGCATCCCAATCAGCTTCAAATTCAGCTATGAGTGCCGACACTATTGTTTCCGCTTTCTCCGCAATCACTTGCTTGAATGCTTTACCCTTACCTTTCTGCCACTCCTGTCCACCTATGGTCACTTCGTAAGACGGAACTTCCACGCTCTCACGAATGCGTGCCCTGAACTTCATATTTTTGGTTGCGAACACCTCAACCTTGGGATAATGCTTCTTGGCATTCTGCTCGGTGATGTGGTGGTCAATGGTTGCTTTACATTCCTTGAGTGCATCCTCAATCCCCTCATCGCCATAATAACCCCAACAGGAATCGAGGTTCTCGCCATCCGCATCAGTGATGGTGAATCCATAGACCTCGCCACGAAGATACTGGTCATAGGTCTTAACCTCATTCTCAAGATACCCTGTGACCCTCTGCCGTAGCTGTGGTGATATGTGCTTGACGCTGTACTCTTTGCGGACTTTGGTTTTGTCAATGAAGATAAAGCCTATCCGACCACTGTCCCAAGGACAACTGAAGCCCTTGGTGTTCATGGTGATTCCCGAATGGTCGTAGAGGTAGAGAGGTAGAACTATTGCCGCATCCCTCTCTTTCTCAAGGTAGGATACCATTTCATCCCACCCATTGAAACTTTCGGCATCAATGTCATGCTTGTCTCCCAAGTCATACCGCTTGTGGAAGCATACCATCGTGCCGAGGTTGTCCCATTCCCTCGGACTTTCGGGGCATTCATCTTGGTAGAACTGTATTTTGAATCCCCTATATTCCTCTGTTTTTACTGCCTCGCTGTTCATGTGTCTCCTTCCGAAGCATAGCTTCGTACTTATTTATTTGAGTCAGGCTACTGACCCTGTTCTCACATCGAAGTGGATTCGCTTTTGCCACATTATTGCTCTTGCCTGATTGATGGTTAGACCGAGTTCTGCCAAGATTTTAGCAGTACCGTTAGGTCCTTCGCCACCATACCCACAATTACAACCCGATAGCAGAATTGTGCCCTGCGTGCCAGTTATCATCATGTTGTACTCGACAGGGTACGTATAGCCGCTCTCGGACTTTCTATCTTCTGTTTGAAGCCCTTCTGCGGAAACATCAACCGTCAGGACATTGCCGATGTCATGCTTGTGTCTGTTCCAGAACTCTAAGCTTTCCCTCGTTATTCCGCCACCATCATCTTTTAGAAACATGACAGCCCCCTATTGCTTTTAATTTCCTGCCTCGGTCTGCAACAAACTCCGCAGGTACTTGCCCATTTAAGTATTTGTCAAAGGCTTCAAGAAACTTTATGAGTCTGTGCTGAACGATTATAGGCTTTCGTTGACCCTTACGGACTCCTCGTGCCAGAGACATTTCCTACTCCCTTTGTTAAGATACTTTGTGCTAACACGAGCGATGCCGTGAGGTTTTGTCGCTTTGTCAATTCCGTTATCACGTCTCGGTCAACCTTGCCAGATTTGGTTTGCTTTATCAATTCCACCAGCACCTTTGCCTGACGCTCTATGCTGGAATTTACCCCATCCCCATTGACATATTTGCCCGCTTCCCTTATCTTCTGAAGCCAGGCATTTACTGTCTCATTGGTGATTGCATTAACCGCATTGACTTCCGTAGTCCTATGGGTAGCCAATTCGTATTTGTGCATTTTGGATTTACTCATAATTTACCCTTAGATAGCTTATATATGAAAATGCCCCAACCAATTCCTGCACAACACGCAAGCACTATTAGTCCTATTATTCGCCACAATTCCATCAAGGGTGTAACTCCCAAGTGAAATTATGCCAGCACTTACACTTAGTGCATTCAAACGTGGCATATACGTGGTTGGGTTCAATGTGTCCGTTTTCATCATGACTATGCCACGTGTCAATTCCGAGGATGAGGTTTCTATGCGCCACCACATTTTTCACTGGACAAACATAGTTTATCCTCACTTCGAAGCCACTGATGGTCATAGCATTGTTTATCATACTAATATTCTACCTCATGCCGTGATTAAAGTCAACCCTATATTTTGGTGAGCAAACTCGGATGAACCCTCCAGTTTGAGCCGCTGGTCGTCTTTACCGCTACCAGCCTTCGATTCACCTTGACTACCCTGCCAGTTTCGACCTTGCCATATTTGCCGACAAAGCTGACTTTATCACCAGCCTTGAAAGATACCTTGAGTTGACGTTCCAGTAACTCACGGAACGTGTGCAGTTCTGATACGGTTGCCCCTTTGATTGCATCCATGAATTTAGCTAAGTCTGCCATCTTTTACCTCACTTATATTTGAAATAAATTCCATAGCACAATTCCTGCCATAATAGCCAGACAAGCTCCGAAAGCGAAGCAAGCCAGCTTAGGATAACGTTGGTAAATCCTGACGAGGAAGAATGCCGCAATTGCTGAACCGAGTATTTTTAATAGCCAGAATGTGTTTACTGAGTGGTCAAGCAGATAACGCATGATGGGATTAAGTTCGTAGCCACTTCCATGCACTACGATTTGAGTGGTAAGGTAGGCATCTGCTGTACCTAACAGAACCATCCCACCTGCCATAGCTCCCACCGCAACTGCCTCTGCCCTCATAGTTCAGGTGTCTCCACAACGGTATGCTTTTTGATGATGTTGCATTGAACGCCGTAGATTACCGTAGCGTCAGGGTGTTCGTCAAGGAAAGCCTCAAGTGTGGGTTGGTCTGTGAACGTATCCATTACCACAAACTCACGGTAATCTTCGTATTTTAAGCCGTTGTTGTCTATCCTGAATACGAACCATTTAGCCATTGTTTACCCCACAACTTCGCATTTTAATATTGGGTGTGCTTGTTTCTTTTCGGCTCTGCGTTCATACAGAGCTAATTCGATTGCCCTAATCATGTTAGTGGACTTTTCGGTTATGACCACACCATCCTGAAAGGTTATGGCGTACTTCTTGGTCATTTAGTCCACCCTTCCAGAAGCCGACCATGACCCCTGCGCCCTATTCTCGAATGCTTCAAATATGAGAGGTTGGTCACTGGTTGAGAGCCGCATCATCCTGTGGTCACCCCGACCACCCCATCTGGACTGATGCCGTACCTGACCACTGACCCATATCCTATCGCCAATCTGCATTCCCCTTGTTGCGATGTGGAGATTGCCGTCAGGTCTGTGCGGTAGGGTGAACTTGGGTGTCATTGCCTTGTACAGAAACTTGTTCATCTTTTCGGGCGTGAGAGGTTCGTCACTTTCCGATATGAAGATTGGAGGCTCACCCATTGGAACAAAGAACCACTCACCTTGCCGCTGGTACTCCTGACCCTTAACCTGTTCTGGCATCAGAGCATCAAACGCACCCTCGATGGACTCAAACGGCTTATCCGTTCTCCAATCATCAGGAAGCAGGCAGATAAAGTAATTGTACCCATCCATTGAGGACAGGTAATATTTATCCTTGTGCTTTATGACAGCCGATTCGGGTCTCCGTTCCTCAACTGGATAGTAGCCCTCTTGCTGTTCTGTGGTCAGCTTTTCGTATTCTGCCAAGCTTATTCTATCATCGGTATTAGCTTGGCGATAGGCTACAGTGTCCCATCGTTGAGGCTGGTGAGTGACCAACTCAAAGGTATAATAACTGATGCCAGCTCCGTTCAATGCAGAGAACGGTATCTGGATGGTGGCGTGCTTGAAGCAAGACGATTGGTGTTGGCTTGTAGTGCTGGAATACTTGTCTGCATTCAGCAGGAAGCCCCAATCTCTCCTGACCAGCAATGGGAAGTGTCTGCCATAAGAATACATAACGTCACCGTCAATGTACATATGGCTTGCTTCACCATCCGTTGCCCCATCCACAAATTCCTGAATTAACGTTTTTTGACTTTTCATTTTTGCCACACTCCTTGTGTTCTGTTCCCATGATTATATTCTAGCACGAGCCGTCTTGATTGTCAAGCACCGCATTTGGTTTTGCAGTTGCCACGAACTGTTCTGAGAGTCTCTGTTATGATGCCCCGTTCTCTCTTTAGCTTCGCTTGTTCTTCTGCCAGGGCTTTGAACTGATATTTGTTCCGCATGACCTTGCTCTGAACGGTTGCCAGTTCATCTTCCAGCTTCTTAACAACTGCCTCGTAAGCCGCTTTCTTAATGTTCATCTTTTACCCCCATATTCGATTTGATACCATAGTTAAGTCCTTGCGGACGCCGAGTTCGTTTAGCATTTATCAATGCCAGTCCGAGACTAGATATGACATTAGTCAAGTCATTTTCAAAGTCCCGACTGTTATCTCCATGCCCACAGCTCCCATGTACGTATTCGTGCATAAGAGTGCCGACAAATTTACCCATATCCTCACGCTGGACTGTATCGTAACAGACACCAGCTACGCCGCTTTGATAATATCCTGTCTGGTCGTAGTTGAAGAGCCGAGCTTCATCCTTCTTCTCCATGTCAATAAAGATTTTAACAGGATACACCTTTAGTCCAGCTTCGCCAGCGATTTCATCCGCAATTCTTTTGCCCTCGTGAACGAACCGCTTTTCGGATGCCGTTAGCTTGGACATGGGTACAATCTTTTTGTTATCTTTTATCACTTCACCAGCTTCGGGAAGCAGGCTCTTTAGTGACCAGCGGAAACTCCAAGGAAATTCTAGGACTGTCCAGTTCTTTTCCTCAGCCGTTAAGTCTGTCTTTGCATCATTTGACGACAAGCAGACTTTTGTGCCGAAGGTTTCCTTTATCACCTTCAGCCAAGTATTCCGTCTAGGTAAGAATGATGTGTCAAATTCCGCAGGTATCTTACCATTGTTAGGCTTGCAGTTTCCAGACACCAGCAGGTTTTTGATGATTGCCCTGTTCGTGGTGGTGGACAGTGCTTTGCCCACAGCGGTCTTGATTGCGCTGATATTTATTGCCGCTCTGTCTCTGTTCACCAATTCTTTATCATTGAAGTTATATCCATACAAGGCATCAATCTTGGTAACAGCAAGACCGTTCACCCACACAATGCCAGCGTTACCTTCGATTATCTCGTAGGTTTTGCCATCTTTGTCCAGTACACCTTGCGGATTCAACGAGAGGAATAGACTGCGTGCCTGTTCCAGTTCTTCGGGTAAAGCTTGTAAGTAGACTGCCGTTCCTATGTCCTCTGTCGTGCCAGTGTCCTCAACATCAATGGTCAGCAGTTCCTCTTGCCACGTATCATCAAACTGCATGGAGAACGTGTACTTTTTACCATGTGATAAGATGTAGATTTGCCTGCCCTCACGAGCAAGGACAAGGCAACCAATCTTTAACCCTTCACCGAACTGCCCGATAACCAGTTTGTTATTGCGCTTGGAGCTTCTGCCAATGATGAAGTCTGACAGTTTAACTCCTATGCCTTTATCTCTGACAATCTGGAAGATGCCACTGTCACCGAACATGACTTCCGTTCCAGTGTCGAGGGCATTCTGGACAATCTCCCTAATGGCATCTCGGATAGTCCATTCTTTACAATAGCTCTTTTCGATTGTTAGAGTTCGTCTCTCAGCCATTTGCCACTCCTTTTTTAGACATACCTGTTCCCACTATCTATTATAGCACAAGCCAGCAACCGAGTCAACTGTTCTGTTCTAGCCTCGGTTTGAACTTTGGCAATGAACCCACTGGATTCTCGTCAAAGCAGTTGCCACATGGTAGCATATGGATGCTCATGCCTGTTCTTTTTAGATGGTTACAGTTTCGGCAACACCGCTTTAGTGTACCATCCTCTCTGTAAGGCGACCATTTAACCATAGATTGCCTCACCAAAGAGACAGCATTGCAACCACACGTCTGCCGTTATAGCATCATCATCTTCTGCCAAGAAATCGGAGAAGTGCTTCGGATATTTTTCTGCCATAACCTCTGTTCCCTTGCGGATAGCTTCTAAATCCAGAGTGTACTCTTTGCCATCATCTTCCTCTTGGTCAATGAAGGTAAGACTGCCACCCTTGAACGGTAGCTCTACATGGGCGAACTCGATTCCCAGGCTTTCCTTGGTTTGCCCTTCGGGGTAGTTGAACTCTTTGATAAAATACCAGTAATTGCTACCACCCTCAAGGGCATTGGTTAGAATGTCTTGTAGTCTTTGCTCTGCCACTTCTAGATTAACTTTTATGTTCATTGTTGTTTGCCACTCCTTATTCGTTTTTTTTATGCCAATAATGGATTAGTGTCCCATCTATCGCCCTCTCTACCACAACGATAGTCTTTGAGTCTTTGCCAGACTGGAGCACCATTGTTCTCATCCGAGTACAAAAGGTACTCGTTGAGCGTAATGCCATTCACCCTGTCCATCAGAAGATATTTCAATCCGTAGAAGAACAGGTGACTTGGAAGCCCGACCAGAAACCTTACCGTCTCTTTCCAATCGGCTTCTTTGTGAGCATCAATTCTGGATACATCACGCTCACATGACTTGCAATATTTGCCGTTGCTTGTCTCGACTCCGCATACCTTACAGTTTGCCATTGTTACTCCTTCCCTAGCCTTTTCTTTAGCTCCTGTCTCGACCTAGCCAATCCTTTCGGGTTGCTGACAGGTTGTGATTTGGCTTTACCTGCGAATGGGTCTGGATATTCCCACCAGTAATAAGGTTGATTAACTCTGTCTGCCTCAACCCTTTCCCTGTTTTCCTTTGCCTTACGTTCATCATCCACCATGATGCTCATTGCAAGCCCCCGCTTTCTCAACATCCAACAGATTTGCCGACTCCTTGCACTCAGGGCATCGTAGCGGGTCGTCAGGTTTGTTGGTGGCGAATTCATATTCCGAAGCTTTGAAACCACAATTGCCACACTTTATTAGCACATCACAATAGACTACCATTGCCTACTCCTTTACCAGATTAGTAATGTCGTTGGCGCAGAACGGACACTCGATACCTTGGGTATCAAGCACAGTTTCAACACTACCATAATTAGTAATGTTGCCGTCTTCATCAATGTCAGCTTTCTGAAGGCATTGTGAGTAGACATTGACGCTGTTAAGGTCTTTGCCGCATTCTGGACATTTCATTTAAGCCCCCATTCTCCTTTCCATAGCTTCTTCAGCCATTATTTCCCTGTACGCATCTGATGCCTCAACATCTTCTTCATACAGATTGTGGGCTACGTCAATTGCTTGCTCTTCCCTAGTGCCCACTGGAAGTTGAGTCACAGTCTCTCTGCCAGCTTTATCTTTGTGGGTGATGTTAAAACTGACTTTGAATGAAGGCTCATCATCTTCACCGCCATACCAATGTCTGACGATGGTGACAACAACATTGCCCTCATCCTTGGTGAAGAATGTGTGCCTTGAATCTGGTAGGTCAAACCCATAGTCTTTTACCATCGGTAGCTCCTTTCCTTGCCGTATTACCTTGTTACTCTTGATGTGGATATTCGCCCGTTTCCTCTGGTTACCTTGATACTCCAGCCTCGGTCTTGCTCTGTGACATTGATGTACTTTAGGTTATTTGAACGGTGGCGTTTGAAGTGGATTTCAAACCGTACTTTAATTGGTACGTTATACCTACCTAGCACATCATACCACTTTAGCCTCTCGTCAAGAGCTTTGTTTACATCGCTGGAATCAATGTAGAACACATCAGCATCAGTGCCTTTGTTGTCGCACAACCAGAGCGTGCCAGTGGATACGTCACCAGTCAGAGTGTCAATCTCTCTGGCAATCCGATAGGAGACATTACCCATGTCTCTCTGGCGTTTGACTTCATTTTGCTCTTGGCGAGTGCTATCCTCGTTACGGATAGCTTTCGCATCTGCCTCATCCATAACTACACCCCTTCTTTGATTATTCTGCCTTGGTTGACATCAACGCCAGTCAGGTGAGGTTTGTCGGTGAGGAAGTTAAGCAGGCTCTTCCGAGTCTTGTACGCTTTGGCTACGCTGTAATCATTACGGATTGCTTTGAACGGCGTGACCTCAACGACATGACCAGTAAGAACTCTAGGCTCTTTCCTGAACATGGACTTATGCTCGACACAATGGCGACAATAGTTGTAATTGTCCATCGGGTTTAAGCCTTTGGTCTTGCATACGCACCGACTTTGCCTCAACCAACCTTCGCTGTCCTTGCGGATGTCGGCTGGGTCTTCGTACCCACGAGACGGGCAAACATTGTTAAAATAGTAACCGTCACAGTGGAATACTTTGTCTGGTCTTTTTGCCATTTCAGTTTCTCCTTTCTTCTGGACTATCTTAATTATAACAGGCGCAACACCATCTGTCAAGTGCGAATCCCAGGCGAATCGAGGTAGGGTCGCTGTTCAGGAAGATGGTGAAAATGCCAGCGAGTTGCGGTGGGGTCTGGTCTTTGGCGATGATGTCTACTTCTCCTATATATACAGTACATAACACACAGTATAGTCCTTGAAAGGCTGAACGGAGTAGGTTAGCTCCACGTAAGGCAGGACGTAGGAATACCCACCCACGTTGATGCTTGCCAGATGTATACCCAAGCTCCACGTAGGCTGGACATGATAGGCTGATGTGTAACGTATTTTTCTTCCGCAGAGCAAATTTTCAAAACGTGCCTTGAGTACGTCCTGCGTCAACGTTGGGCGGAACGTTGCTGTTCTGTATATATGGTGTATTTGCCTACTGTATATATATGAATAGTTGCCTACGGTAGAAATGCCAAGGACACCGCACCCCACGCAGTTATGGTACTATTGCCGTTCAGCAACACGTTGTGTTCTGGTATTTGTGCCATGTTCATTGCTGTTCAGCTTGTGGTATTTTTGCCACGTGGTATCCTGGATATATGGCTGATTTGCCGCAGTACCGCTAAAGGTACGCATTGACGACAACCAGGCGAAGGAGCTATGCTTGACACTACAATAGGCTTGTGCTATAATAGAAGGGTAAAGGTCGAGACATAATATTAAATAGAAAGGACAGAGCCGATATGGGTAACCGCAAAAATCGTGAACGTGCAGAAGCGGGCTGGATATTCAGGGAAGGTCGGTTAGTTCGTAAAGAAGAATGGTACGCCGCTCATCCCACACGTGAAATGCTCGCTGAACGGCAGAAGCAGGTTGACGAAGCTGTCAGGCAGGAGATGCTCAAGAAGTCTGTTGAGGCACAGGGTGTCGAGCTTCCGAAGGGTGGAGGCATTCTGATTGTCAAGGATGGTCAGATACTAGACCCCAAGGACACAAATGCTCTGATAGCCGAAGCAATTCCCAATCCCTACTACTGCACAGCCTGTCGGAAACGACACATGAAAACATCAAAGGTCGGGCAAGAACATCTGAATTTTTACCTAGCGGAGTGATACAATGCACCTATTAGTTGATGCGGCATTCAAACAGGTTGAGAAGGATGTCCAGAAGGTTCAGGAAGCCATTGATGGTGGAAGCACCACAGGCTACAAGGACATCTGCGTGAAGCGGGCTATTGCTTCCGTTGATGCTCTCAAGGCATCCTTACACACACTAAAATAAAGGAGTCAGCCAATGTTCACTAATGAACTGAAAAAGGGCGACAAGGTACGTCTCAACAACGGATGGGACGCCAAAATCGAGGACAATCAGCGTGGTAACACTCGGCTTGCTACAGTGTACGGTCTGTTCACCGAAATGGGCAGTGTTTACTCCCATGACATTGTATTCAAGTACAATGCCGATGGTTCAACCACGAAGATTGAATACACGCCAGCACAGGAAAAGCTCCGCCAGAACTGTAAAGCGATGGGGTTCTGACGATGGGCTTCTGTGAAAGGGGGTGATTAAAGGCTACACTTAAATGAGGTACATTATATAATTTAATTCGCCGTTTGAGACTAGGGTAGTTCTGTTGTAAGGCTACCCTTTTCTCTGTTCAGTGTTCTGTCATTAATGCCACTTTGGTTGCTGTTCTATATGATGGTATTATTGCCATTATTTTATTGTTGCGCTCTGGTATTATTGCCACATGACCTCTAAAGTCCCGCAACGACTTTAGACGGCTATATTGCCATAGGAGCTATCCCCAGGCTGAAACTCGCCGTGAATTGGTATTGACATCCTTAATCTAGCCTGCTATACTATATATAGGATGGTTAAGATGGATACTCAAGATTACGAACAGAAGCCCGCTCAAGTCTACCTACTCCATTTTGAGCAACCCTACTGGAGTAAAGCGCAACATTATGTAGGGTATACAACCATCGGGGCTGATAATCGTATCGAGAAGCACAGGACTGGTAAAGGCTCGCTTCTCGTAGACTACGCCCACAACAAGAAGGGCATTCCTTTTCAGGTTGCACTCGTAGAAGATTTTGAGACGGCACAACTTGCACGTCACTTTGAGCGTAAGCTCAAGAGCGAAGGTCACCTGTCAAGGCATTGTCCTATTTGTAGGGGTGAGCATGGGTAATCCAAAGAAAAACAAGTCCAAGCGTAAGTATCGCCGCTCGGAACGTCAGAGGGAAAGGAGAGAAGCCAATGGCAATGACAAAAGCCGAAGGTGTTAAAGCCCTTGAAGATGCTAAGGGTAAGCTCGCCAAAGCGTCAAGCAGAGACGAGACCCTAGCAATCTTGCTCGAAGCGGGCAAGGCAGTCGGCTACTCACCAGCGATGCGCTGTCTGGTAGCAGGCAAAGCTCCCGAAGAATCTATCAAGTGGGGCTAACCGCATAGCCATCACTATATTCGTTCCTTTCTAGGAGATTGGGGCTGGTCAAAAGCCAGTCCCTTTCTTCTGTTCTGCAACATGGTATTATTGCCATTAATTTAGGTTAATTTGTGGTAATTTTGCCGCAGGAGCTATTTACCTGGAATTTGCGCCGTAAATAGTAGTTGATTATTTTGTGTCTGCCTGCTACAATATAAGTATGGTAGAACACGGATGGATATTCCCTAGACGTGAAGCGGAGACGGTCACAGACTTCCCACCAGTGACTATACATAGGGAACTAGACACCCTGCAATGTCTGGACTATGACAGAGCAAAGGCAAATAGACAAATGGTTGCTAGACATGAATGCTCTACTGGCTATAACCACCTAGCTAAAGATGATGCGTATTTACTCCCGATTGGTTACGTTGACAAGGAAATTCTAGAACTACTTGAAAGGAGCGAAAGGAGGGATGCCAGCGTGGATAGATTCAATAATTGGTATTCTATTTGCGATATTATTCCTGTGGATATGTTGGTACAACCACAAGAAAAAGGGCAAATGGTAGTATGAGACACAGAAGGGCAAACAAATTCCCATTAACAGAAGAAATGATAGCCAGGAACAAAGTCATTAACGCAGTCTTTGATTCCCGATTAGCACGTAATCCTGTTCAGCGAATTGGCACGAAAGGAGTTACTCATGACCAAGAGCGAATACAATAAGCTTGTACGCTTTGCTGGCGAGGGGCATGTTACCATCTCCAAAGATGCTCCGAAGGCAATCAAGAAATTCCAGAAAAAATAAACACTTTCGCCGTTCAGCAAGTTGGCAAATTTTGTCGCTTGCTGTTCACGAATCTGGTAAAATTGCCACGATGCTGTTCACGAATAAATGCCGTAATTTTGGAGCTACATTATGTAAACTGGTATTTTTGCCGCTTGGAGCTATCATTATGTAAAGTTGCCATACCCAGGCACATTATGTAAAGCTGGCGAAGGTAGTACGTAGGTACTATATAAAAAAAGTACAATAGTACCTTGACAACCACTGAAAAAACCTTTATAATATAGGTATGATGATAAAAAAATAAATGCTTATTTGACAAAGCGGATAATGAAGTCAAAAAAAGTCGCACTAGCTTGAATGTGTAAACGCTCTGCTAGTCACCGTAAAGGACATACGGAAGTCATAAGCTAACTAATCATTATGACTATAAAAAGAATACCTATAATAAAAATAGGAATGAATATAAAAACAACGTAAAATAAAATAAATAAATGGAGTGTAAATTAAAATGTCTGACGAAGTAAAGACAATCAACCCTTCAACCCTTGGTCGTAACCGCAAGCGGTACGAGACTATGAAACAGCTTGACGGTATGACGGACAAAAAAGTCAATGAGGCTATGAAGCTGGACATTGACTTATACAACAAACAGAATAAAACCAGCTTCACCCTTGACGATTACGTCAAAATGCTGGAAAGTCTGAACAAACCGTCACAGACTGGAAAGCGTGACGCTGATAAAGCGACACGTGACGAACTCATAACCCAAACGCAGGATTTACTTAGCGTGGTAAACCTTGCGGTATCTTCCAAACGTGGGGAAGTCACCCTGTCACCCAAAGCGAAAGCGAAAGCTTTTGACGTGTTGGGGGAATTTGGAGACGTATTGACTAACCACCTCAAAACCGCTTTTTCTCCCATAGGTGGTATGTCAATGCTCTGGAATCCCTCTTCACAGGTTGCGGAAGCTAAAGACGGATTATCCGTCTATATTGGGGGATGGGATGACGGAAGCAAAAACCCACGTTACCAGTATGCACCCCGCAAATGTCCCATTTCCAAACGTAGCGGATACCGTGATGATAGCTTTGACGTAGCAATCCATGACCTGAACGCAAAGCAAACACCCAAACAGGAAACGGAAACCGAAGCGGAAGCGGAAGCGGAAAAAACCGAAGCGGAAAGCTAACCGCTTGTCATTGTCTGCTAGTCCCAAGACGATAAAAAGAGACTAGCAAATAAAATTGGAGTGTGTATAATGGATTGTAGCAAATGCGCTTGGAGTAACCCTGAAACGTGTAGAATATGCAAAGCGGAACAAAAAGAAAAAGAACTAACCCCGATGGAACAAGATATAAAAGAATTTACAGAAAATAGCTTGCGCATAGGGTTACATAGTGCAACTATATTACTAGCAAGCTATCAACACAACCAGAACAACTAGACTTGACATAATGAAGGCACAGCTAGTTGACATAACATCGTAGCCTGAAGCCCCCGCCCACTTGACATAAAAAGGCGGGGCTTTTTCAGCGACCTACGATGTTGTGTTCCCCTTATTAGATATTAAAAAATTTCAAACTTCGTTTCAGGTGGGTCTGTTTTGCTGGCTCGGAAAAATTGTGAAAGTAATTTTCAAACTTTAATGGTAATCATCGGGTGGCAATTTTCATGTGTCGTTTTTTGCGTGTTTTGTCAAATTCTAAGCATTTTTACGCATGGACTTTTATTGTGAAAATAAGAGTTAGCTCCATAAAAGAATAAGTAATTTAGACGTTGCGTTTACACCTAGCGTATGCTATAATTATAATAGAGAGGGTAACTCTCGGAGGTGCAAAGATGGACGTTATGATTATCATTGCTTTGGTTATTGCAATACCTGTCATTTTGTTTCCTGCGGTCTTCGTTTGGTATCTCAATGTCGGTGGTCTTTGGGAAGCTTGGAAGTATAAGAGAGCTAAGGATAAGAAGAGAGCTAGAGCGTTGGTCTAGCCATGCGGGGCGGAGTTTATTTTGCTCCGTCCCTTTTCTATGCCATAAAAAGGCTTGACAATGACCTTATCGTATGATATAATAATAATGAGGGTTAGTATGGGTATTAAATTAGAGAAACCGTTGAGGTTCGTATGCGATAAAGTGTGCGATAACTGCTTGATTAGGTTCAAGTGTTGGACTCAACGTGGAATAACCCATCTTGACTGGAATGACTTCAAAAAGATAGCTGATGAGAGTGGTATAAAATGAAACATATATTTGGTACAGGTGCATATGGAGAGCCATACCATGTAGAGTTAGATGATGATACTCTATATGATGCTCGTTGTGCTCAACATGTTCTGAGGACTCTTCCCTGGGAAGGGGAGATGTTCATACCGTGTTCAGCTAAACGTCTCGGTGGGGGTATGGTTCTTGACCTTGTGGAAATTGTGGTAACCAAGCGTGTAGCTTGGTTGAGTGTCGAAGGACCAGAGTCTAGGGAGAATTTGATTGATAGTCATGATTTGTTTAATCTCCCTGATATATACCTCACTAAGTCCTTTGAAAATGACCTTATTGATAATATGTTAGAGTTAGATAGCCATGAAATAGACTTAATAGCTAGTTGGAAAGAGCGTCTGACGAATAAACTCGAAAATAATGAATAAATTTTGAGTTTGAAGCTAGTTAAAGTGTCCTTAAATGGCTATTTTTTCGTAATATAATATTAGGGGGGTGCGTGGATTCGACAGGGTAGAGGGTGTATATATAAGCAGGTAGTCAGTGTGGAATGACTTAAAACCCCACGAAAAAATAAATGTCAACGTTAAGAACGTTTTCGTAGTCCTAGAAGAAGGGCTACTCTTCCTGAGCGATGGTGCTACGGTTGCTCTCGAAGACAGTTTCGTAGCTGAACCAGTTAAAGAACTCGTAACTGTATAAAAAGAGTCCTGCTCAACGTCAAACCAGTCGTCAGCTAGACGTTGAAAAGATAAAAGACGAATAAACCTGTAGAAATTACATACAACGCTATACTGGACAGGGAGTTCGACCCTCCCTCACCTCCACAAACGCTTGTCGTAACTCAAAACTATAATGCTTATCACGACAGCGTGATACTTTTACCTGGCTTTACAATAATGCTTACGACAGTAAGGGACTGGTACGGATTAGAGGTAGTCCCATGCGTAAGAAATACGAAATGCGTTGTAAAGTGTGCGGGTATCATTACTGGTTCATCGGTGAATGGTATCCATACGAAGGATGTCCTGTGTGTGGACACGGAGCAAGCTTTGACGAGTTCAAATGTAAAGAAGAGGACATCGAAAAGTCGTCCTATCAAATCAAAGGAGAATAAATACTGGTGTGATGCTTATAAATGTGATGAGTGTCCTGTGCGGTTTCAGTGTTTTACTTCTCGTGGTGAGATAGAGACGGAAAAGGAAATTGACAGATGGAAGCTGTACGAATAGAGAAGGTTGATAAGGTTATCTGCGACAACTGTCATTTAAGGTTCAAGTGTTACACTGAACGTAAAACTGTGTGCGGGTTGTTTAGTCCAATCTCCTCTGAAGAGATAGAGTTCGATAGGCTAAGCGATGAAGATGTTAAGAAGATGCACATAGCTAAAGCGAAAAGACAGGGACATTACTTCCCTGTTGAACCAGCGGATGCTGGAGAGTAGGGGAGAAATATATTTGGACCGATTGGGGACCTATTACGGGATGGAAATAAACGAGCTAGAGGATGTAATCTCTAAGATAAAGATAAGCAAACCGAAATATAGAGAGAAAGAAGTAGAACACAAGTCTCTACCATTCATGCTTACAACATTTCGGGAACTTATAATAAACGAAGTCCCACCGACACAAGAAGAGTTTATAAATACGTTCAAACAAAAATATCCTGACTTGAAGTTAAAGGGAATAACATCCAGACTGAAGAGAGCGTATCTCTCATATGTTCGGGAGTACCATTTAGGGTATCTGTTACAAAAGCACTTCAGGAAAGTGATATATGATGAAAAAACGGATATTGCGGGTGTGGACTATGTGATTCACTATAGAGGACGCAAGTTTAACATTCATGCTTTCGTCAATACAGAGAATGGTAAGTATTGGAGAGAGATAAAGAATGGTAGGCACAAGTTTCGTGGTGAGCACTTAGACTTGCCTATGGACTTAGACAAAGGACGTAAGTGTGGCAAGTTAATCCTTTACACTGATGAGCAAGTATTAAGACTCAAAGGTGAAATGGATAGTATTGTTAAAGCTAGGCGTAAGGCTGAAGCTAAAAAACAAGCTCTGTGACATTCTTGACAAATTTTTAGCTTTGGTTGTGACATTCTAAAAGGCGGCTGGCAAAACGGTCCTTAATAAGGACCATATTTATTAAATAAGCTCCTAATAGCCTTATTATTTATTATATATTTGTTGTAAAAAAAAAATGAGTGACGAAGTAACAAAAGAAGACATCATTAAATCTCTTGAGGAGCATATTGACAACATCAAAGTCATTGTGCGTAACCTTACCATGCTTGATACTACTGATGATGATAGGGTCAACAGGACGTGCGTGCATAATGCTACCTTTACTTTGTTCGAACTAATAGATAAGTTGGTTAATACGGAAGCTGACATTTATAATTATTTTCATAGGAGAGGATAATATGGACTGTTCATTAAGTAAAACATTGAAGAAGTATCATGAGGATATGAAAAATCCTAAGTTGGCAGGTGTCATTCACCACTGTCCAGTCATCGGAAAGCAGATTTGTCTATGGTGCTGTTTGCACATAGCTGATGCGGCTGAACCAATGAAAAGGATGCACACTTTGGACATCTATCCTGACATGATGAAAGTTGAAGAAATTTCTGGCAGAGATTTAGATTCAATATGGGAAACCTGTTCCCGTTGCCATGTTCGGGCTTGACAATGGCATAACGGTATGGTATAATGGAATTGGATAGGTTGAAGAGGGAAGTCAATAAGCTTCGTGATAGAACTGCTGAGTTAACCGCACCTGGTTTTTCTTACTACGAGCAAGAGCTTATTAGACGTATCATCAAAGCTGTCCGTCCACAAATGAAGGACAAAAGTGACATCTCTATTGCGGATGATATTTTAAGCAAAACGGAGTGGTTGGATAATGGATGAAGAAATCTTTGTAACTACGGAGTACGAAAGAAGAAGTCTAAGAAAGCATCGGGTAATAATCGTAAGTGGAGAAATTGAAAGTGGAACTGCTCACGAGTTTCTTGAAGACATGCACTTTCTTCTTTACGAGGATTCTAAAGAACCTATAACAGTAATCATAGCGTCTCCAGGTGGTGATGCTTTTTCTGGATTTTCTATGGTTAGAGCTATACGACTGGCTCAGAAGAAGGGAATCAAGGTCATAGGTGATGTTCATGGTCATGCTTGTTCTATGGCATTCTTCCTACTACAGACCTGTGATGAGCGAATAATGGGTAAGCTTGATGTTCTCATGGCACATGGTATTACAACTGGTTTTACTGGTGATATGAAGAACATGGAAGCTGAATCTAAATTACTTACATTCTGGCACAGAGAGTGGGCTGATTTAGTAGCTGATAGATGTGTCGGGGAGTACAAAGAACCTGGATTTTGGTTCGAGATATTTAGGGATAACACTCCTCAGTGGTATACTGCGGAAGAAGCTATAGAAATGGGGTTAGTAGATAAAATAGATGGCGAACTTACAAACAATAAAAATTAAGAAAATCCACCCGAAAGCAATTGTACCAAAGCTTGCTACCAATGGTTCAGCGTGTTTTGACCTTTATTCGTGTGAAGACTTTGTGCTATCCAATGGTTACTTTCACATGGCTAAGACTGGTATTATAATGGAAATACCTGAAGGTTACCATGTAGAGGTTTGCAGTAGAAGCGGAATGGCTAAAAAGGGTATAATTATACCTAATTCTCCTGGTATTGTAGACTCAGATTATCGTGGTGAAGCTATGGTTATGCTGTACGGTTTATTTATGAAGAATCGTGAGTTCTTCCAAGTTGGAAGCAGAATAGCACAGTGTAAATTGGTTAGGAACGTTTCAACTCAATTTCAAGTGGTTAGTAAACTATCTGAGACGGAACGTGGTTCTGGTGGATTTGGTTCTACTGGAAAGTAAGGAGAGGAAATGGTGAAAGCTTATGTGGCAGGTAAGTTTGAGGAAAAACCTGCTGTCAAGGAGTTAATGTCGGACTTGCTGGAAATGGGTGTCGGCATTACACACGATTGGACACCAACAGATTCACGGATTGATGGTAAGAAGACGTGTGCAGTTAATGATGCTCATGGTGCGGCTAGTGCTGATTTTGTAGTTATCGTGGCTACTAAGAGGCTAAATTATGCTGGTTCTTATGTGGAGTTCGGAATAGCTCTAGGTAAAGATAAACCAGTGTATGTTATTGGTAATGGTATGGACAGATGCTTATTTGTTAATCATCCTACTGTTATAAAATTTTCAAATAAGAATGACTTCCTTGATTATGTCAAGAGTAATTATTAGTGAGTGTGTAAATGAGAGTAATTAAACGTGATGGTAGAATTGTAAAATTCAACCCCGACAAGATAGTTCTTGCCGTTACGAAAGCTATGAAGTCTATTGGGTGTGTGGATGATTCCATTGCCTCTAGTGTATCAGAAAAAGTGACTGATAGCCTCAACGGTAACAAAGAGATTTCTGTTGAAGAGATTCAAGACAGGGTAGAGAATGCTCTAATCCAGCTTGGTAATGCTCAACTTGCCAAAGCTTATATATTGTACAGAGCAGAACGGGCACAAGTTCGTGGTTTCAGAGAAGCCATTGGTGTAGAATCCGATGATTTGAAACTAGGTATGAATGCTCTAGCATTGCTTGACAAGAGGTACTTGAAGAGCTTCAATGGCAAGAAGGAATCGCCGTCTCAGATGTTCAAGAGGGTGGCGAAGCACGTGGCTTCAGTAGAGAAAAAATGGGGTGGTGACCCCGACTACTGGAGTAAAGTTTTTTATAACCTAATGGCTAACCAGATGTTTCTTCCTAATACACCATGTCTCGCCAATGCAGGTAATAAGGATTTGAACTACCTGTTTGCTTGTTATGCGTTTGAAGTTGGTGATTCTATGGAAGACATTTTACAGACTGCAAAAGACTGTGGTATGGTTCAGAAGACTGGCGGTGGTGTCGGTCTTAACATCTCTAAACTAAGACCTTCTGGTGATAAAGTTAAGTCAACTGAGGGTGTTGCTAGTGGACCTATTGACTTCATGAGAATTTATGATACCATTAGTGACGTTATTAAGCAGGGTGGAATTAGACGTGGTGGTAATCTAGGTTTATTGCTAGTTAACCATCCAGATATTATAGACTTTGTTAAGTGTAAGAATGACGAAACACATCTAACCAATTTTAATATTTCAGTTGCCATGACTGATGAGTTTATGCGTTGCGTTGAATCTGGTGAAGATTTCGAACTGATAAACCCTAAAGATGGCAAAGTATCTACTAAAGTAAACCCAAGGCACTTGTTCCGCTTTATAGCCGAATCTGCTTGGCGAAATGGAGAGCCTGGGTTTGTTTTTTGGGATAAAATAGAGGAAGACAATCCAACTCCGAACCAAGGACATCTTATTAAGAATCTTTGTGGTGAGCAGGATTTACTTCCGTATGAAGCGTGTTGTTTGGGTTCTATTAACTTAGTAAAGTTTGTCGAGGATGGTCAAATAGTGTATAACTCACTTAGAAAGGTCGTTCACCACGCTGTAAGATTCCTTGACAATGTTATTGAGTCCTCAGACTATCCTTTAGATAAAATTAGCGATAAGGTACATAACAATCGTAAGATTGGACTTGGTGTAATGGGTTTTGCCAACATGCTGTTTGAGTTAGGGATACCTTATGATTCAGAGGAGGCAGTAAATGTAGCCGATGATGTCATGAGTTTTATTAGTAATGAAGCCAAGAAGGCTTCAGCTAAATTGGCTGATGACAGAGGAGATTTCCCCGCTATTACTGATTCTACTGTGAAATCTCCTAGACGTAATGCTACACTGACCACTATAGCTCCTACTGGTAGTATTAGTATCATAGCTGAGACATCAAGTGGTATAGAACCCATTTTTGCTATAATCTATCAGAAGACCAACATTCTTGAGAATAATACTTTCTTTGAGGTAAATCCAGTATTCGAAAGTATTGGTAAGCGTGAGGGATGGTATTCTCCTCAACTTATTACTAAAATTATAAAGAATGGTGGAAAAGTGTCTGGAATGGCAGAGATACCTGACAAATGGCAGAAGGTGTTCAGGACGGCACTTGAAATAACTCCAGAATGGCACGTTAAGATGCAAGCGGCATTTCAACGCAATGTTGATAACGCTATCTCAAAAACAATCAATATGCCTTATGAGGCTACTGTAGAGGATGTTGAGAATACAATACTACTAGCATACAAGCTCAACTTAAAGGGTCTCACCGTATTCCGTAATCAAAGCAGGACAAAGCAGGTTCTCGAAACATTGTGTCCAGAGTGCGAGGATGGTGTTTGTCCGATAGTCCCACCTGAAGAAGCCACACAATAGCGAGTGGTCGTTATTGTTAGGAGATTGCTATGTCTAGAGTTGTCCCAAGTGTTACGGCTGAAAAGCCTTACTTCGATAGTTTGGATATGATAGATAAGTGTTGTTCAATCTGTGGTCGTAGATTAAATACCATTGCAAACATTTGGTTTTGTAGCAGGTGTTATAACGACTGGAAGGAAGCTATATTAGGAAAAGAACCTTGGGTTATCTACCTCAGAAAATTGGAGCAAGCTAGAAGGTACAAAATAAAGACCATGAAAGATTTAGGTATAAAGTTAGTTTATCTTGGTGTGGAATGGGATATTGATGAGAATGGTAACCTAGTTCATAGGGATAGGTATAATCAGAATGGGTAGGAAGAAGAAAGGTTCTGCTTTACAAGAGAAGATTGATACTTACTTAGAAGAGTACGAGCTTGATGACCTTAATCAAGCTAACGATATGGCGGCTCTGACGCAGATGTGCCAATTAGAGTTGAACATAGAGAAAATACAAGAAGCTCTTGATGGTCTAAACTACAAATCTGGTGCTGGTAAGAGCGTTGATTCCAAGATGATAAGAGAACTCCATAGTGCTCTTCGTGACGCTAACCAGAATTGGGTAACTTTACAGCAGGAACTTGGTATCAATAGAAAGAAGAGAAAGAGTGACAGTGAAGAATCTCCTCTCCAGTACATTGACAGATTGCAAACACAGGCTAAGAAGATTATAGATTCTAGATTTACCGCTTTTGTTTGTCCTAATTGTGGTCAGATTCTTGGAAAATACTTCTTCTATGTCACCGAAAAGCAAGAGGATGGTTCTATTGATACGGAAGGTAAGGAAATAGAAAAGTACAAGTATACTATTCGTCACGAGTGCTGGAAATGCGGAAAGGTTGCCGAGCATTCAAATGAAAGTATCGTTATTGCTGAATCATGAAAGAAAAGGTAAATTTTAGTGAAGGTGACCTAGCAGTTCTTGAGGTAATCGAAGACCCTGTTCTATGTGCCGAGTTCATTTATAGCAATGAGTCAGACTTGGACGAGGGTCATTACGGTTGGAAGTTCGACAATTACCAAAAGAAGTTGCTTACTGATAGTAGTCACTACATTTCAGTGTGTACTGGTCGTGCCACTGGAAAAACACAATCCCTTGAGGCTAAGATTCTCCAGTTTGCAGTAGCTAATAAGTATAAGAATGCAAGTTCTAATGAACTACTGTTAGTAACACAGAATAAAGCTCAGTTAGAACCTGTGTTTATGCGTCTTATCAAGATGCTTAGAACTCATCCTCTTTTGAAGTTCTTCGTTGATAGGCAAAGTGTTAATATGTCAAATCATGAAGTAAAACTTCTCAATGGTTGCTTAATCAGGTGTCGTATTGTTGGGTCTTCTGGTGATAGCAACGTTATTGGTATGCACGTACCTTGTGTCTTCGTTGACGAGGCTCAGGTTATGAACTACCAAGCATGGAACTCATTGCATCAGGGTATCAACACGTGGGATGAAACATACCAGGTGTGGGTTAGCGGTGTTCCTAATGGTCTGCGTGAAAAGAATGTTCTGTTCGAATGTGACCAAGTAGATGAAAGGTATTCTAGACACAACTTATCTCGTCTTAGTAGTCCTAGATATACCAAAGACCAGCACGAATTTGACCTTAAACAGTACGGTGGCGAGAATGGTGACGATTATGTTCACTTGGTTTTAGGTGAGCATGGTTCACCAGCGTTCTCTGTTTTTGACCGCAAACTAATGAAGATTGAAGACTATCCAGTTATGGTCTCAATTCTAAATAACATAACACTAGACCAGCATGACGGTAACTTTAATGAGGTTCTCAGAGCACCAGACCTACCTCACGATGTCCAAAGGAAGTATGACCTTATTGTGGCTGGTATTGACGCTGGTTTCTCAAATGACCCCACTATAATAACCATATTGTGGAGAGACGCTGACACATTAGTATGGAGAGAGTTCGCTAGGTTTGAGTTGAGAAGAATAAAATATCCGATGCAGGCTAAGATTATTGATTGGTTAGACACAATCTATGGTTTTAACATGATAGCCATAGATGCTGGTAGCTCAGGTCTTGCGCTATGTCAGATATTACAGGATGAAAATGGGGACTTCAAAAACAAGAACTTTACTAAGAGGTTAACTCCTGTAGATTTCCAGGCAAATGTTATTACTGGTTATGATGAGGAAGGTAAGGAAATAAAGGATAGGGTTAGAAAATTCACTATCCAGACACTCCAGAAGTGGAGTCAGAACGACCAGATTATTGCATTCTCTACTCAGGATGATGAAGTGGTTTCGGAACTTGAAAGAGTTGGTTTCACTAGAGATATGTTAGGTCAACCAAAATTCTTTGTCTATTCACCTCAAGGTGGTCAAAAAGGTGAAGACCACATTCTGGCTTCCATACTTACTTGGGTGTATGGGTATTACTACAATTATTATTCACCCGAAAAACCCAAGACCAAGGGAAAGTATAGCGATTTAGCTAAGGGTGGATGGAATCAGAGGTAAGCATGGCTGAAAATAATGAAAAGAAAACAAAAGTAGCTACTGGCGAGAGTAATGATGGTAAGTTAGTTAAAGCTACTGTAAATGTACTGACTGACCCAACACAAACGGGTTTGGTTTTTACTAATGAAGTTGACAAGTTAGAGATACCTGCCGATTATCACAAGTTGATAAAGGTTTGCAGATTTTTCTACAAGCATGACCCGATTGCGGGTACGGTTCTTAATAAAATGGTTGACTGTGCCATCACACCATTGACCAATCGCAAAGGTGAGTGCGATGATGAGGAATATGAAGTTTATAATGCTCTTGCGGACATGCTACAAGAGTTCTTCAGAAATGCGTGCCTCGAATACCTTCTTTCTGGATTGGTAGTTCCTCACTATGAGTGGACTCGTATGCGTGGAAGTGAGTTGTCACCTAAGCTCAACTCTAGAAGAAGAGTCTTAGTTCCAGATAATGTCTGGTTCAGAGACCCTGCCACTATCACAGTTAAAAACTCACCTGTAATACCTAATAAGAAATACTACTACGTTACAGTGGATGCCAATACCATATCTTTCATTAGGGGTAAGGGTAGGCTTCCTGATGGTACTGTTGACAAGGAAACATACGATGAGATGGTAAAGAACTATCCAGAGTTTGTTAAAGCTGTCCAGAATATGAAGGGTACAAAGATGCAAGTTCTTCTTGAAGATGTAAGACCAATTCTTGCTAAGACACTTCCAGAAGACGCTTATCCAGTACCCTACATGGAGAACGCTTTAGAATCATTGATGCACAAGAGAAATTTGAAGAGAATGGATTATTCTATCACTTCACGTGTTATCGGTGCTATCCAGATGATAAGGCTTGGTAATGACGACTACCCATGTACTGATGATATGGACTTTGAACACATCAAAAATCAGATGAACTATAGAACCTCTGCTGGTAACCAAGAACGTGTGTACCAGTTATTTGCCAACCATACTCTTCAGATTGAGTGGGTGTTCCCAAACACTGAAGCCATGTTGAATAGAGAAAAATATACTACTGTAGAGGACGACATAATTGCGGCTTTTGGTTTCCCACGTACCTTGATTACTGGTGAAACTTTAAGGTCTAATGTATCTGGTGGTACTGATTTTGCGGCATTCTCTCCTATTGCTACGATGGAGACAATAAGAGACAGATTGCTTGAATGGTTGAAGATTATGTATGGCGAAATAAAGGATAAGAACAATTTCAAGGGGCAGGCTGTTCCGCAGTTTACACCTATGAGGCTTTACAAACTAATTGACCTTAATACTATTGGTCAGACTCTATACATGGAAGGTAATATCTCACGTAAGAGCAGACAAGAGCTTGTTGGTTTGGATTTTGATACTGAACTTGAGAGAAAGGCTGATGAAGAGAAGAGAATGAAGGAAATGGGTGTCCCTGATGCTCCAGAGCTTCCGTACTCATCTCCAAGTATTGGTAAGACTCCTGATGGTGGTGGTGGAGCTAATCCCACTCAGGTAAAGCAAACTAAACAACCTAAACAAACGAAGCAAGCTTCAGAGAACAAATACGGTAAATTAGGATTGGCTGATGAATAAAATTGTTGCAATCTGTGGAAAATTTGACCCGCTTCACAATGGTCATCTAGACCACATTATAAAAGCGTCAAAGTTAGGTGATTATCTTTTAATAATCACTCATACTGATGAGATGGTTGCCAGAACCAGTAATAAGGGGGTGTGCTTCATCCCATTTTGGGCTAGGAAACTTATTCTCGAAGGTGTAATGATGCGTCTTGGTATCCAGGGAAATGTTATTCTGTCTATTGACACTGATGGTACTGTTACTGAGACAATAAAAAAGTATAGACCAAATATATTGGCTAAAGGTGGTGACAGAACACCAAATAATATGCCAGATAATGAAATTGCTGGTTGTAAAGAAGTTGGATGCGAAGTGATGTACGGAATTGGAGATTTGCTCAATTCCAGTAGTGACATCGTTAGGAGAGGAAATGAGTAAGAAAATTTTGATAACGGGTATTTCTGGATTTCTTGGTCATCATATGCTAGAACATATATTGAGAAACACGGACATGGAAGTTATTGGTCTCGATGGAATCAATTATGCAGGAAATCTTAATAGAATTACCGATATTGAGTCGTTCAAGGAGAATGAAGACAGAGTAAGACTTGTGTTCCATGACATTCGGTCACCTATCAATGACTCAGTAGGACACCAAATTGGTCAGGTTGATTACGTGGTTCACTTGGCGGCTGAGACACACGTTGATAGAAGTCTTATTGACTCCAAACCATTTGTTCTTACCAATGTTGTAGGGACGTGTAATCTTCTTGAGTACGTGAAGCACAATCAACCAAACTTGACAAAGTATGTCCAGTTTTCTACTGATGAGGTATTTGGACCTGCACCTGTTGGTACTGACCACAAGGAATGGAATCCACACAGACCATCTAATCCGTACTCTGCGGCTAAGGCTGGTGCGGATGACTTGGCTTTCGCTTTCGCTCATTCATTTAATCTGCCAATCATCATAACTCATACTATGAATCTGTTTGGTGAGAGACAGAATGTTGAGAAGTTTGTACCTATGACAATCCGTAAGATTATGAATGGTGAGAAAGTTACCATTCATGGTACTGAAGGTAGTGTGAGCACTCGTAAGTGGATTCACTGTAGGAATGCGGCTGATGCTATTCTATTCTTACTTGACAAGGGTATAAAAGAGGATAAATACAATATTGTCGGTGAGGAGATGGACGTTTTAAGCATGGCTAAGTTCATTGCTGATAAATTAGGTAAGGAACTTAACTATGAGTACCTAGATTTTCATAGCACTCGTCCAGGACACGACTTGAGATATAGTTTGGACGGTACTAAGATAGCCGAAATGGGTTGGAAAGCACCAATCGGTTTTATTGAATCACTTGACAGGGTTGTTACATGGTCTATGGAAAATAAGGAGTGGCTAAATCTTTAGGAAAGGTTATTGGTATGAGATTAACAATAAGTTGTGCGGCTTTTAACAATATAAAATACACTAAACTGTTTGTCAACTCAATAGTGTGTTCATGCCCTCATGAGGTATTCATAGTTGACAATGGTTCGGTAGACTATACACCTAATTGGTTAAAAGAACAGGGTATTAAGCACACTAGGTATAATGAGAATAGGGGTTTTTCTTATGCTTACAATGATTGTCTTGACTACGCATTAAAAGACGATGACGACCTTCTCCTATTCTGTGGTAATGATATTGTTTTCCGTCCAGAATCAATTGATTTTATGGTCAAGGCAATCACTGAGAGTGACTATGAGATGCTTTGTGGTAATGAGGTTCTCAATAAAGAAATACTTACAGAGAACAAGGACGCTTTGGCTAACTTTAAGTACAAGTTCTCATTTGATGAAAAGCAGTACACCGAATTAAAGTATTCTCAAGGTGGTATGAACCACAGTTGCTTAGTAAGAAAGAAGTCAGCATTTGACAAGGTTGGGTATTATGATGTTAACTTCTATCCAGCCTACTTCGAAGATAATGATTATGCTAGGAGATGCGATTTGTTGGGTGTAAAGTATGGTACTGTTGAGTCAGCCGTGTTCTACCACTTTTGGAGCAGGTCAATTCATGAGGGTGGATTGAAACAGCTTAATGACAGACGTTTTACGCACAATCGAGCCTACTATGCGCATAAGTGGGGTGGTCTCGTTGGTAAAGAAACATACGACTTACCATTTGGTAACGGAGAACTAAAGATTGATAGCAGGTACTATGAACAGAATCTATTAGCGGAACTTGGAGTAATACAATGAGTGAAGCAATCTCAGTAATTCTGTTATCATACAATAGACCACACTATATAAAACAAGCAATCAATAGCGTTTTGTGGCAAACATTCAAAGACTTTGAACTAATCATTGTAGAGAATAGTACAGATGGTGGTGCTACTCGTCAGGTTGTTGATGGCTATAAAACTGACCCACGTGTCAAGGTACACTACGAAGAGTTGACTACTGAGCAGAGGCAGAATCAATGTATTATATCGTACTTGAACAATAAATATATTGATGTTGCTCAGGGTAAGTATGTGTTCTTCTTTTGTGATGACGACATCTTGTTTCCCAACTGTCTTGAGGAACTCTACAAATTTTCAGAAGGCAAGGGTGGAGTAGACTGTCACTGTGGTCAGTTATGGCTTAATTTTAAGGATGGGATATGGTCTTGGCAGAAAGAACTGGCTTGGCATGGAGTGGTGTTCAATGCTCAGGTCTCACCTTCTTGTAAGTTAACTGGTGGTGCAGTAATGTTCAGGAAAGACCACATTTTGGAAATGGGTCAACCTTACTTTAGACAGAACGACCCAAAACATTGTGCTACAGCAGATGCAGTCTTTTTCGAAGACTTTGCTAAAAGGCATCCTATCTATCCAGTTAATCAGACATTAAGTATTGCGAGGTTTCACAGTGAGCATAGAAGCTTTGAGTATTGGAGACACTAATAAAATAAAGTATTTAATCACGGACTGTGATGGTGTTCTTACGGATGGTAATTACTATTCAAATGAGAACGGTAAGCAGTTTATTACTTTCAGTGCTAAGGATTCGGTTGTTCCCAATCTAGCTAGACGTACAGACTTGAAGGTAATCGTAATAAGCTCTACAAGTATACCACATATGGTAGAGAAAAGGGCTAGAGATTGGAACATAGAGTTTCATCACGCTAAACCATATCACAAACTTGATAAAGTACGTGAACTTGTTGATGATTTGAGCACAGTAGCATATATAGGTGACTCTGTGGATGACATCCAAGTTTTTGATGAAGTTGGACTAGCATTCGCTCCAGCCGATGCTGTAGAACAAACTAAGAAACATGCTGATTACGTTCTTGAAAGACGTGGTGGTGAAGGTTGCTTGCTGGAAGTATTTTTGGGGTTGAGGTTTAGAGATGAGGACTGGACAAAATTTAGACCAGATTAATTTCCTAAAAAGATTTTTTGATACTTATTCTATTGATAGCCTTATAGGTTATATTGAGAATATTGAGAAACTAAAAATTCTCGTAATCGGAGAGGCTGTAATTGATGAGTATACGTATGGTGAGGTTATAGGAAAGACCAACAAATCACCATCTCTAGTATTTCGTCCACACGCTACGGAGACATTCGCTGGAGTACCTATGAACGTGGCAAATCATTTATCAACTTTTTGTAAGAATGTTGATATTTCCATTATGGTTGGTAAGGATAATAAGGAAGACTTTATCACGTCTCATCTTAATGGTGTTAAACCAACCTTCTATACTTGGGACGCATCAACAATTACTAAAAAGAGGTATATAGCTACGTATAACAATAGCAAGGTCTTTGAAGTCTATGACTTCGTACCTAGCAAGTTCGATGATACTAAATTGGTTACTGACGTGGTGTCAACCATAGGTAATTATGATATAGTCATAGCTTGCGACTCTGGTCATGGTATGCTCACTTATGATGCTAGAGAAGCCTTGAAAGATGGTGCTAAGTTTATTGCTGTCAATACTCAGATGAACGCTGGTAATATCGGAACGCACTCTGTGAGAAAGTATATGGATAGAAAGCACAGTATCTTTGTATGTGTCAATGAGCGAGAGTTTATACTAGCTACTCACGAGACGTGGGATAAGCATGAGTCACTTGATGACTTACTAAGAGAATTCGATGGAAATGTTACTGCTGTTACTACAGGACCATCTGGTTGCAAGGTTTGTAAGGATGGTGAGATAGTTAATGTACCAGCGTTTGCACAGGATGGTGTTGACCCTGTTGGTGCTGGTGATGCCTTCTTGTCTTTAGCCTCACCTATGGCATACCAAGACTGTCCATTAGAGGTGGTCGGGTTCTTCGGTAATATAGCTGGTGCTCTGAAGACAGCTTACCAGGGTAATAAAGAATATATCACTAAAGATAGAGCTTACAAGTATATGCTTGAGCTTATGGAGAGGATGTAATGAAAGTATTGGTAACTGGTGGTGCTGGATATATTGGTAATGTCCTTGTTCCTAAACTTATAAAAGTTGGACATAACGTTAGAGTTGTTGATTCCTTGTGGTTCGGTAACTCACTACCTAAAGAGTGTGAGGTTATCAAGGGTAATATCTGTAAGTTTAAGGATGAGTGGTTAGACGATATTGATACTATCGTTAATTTAGCCGCAACTTCAAATGACCCTATGGCTGATTTTGACCCATTCGTTAACTACATGATAAATACTGCTGGTACGGCACTCGTTGCTCATAAGGCTTATGCAGAGGGTGGCATAAAGTTCATTCAAGCAAGTACGTGTTCGGTATATGGATTTGCTTACGATAAGGTGTTCACCGAAACGGATGTACCATCACCAACATTTGCGTATGCTGTATCTAAGATAATGGCTGAGAGAGCTTTATTATCATGGCAAGATAGACTTCATCCAACGATACTAAGATTTGCCACAGTTAATGGTTACTCACCTCGTATGAGGTACGATTTGGTTCTTAATGTTTTGACCAAATCAGCGTTACAAGGTAAGATAGTGGTCAACAACCCTAAATTGTGGAGACCCATTGTTGACGTTAGAGACATTGCTGATGCTATTACTACTGCTGTGGAAAAACCAGAAGTTGAGGGTGTGTTTAACGTAGCTGAGGGTAGCTATACCATTCTTCAAATTGCCGAGGAAATATCCAGATGCTTGACCATGATGGGTAAGCGTCAACCAACTATCGAGATTCGTGGTGAAGCTGATTTGAGAAGTTACAAGGTTAATACCTCTAAGATTGGAAGAGAGCTAGGTTTTGTGGCTTCGTATGCACCATATGACATGGTAAAGTCAATTGTTGAGAAGGTTGATTCTGGTGAGATAAACGATTTTGACAATGACAAGTATTATAATATAAGGATATTCAAAGGATTGTCGGGGGAGTTTTTATCATGAAGTCACCCAATGAGTTAAGAAGAGACACCTTTGAGTTAGCACTTGATATACAGTGTCCGCACATCGCACCATCTCTGTCAACTGTGGAGATACTGTTAGCGGTATATGGTAGACTCGGTGAGCATGATAAGTTCATTTTGAGCAAGGGGCATGGTTGCGTGGCATGGTATGTCATACTTAAAGACTTAGGATATGACCCGCCATTGAAGCACCATCCAGATATTGATGTAGCTAATGGTATAGAATGTACAACTGGAAGTCTAGGTCACGGATTACCGATGGCAGTTGGTATGGCATTAGCCAAGAAATTAAATAACGAACCTGGAACAATCTATATTGTAATGGGAGATGGTGAGTGTCAGGAAGGTACGGTTTGGGAATCGGCAATGATAGCCTCAAGGTATGGTCTTGATAACCTGTGCGTTATAGTTGATAGAAATAATCTTCAGACATTGGACACACCAGACAACATCAGTAACTTAGGTGACTTGGTTGAGAAGTTTGATGCGTTTGGTTGGTGGTCAAGTGATGTTGATGGACACGATGTCGAGGATATTGATGATTATATTGGTTCTTACTCCTTTGGTAGACCACGTGTTCTAGTGGCACACACTACTAAAGGTAAAGGGATAAGTTATATGGAGAACAACTCTGTATTCCACGCAAGATTACCAAATGATGAGGAAATAGAGATTGCTAGGAGAGAGTTGAATGCGTAAGACATTTGGTAAGGTTATGATTGAATTGGCGGATAGAGACCCAATGGTTGTTCTCATTATTGGTGACATCGGATTCGGCATTTTTGATGAGTTCAAATCTAGATTTCCTAAAAGGTTCTTTAATATGGGAATCTGTGAGCAGAGTATAGTCGGTGTTGCGGCTGGTATGGCACTTCAAGGAATGAAACCTTATATTTATAGCATTACCCCATTCATACTTGAGAGACCATTCGAGCAGATAAAACTTGATGTAGACCAGCAGAATACTAATGTTAAGATTGTCGGGTATGGTGACTATCCAGACCAAGGTCCTACCCACGTAACTCTTGACGATAAGACGCTCTGTTCGATGTTTAAGAATATAGTCGGTTACTTCCCTAAGAGTGGGGACGAGACAAGACAAGCATTACTTGAGTCTTATGAATCTGGTAAACCAGCATTTATAAGCTTAATGAAGGATAGGTAGATGACAGATAGATATAACATGAGTGGTCACAAACTTTTGTGGCATTTGGACAGACTTGACGAGTACAGTAAGAGTAAATCTATTGTTCCATTGAATGTTCAGTTAGGAATAACTAACGGATGCAATTTTGATTGTATTTATTGCTATGGTGCGGCAGTCATGGGCAAAGTAGGTGTTATGGACAGGATTGACCTACCTATAGACACAATCACCAGATTCCTAAAGGACGCAAAGGAAGTCGGGGTAAGGTCTATTTCTCTTGTGGGTGAGGGCGAAAATACTATTCATCCTGATTTTTATGATGTGTTGAAGTGTACCAGAGAAATCAACCTTGACATGGGAATGGCAAGTAATGGTATAGCCCTTAAAAAAGACCGCATTAAGGAAGTTCTTGAGTCTCTAGTGTGGCTCAGGTTTAGTGTTGGCGGTGGCACGAAGGAGATTTATGAGAGAATTCATTGTAGGGACACTTTTGATAAGTTCCTTGATATTGTCTCTAGTGCTGTGGACACAAAGCGAAGATTTGGTCTTAACACTACCCTTGGACTCCAAATGGTAGTAATGAACGACAACATTTGTGATATTGTTCCACTGGCTAAACTTGGTAGAGAGCTTGGAGTTGACTATCTTGTTGCCAAACCATGCTCAGATACGCCAGATAGAAAATTAGCCGTACCTCATACTAAGTATACTGAACTGGAAAACCTATTCAAAGAGGCTGAGAGTTATGCTACTGATGAGTATTCGGTTGTTATGAAGAGAAGCAAGTTTGAGAATCAAGGACACAACGACTTTGACTGTTGTCGTGCTACTAACTTTGTGGTTCAAATAAGTGCCAAGGGTAATATAGCACCATGTGGTCATTTACTTGGTTATCGAGCAGATGAGTTCAATTTAGGTAATATAAATGAGCAGTCGTTTAAGGACATCGTAAGCAGTCGCAGATATGCTGAGGTGCAGAAGAAAGTACAGTCCTTAGATGTTAATAAGGAGTGTGAAACGAACTGTTTGCATTACTATATGAATCAATTTCTCCAAGGTCTTGAAAATCCCCCACAGCACATTAATTTTGTATAATTATGACTGACTATCCACAGTATGCGGGTGAAAGACGCATAATTGAGCATGATGTTGTTTTTGAGGGTGGTTGCACGACAATAGGTTATGCTACCACCATTGGGTCTGAGAGTACATTTAGAGGTAGCATTAACTTAGGAAGATACTGTCAGACTGCACCTAGAGTCGCTATGTTTTCTGATGACCATATGATGGAGAGACCGTCTACGCATTTTGGTCCTAACATGTTGGACTGGGGGACAACAACTAGAGTTGGTGCTATCAACATTGGTAATGATGTGTGGATTGGGTATGGTGTGTTGGTTGTTGGTGGTGTCACTATTGGTAACGGTGCTTGCATAGGTGCTTGTTCCGTAGTCACTAAAGATGTACCACCTTATACTGTTGTTGCTGGAAATCCAGCTAGGGTCATCAAAAAGAGATTCGATGATAGGATTATAGAACTTATGCAAGAGTTTTCTTGGTGGGACTTAAAAGCGGAACAGTTATTTGTGTTTAAGGATTTTTTCAATACTGACCTGACAGAGAATGTTGATAAAAGTATTGCACTGATACAGGAATGTATACGTAAGAAGAGGAAATTGTATGGATAAGGCAACTTTGATTGATACTGAGAGTAGAATAAGAGAAGCTTTCAAACAAAAGAAAATTCGTTCCATGTTCCATCTCTCAGGGGGTAACGAGGATGAACTTATACGCATATTTAAGAATGTACGTCCTCAAGATTGGGTATTTTCCACTCATAGAAGTCACTATCATGCACTCCTAAAAGGTATGTCTCCAGACGAACTTATAGATAGAGTAGTCACTGGCGAGAGTATGCACCTATTTAGTAAAGAGCTAAAACTTTTCACATCATCAATAGTTGGAGGCTCTCTACCGATTGCTCTAGGTGTGGCTATGGCTATAAAGAAGCAGAACTTGGATGAACATGTTTGGGTCTTTATAGGAGATGCTTGTGCTAGAATGGGTGTTTTTCATGAGTGTCACAGATATGCTATGGGGTTCAAATTACCCATAACATTTGTCATTGAAGATAATGGCATGTGTATAAATACTGATACCGTAGGTGCGTGGGGCGGTATCATGAGTTCTAATAATTCTGATTATATCATAAGATACAGATACAATAGAACGTATCCACACGCTGGTAGCGGGGATTTTGTAGACTTCAGTAAAGGGTAAGGATATGAGTTATAAAGATGAACTAATAAAAGCAATGGGGATGCTGGCTGAGGATGATAGAACAATCTTTCTTGGTCAGGAGATAATCACTAATGGTTTTTATAAGACTATGAGTGAAGTTCCCGAAGATAAGATGATTGAGCTTCCTATCATGGAAGATGTTCAAATGGGTATGTCCACTGGTCTATCCCTGATGGGTTTTGTTCCAGTATCTTTATATACTCGTATGGACTTCTTCCTTTTGACTATGAACCAACTTGTTAATCATCTAGATAAGATAGAAGACATGTCTCATGGAGACTTCAAACCAAAGGTAATTATACGAACTGTTGTTGGTGAGCACGTTCCTATGGATTGTGGTCCTCAGCACACTCAGGACTTTACCGAAATGATTGAAACTGTACTTAATAGTGTTAAAGTGGTCAAGCTTGAGAGCATGTATGATATTGTTCCAGCGTACCAGAGTGCGCTGACTTTTGCTGGTTCTACGGTTCTGGTGGAGTCAAAAGAGTTGTATGGTAAGGAGACATAGTGAAGATTCTAGTATTGGGTTGTACGGGTATATTGGGTACTGCGATTACGCAGGTGTGTGATAGGGATGGCATAAATTGCGTAGCTTTGTCCCACGAGGACTTGGACATCAGAAATCCAGTAGCTCTAATGTATACTTTGAGACAGGTAGAACCAACTGCTGTCGTAAATGCGGCTGGCATTGTTGGTATAAACGTGTGTGAGGATGACCCGCTAAGAGCTTTCAGCATAAATACCATTCCAGTGTGCTATTTAGCAGACCTTTGTGATAAGTTGGGGATTATGCTTGTCCAACCGAGCACACATAATGTGTTTGACGGTACTAAAGATGGCTACTATACAGAGGAAGACTTACCACGTCCTCTTCAAATATATGGAACTACCAGATATGCTTCAGAAAAAATTGCAGTCAAGTGTGCTACTCATTATGTCGTAAGGTATCCTACCCTATTTGGTAAACGCATAAATGGTAGAAGTGCGTTTCCCGACAAAATCATTGATTGGGTAAAAGAGGGTAAAGAGTTCAATATTTCATACGATAAGATTGATTCTCCTAGCTGGAGCATGGATGTTGCTGATGCTACAGTAAAATTGGTAGTTCAGGGTTATCCATATGGTATATATCATGTAGCCAATAGTGGTTGCGTCAATTATTACGAGTTTGTTCAAAAAATATCATCACTCGTGGGTGTGGAAGCTAAGGTGACTAAAGTTAAGGAAAAGGACTTCGAGACGAAAGCTCCCAATGCTTTGAAGACTGCCATGTCTTCTATAAAACTTCCACCACTCAGAACATGGGATGAAGCTTTAGAGGAGTATTTGCGTGGACGTTAAATATAAAAGAGTTTTCGATTGCATTGTCTGTGGGCATCGTGTTAATGATGTTATCCAGTTACCAGATTATCCTATAACTGACATCTATGTTGATGTACCAGAAATTGGTACGGTTGACCAAAGTTTGGCTGTCTGTCCTAAATGTGGACATGCTCAACTTACGTCTTTTGTTGACCCTGAGTTACTCTACAGTAGAGCGTATGCTTTCAGGACGACTGTTGGTGGGTCTGTAAAGGTTAACGACCAACTTCTTTCCTCACTAGGTGACAGAAAGTTTGACCGCATAGTGGAAGTTGGTTGTAATGACTGCTATCTACTCAATACAATGAGAGATAGAGCACCAGAGCTTATCGGTATTGACCCTGTACTAGCTGGAAGAGAGTCCGAGTTTTCTGATTCCCAACTAACAGCAATCGGTGACTTTGCCGAGAATGTACCACTTGAGAAAAAGGATAATACGTTATACATAACAAGTCATGTTATGGAGCACTTGACGAATCCTAGAACTATGTTGGAGAGTTTAATAAAGTCTGCTGGTAAAGATTGCTTGTTTGTTTTCCAGTTCCCAGGATTTGATTCATTATTACAGGACTACAGATTCGACCAAGTTTATAACCACCATCTCCATTATTTCTCATTGTATTCCATTATCTATCTTATAGAGGATTTGGGATGTAGGTTATTATCATACAGTGTTGACCCGCATTATTGGGGTACGTTGCTGGTTACATTTGAACCATCAACTGAACCTAGTAATTTTTCTGGTAAGAAAGTACGTTATGAGGATGTGTTCTCTAAGTATATAAACTTTACTACAATGATGTCGAACACTAATGACTATCTTGAGTCTTTCAAAGGCGACAAGATTTATGGTTATGGTGCGGCACTTCAAGTTCCAGTTCTAAGCTATCATCTAAGGAACGATATGATAGGATTTGAGTGTATCATAGATGATGATATAAAAAAGGATAATAAGTATTTTCTTAATTTACCTGTGAGAATACGTCACTCTAGCAAGGTAGGAAGTTTGGAAGGTGCGGTAATTTTGATTACGGCACATAATTTCTCAAGAAGAATCATACCTAAGCTTGTGGAGATGAATCCTAAGAGAATTATACTGCCTAATGGTGGTATTTAATGAAAATATGTACAGAGTGTAATAAAGTAGTTGATGATGAAGAGGAAAAGTGTCCCGAATGTGAAAATAGTGAATTTCAGAAACTCATGATTCTAGAGGGACAGTAGAGGTGACTTAAATGCCAACTAGGGAAGATTTTATTTATGCGGCTGGTGTGGTTGACGGAGAAGGTCAAGTTACAATTGATAGGTCAATTAGACCAAGAATGACCAATCCAAGCTATAGCGTCTATGTTAATGTGTACAACACCAACCGTACACTTACTGATTATTTGTTTGATACTTTTGGTGGTTCTACAAGTTGTACTATTAGTAAAAATCCTAAGCACAAAGATGAGCATAAGTGGACGCTTTATGGTAACAGTGCCGTGTTATTTCTGTCAAAGATTAAACTATTTCTTAGATTAAAAAATAAACAAGCTGATATATGTATCAGTTTACAGCAAATCATTAATAACGGTAATCTCAAGCATGATAAACACCTTAGAGAAGAACTATATCAACAAGTTAATGATTTGAATAAAAGAGGTGCAATATGAGTCCCTACGGGATTAAAAATGAAACTCCAAAGCAGACAGCTTGGATGGAAAAGTGTGTAGAAAGCGTCATGGGTGGTAGTAAAGACATGACGAAGAGTAGAGCAATTGCTATTTGTAAGGTGCAATTGAAGAAGACTGGTACTTCTGAGGAAGCCATCAGTGAAGAGAGTTTGAGAGAGAAGTTCTACGCTTTTGAAGATAAAATTAGAGATGCTCTTTCTCCCCAACCAGATATGGTTTCTCCAAGAAGTGGACCTTACGTGGTTGACATCTATGATGATTACGTCATTGTTGAGATGGCAGATAAGATGTATAAATTGCCCTATACTATGAGTGGTGATGATGTTTCGTTTGATTGGTCTAACGCTACTGAAGTGGAGCGTGTTACGAGTTATGAACCAGTCAAGCAAGCAGAGACATCACCAAAAGTTCCACCTCTTTATAAGAGAGATGGTGGTAGAGTTGTAACTTATGGTGGAAGAACTGTAAATTAAAGGAGAGGATTTTATGAAGGTTTTATGGATTGGTGACGCTGTTGTAAACAGTGGGTTTAGCGTGGTTACACACAATATTTGTAATTCGTTGCACAAGAAGTGCGACTTGGAGGTCTTTGGAATTCGCTATAAGAAGGAAATGCCCAACCCATATCCGTATAAGATTTATCCTGGATTCACTGATACTGATATTTATGGTTTCTCCTACGCACGTAAGGTAATTGAAGATACCTCTCCAGACATCATAGTAGTGTTTAATGATGACCATATTGTAGAGAGGTATATTTCACCGCTTTATGGTGGTAACGCAAGAATTGTACCATTGTTTCCAATAAATATGCTTCCTTTGGACACCGAAAGGATGCTAGGATTTTCTGTACCGAGTTATAATATTGCTGGTGTTATGACTTATACAAACTTCTCGAAGGGAGAGATTCTAAAAATTAATCCTAATCTTAACACTACTGCCATATATCATGGTGTTGATACTATGACGTTTAAGCCATTACCAGACGTTAAATCTCAGTTTGGGTTGAAGAACAATTTTGTTGTTGGTACTGTCGGTACTAATACTTATAGAAAACGTCTTGACCTTTTCCTAAGAGGGTTTGCCGAATTTGCCAAGGACAAATCAGATGCTAAGTGTTTGGTACATGCTACTAACTTGGACATGGCTTACGACCTACCATTTACAGCGAAGAACTTAGGGATTCAGGGTAAGACTATTTTGAGTCAAAAACCCAAGGATTTTCCTGACATGAATGTTCTGTATAATCTTATGCACGTTAATGTCAATACCTCATTAGGAGAAGGATTTGGTCTTCCTCTTGTCGAGGGTGCGGCGGCTGGTGTTCCTGTACTTTGTCCAGCACATGGTAATCTTATTGATATTTGGGGTGAAGATGCTACTTACATTGACTTGAAAGATGATGAGTATGTCGCTGGTACTAAATATATTGGTGGTGTTATTGACATTAAAGATATGGTGTCCAAGCTTAACATGTTCTACGAAAACAGGACTAAACTTGAGGACATGGGTACTAGAGCACTTGACAGAGCTAATACTGAACAATTTAGTTGGGAGCACATAGCTGATAAGGTATATGAATTTATACTAAACGCTAATAAGGGAAGAATTTCCTACGTAGACTAGAAAAAAAACATAAAATAATGAAAAATAAGTGGAAAAAAGTGTCCCAAAATGGCTAAAATTTTGTAATATAATAATAGGGGAGTAATACAATACTCTCTATGCCCGCTTTGGGTGTGCAATAATGGAGAAGTGAATGAAAGAAACAACTTTTAATATAAGTCTTAGTTTCATCGAGGACGAAAAAGAGTTAGCCCAAGCTGGTATCCCTGAAGAGTACAAGAATCCTCTTTTGACATGGGTTAAGTTCATTTTCACAGATGACCAACCCAATGCAAACAAACAGGGTATTAGTCAGGACGAATTTCCTA